GCTTCAGGGCTTCCAGGTTCAAGGTGCTGTAATCGTAGTAGCCGCTTTTGTCACTGTTCATACGATGTCTCCCCTCTGCTTTTTCATTTCCTCGGCTTGAACCTTCTTATCCAGCTTCTCGCAAAGCGCGCTCAGCCGTTTCGAGAGAGGGGTGAAGGGGTTCAACTCGGATTTTCGTTCGACGACCAGGCCACGGAGGACCCGGGCATCGCTGAATTCTTCAAGCTGTTTCATAGTCCAACGAAATCTCATGATCTCTCCTTACCCGTGAATCGGCGCGGGCCGGTGAGGATTGCCGTCGAGGATGCTTAGAACCTCGGCGAGCTTCTCTTCAAACTCAGCGCGTGGGACGCGTTCCTTCTTGCGGCCACCGTCCAGTTCATTGAGGTGTCGACCCGTGGTCGGCCCCCACGAATTTTCGGAGATGACGCGCTCGCCGTGCGGCGGGTAAAAAGCGACGCAGGTTTGGTACGAGAAGTACAGGGTCAACGAGCCGACCGTGACTTCATGAAAGGGGGGTGTTGCGGTTGGATGCTTTGCGAAGTTTAACTTCCATTTGGTTTGCTCCTTTCGAGCTTTGTCCTGGGGTTTCCTTCCCCGGTTTCGTTTTGGGTTCGGGCTTCTCCCTTCCCCATCCTCTAAGACTATTATATCATATCTTACCGAGTTTGTCAAGAGCAAAATGAACGGTTCTGTTCACTTTCATTCTTCAGGTTTTCCTCTTTTGTACAGCTTTCCTCGTTTCACATGCGCGCGTAGGCCGGTCAGCACTCGGAAGGTCTTTCGGGTTAGCTCAGTAACAGGTTGACCACTCCCAGGGCAGGGTCCTTTAAGAGATCGGTAATGATAGCCTGGTACTCCTGATTGGAAACCCCTCTGCCCGTGGCGCACAGCCTTCCCATGCTTGGTGACTCCGATCTCTCGGCCGCAGACGGCGCACAACCCAAGCTGGATATCGGTGTAAACGATGCTCATTTTGACAGTCCGAGGTCGATAACAGGGATACCGTTCTCCTCAGCGTGGGCTTTGATGATCTGAGATTTCGTCCGCTGGAGCTTGCGGTATTTCTCGACGTGAGCCACCCATTTCTCATCGTCACCCGCCACAGACCAACCGGTGTCCTCGTCAACGTGGTAATCACTGAAGCCGATCTTGTTTTGGATGGCTTCGTGACTAAAGTAATGGTAGCGATAGGGAAACACATCTTCCCTGGTCAAGCCGGTCAGTTTGGCGAACTCGTCGAATTCGTGGTGCAAGTCGACGACGCGAGCGAGATGTTCCTTACCGGTGCCCACACAATGGGGGCAGGGGCTGAGTTTGATCTTGCGTAGCTCGACGGTCGCCTTGTCACGGACGGAATACTTGCCCATTCCCTTGCTGAAAGCGTAGCTCTTTTTGGGAGTACTTTCGGGGACGCGCTTTTTGGCTTCGCGACATACCCAACAGTCGGTTTCGACGGGGAACATCACGAGGGTCCCACCGTGTTCACCGCTTTCGTCGGGGCTGATATCGACGATGCCGTGGAAGTAGTCACCGTTGGCGATCTGAATCTCGCTGCTCAGAAAGGAGGTGCGATCCTCGTATGCCTGGCCGAGGGTTTTGCTACCCTTCCTGCCGCCGGTGAAGGAGGTGGCCTTCTTACCGCGTTCGGTTAGAAGCAAGCTGGCCGTGAGGCCCTTGGTTTCTTTCCGGTGGTCGGTGCGCTTGGTGGTCATCGTCTTCTCCCGCTTTTGGTTTCATTTTGAGGACGCTGTCCTCTCCCCATTTTGTAAGTCTATTGTACCATAATTGTCAGAGTTTGTCAAGAGAAAATGAACGTGCGCGTTCATTGCTATGCTGTTGATCCCGAAGGTTCTAAGCCAAAAGCTCGGCCAGAGCTTCAACGGCTGCCTCGACCTCGAACGCCTGGTAGTTGTAGCATCCTTTGTGATCAGCTTTCGCGTACTCCGTCGCCCATAGGAGGGCCTCCCCGATGGTGTCGAATTCCTGAACAAAGGCGAGATCTCCAAAGAGGACCTCCCGCGCCCAATTGGCTTCCGTGAAATCTGAATCTGGAAATTCTCCAGCCTCGTAAGCCAGGCCAGCTTCGTCGGCCTTTTTGTGGGCTTCCTCGATCAGTCCGGCCTCATCGGTTTCGTAGGCTCTTGGGATCATCCGGTGCGGAATTTCAATGACAATCATCTTTTCACCCCTCTTCGTCTTGCCTTATGATTTCTTTGGCTACCATTTTACGGAAGCCGTCAAAGGGAACACCCAAAGCGACGGCTACCGGTTCTGAGCACTCCTCTGCCTTGACTTTCCAATCCTGGCAGCCGTGCCTGTCGATGATCCACGCAGCCAGGTTCTTAACAGCTTGATCCACTCCAACCATTTTCATCGCATCCTCCTTGGCTATGCCTGGGCCTGGGTTTGGAAGGGTTCGATGCGTCCGAAATTCTCGGGGGCGATGCGTCCCGCCAACGCTGCTGCCTGGTAGCACCGTTCGGCTCTGAAATCGATCCGGAGTTGGGGTTTGCGCGGCGCTTTGGCCGCTGCGATGGCGTTAGCCTTTTTGATTTCTCTCAGGTCCTTCATGGCTTTCCTCCTGGTTAGAATTGCCTCTCTCATCTAAGGCTATTATCTCATATCTTAGGAGGTTTGTCAAGAGGGGATGAACGCGCACGTTCATTATTATGAGGGGCCGCAGTTCTCACTGCGTGTCATTGCTTCGTCGCCTTTCGTACCAGCTTAAATCCCCCGTCTTGCCAGTCGTATAGATGAAAATTGGGGACGCAGGTTTCATCGCCTTCGTAGGCTTTTTTGACCCTTCTTTCGAATTCGGCCATTTCTTCATTTAGTTTATTGAGACTCGTGTACGCACCTTTCCGAATTTCATCGCCCGTACAACCCAGGGGTATTTCATGGAAATAAACAAGCGGTTCAATAGCAGACATATCCTTTTGGCGAAGCCCATGACTGCGCATAACAGGCGTCAGGGCCTTCAGGATTGAGTGCCAAGGGGCGCGTCCTTCTACAGGTACTCGAACGATTATGAACGGCATTGGAGAGATGACGTTTAGGTAATTGTAAACTCGCTTTTGCATTTTGTTCTCCCAATCAACAAACCCATCGTATCATATGATAGGAGGTTTGTCAAGAGAAAAGTGAACGAGCACGTCGATTCCCAGGCTGCTGAAGATAAGAGACGCCATGTGGATCTATCTCCGTGTAAGAGCCGCGAGTTGTGGCACGGGGTGGCGGGGACTCTTCACCTCCGCCGCCTCGGTTTTTCGGCGCGCCGCGTGCCGAGGGGACGCTGAGATACCACCGGTGGTATCTCCTACCACTTGTAATCATTGAAGAAATTGAAAGGGCCAGGCACTCACCTGCATGATACCACCGGTGGTATCATCCCCCTGGGGGCGGCTACACGTAAGCACCTGGCCTGTCGTGCCTTATCCTACTCCGTCGATTCCATCTCGACCACTCCTGGCCGCAGTGGTACTTCAGCCAGAAACTTCTCGGTCACGCGTTCCTTGCAGAAATTCAGTACGTCGACGAGCACCTCGGCGGTCGTGAAAGTGTCGCTTGGTTCGCGCGTCACTTGATTGAAGAGTACGGCGGTTCGTTCCTTCCATACTTCAAACTGGTGCGTCTTCAAAGCAAACTCACCAACCCAAAACGCTTCCTCGCGGGCCTTGGTCATCCAGCCAAACCAGTTATCAATAAACCACAGCTCCAGCTGGCTCCGGTCTACAAAGTCCCGCCCCAACTCTTCCTTGGTCTGAAATCGACAGTCCTTGACAAGCCGGTCACGCATTCGATTTGTAATGCCCATCATCGTGTTGTAGCACACTACGTTGAACAGCTCGACCCGCACTGCTCGGGCACGCGACCGCTCCCATGGCTCACCGGGATCGGGGACGACGCCTGCGACCTTTAGCAGATCGTAGAGCCGGTTGGTCACGTGTCCCTGGGAACCGAAGTAAGACGCCAGGCGGTTCATGAAGGCCAACAAGAACTCCCCCGCCATACCATAGGGATAAAAGTAGCCACCCTTTCCGTGTTGCTTGAGATACCGCTCGCCGGAGGTTAGATTGGCCGAGTCGTGTTCCTTCCGGAATTCGTCGATTTGGCGCTGGGCCTTCTCATCAACGATGTCTCGTAGTTCTTTGAGACTGCCGGGACCGTGAAGGTTCGCAATCTCCTTCAGGATATCCGGATTGATGCGGACAGACGCCGAGGGTGTGGGGTCTGCCAGGTTTGCCAGGCGGTGAAGGGTGTACGCAAGATCGCGCATCTCGCCCTTCGCCGTGGTCTTTGCCGAATCAGGTAAGTGCCGTTCAACCTGCTTGTTGACCTGGTGCACGAGAGCAAGACGCAGCCGGTCGACATCAGATTGGCCGTACACTCCTCCTTCGAGTGCCCTGGTTAAGCTCGGGTGCAAGATTTTGAGGGTGGCTTCGGCTTCCCATTGTCCGATCACATCGTTAAAGGTGAGTGTTTTCTTCGCAAGTTTGATCGGCGAATATGCTATCCCTGAAAGGTTGGCACTGGCGCACTCCGGACAGACGAGGTTGTCTAACGCCTCGATGGTGCCGTCGTAGTTCGGGTCCTCGTCCTCGGCGCGGAACTCCGTCTCGCAATCGTTGCAGTGGAACCAGTGATCTGCATTCGCCTCCTCTTTGAGGCGTTCGAGGCGCATTGTCTCATCCACGTTTTCTTGGAGGCGTTCGAGGCGGATCAGTTCCTCGGCGGCTTCAGATCCCTCGGCACGGCAATTGAGACACACCTCTGTCGGTTTGGCGCTCTGGAATTCCCTGGAGCAGACCTTACAGACGGCCTTGTAAGGACGGGTCTTTTTCCGCATCGGTTTGGTTGTGACATCGACTTTTTTGTGAGAGGGCAGAGATGGCTTTCTCTTGGACATGGTGATTCTCCTTTCCTGTCCTAGCCTTGACCTAAACAACGTCCGGCCGCGCCGGACTCCTAACTACCTACCCGGTATCTTCTCTGCACTGGCTCTGTGGGTGCGATGAAGATAACGGTGACGCTGGAACACCATCGGGAGGTCGGTCGTGCCGAATACCAACGGGCGCTTCATCAAGATACCGATGATCTTGCTCATCGTTGCCTTCGTCGGTGGTCTCATAGGCAATCTCAGCTACACCTACGCCGAGGACAAGGAGAACGACAGAGAAATCGCCGAGTTGAAGAAAGAAAGCGCTCTGACCAATCAAAACTTGAAAAACCTTACCAATCAGTTGGAGCAGTTCAACGCGAATCTGGAACAGGAAAAACAGATGGAAAAACAGGACGCCACCAACGCCATGCTGGAAGAGTTGCTGAAGGGCCAGGGCAAGGACCCGGAGAAGGTCATTAAGAAAGCCAAAAAGAAGAGGGATAACGAATAGATACCACCGGTGGTATCTCCTCTGTAGATGACGAAGGAGACCGGCATGAGCCGCATCAATCCTTTCCACCCGCTGAACGATCTCCTGGCTGAGGATGTACCGGCCACTCCTTACTCCGAGCCGGGTGTGGAATCAGCACCGCCTATCGACGAGGCGACGCAGTTGAACAAGGATATCCACACCGACCTCAAGGATGCGGTGAAACACCTCGACCAGGCAACGGATAAAATAGCGAACGCCGTCAAGCAGTTTCGCAAGAGCGGCGGTGAATGGAACAGCGACGCAGACATTTACGCTCGCATGAACAGCGAGATTCAGAAAGTACGACAGCGTTTGAATCGGTCGCTCGGTTAACGCCATTCACAAGACACTCTGAGAAGGGAACCACCATGAAGGACCAACGCAGCGTAGACCAGGTGCTTAATGACTGGCGAGAGAACCCTGGGCCAACGAATCCGAAGGCCCCATCGCACCTGCGGAAGGGTGTCGACGAAGCGGCTAGCCCGAGCAAGGAAGCACTCGATCTCCAAACCAAGCTGGGACCAATCTTCAGCAAACACGGCTTCAAGCGCTTCGGAGATGAGTACATCAAGAAAGAGAAATTGGCCACCACGCGGATTCGACTCTATTTCAAGGTCGACGGTAACGACGAAGATCAGATCATCGGCGACATGCTCCTCGAAACCAAAGCATGGCCGTTCGAGGAGCCGTTAACAGGATCGAAAATTCCCGTGGCAAAGCTCGACCAGGTGCTCCAGAACTGCGATTACTTCTACCAGGAAGTCGTCTCACTCGATAAAATTCTTCGGCGTGCGCTGAAGTACCATGGCAAAATCGAAGACATAGTTGATTAAGGAGATTGACATGAGTCGCATCAACCCCTTTCACCCGTTGAACGACCTCTTGGCTGAGGATGTACCGGCCACCCCCTACTCCGAGCCGGATGAGACACCGCTCGATGAAGGCTCCCAGGACCTTGCTGGGATTGACCGTACCGTGAAGGACCTTCAACGGAGCGTCGAAGCCGCCAACAAGCAGCTTCGTGACCGGATAGAAAAAGCCTTCAATGATTTCCTCGCCGTCGACTTCCCGTCCGCCCAGGTACATCTCCACGAGAAACACTGGAACTTCATCGACGAAAGACTTTGGTGGATACAGGTCGTCATCATTAACGACGATGCGGAGGAGTTGGAGGCGTATAAACCGAAGCTCGAAGCTGCCGTTAAGGCTAAGACCAACGCTGAAAAGATCAGCGTTACCTTGAAGAGAGGCGCTGACCGTATTATCGTCAACCTGGGTTACCCCATTGCTCATATGTTCCCAAGCTGAGAAAGAGATACCACCGGTGGTATCTCGTAGGTGGATGCCTTGAAGCGAGACCTCCGCACTGTCGACGAGATGCTCGTTGAAGCCGAGCGCCCCGAGCTGAAGCCCGGCCATACCTGGGGCGACCCGATCACCTTTAATGAGATCAAGGTGGGCGACATCTTCAAGACTGTTGGCAGTCGCCGCGTCTCCTCCCAAAGCGGCAAGATCATCAAAGTCAGCCGGGTCAACCTCGAATACGCCACCACCTACTTCGGCAAACCAATGGCCCTCAAAACTCGTAAGGATGAGTTGGCCGGTGGATACGTCCAGCGAGGGAAGGTTATGCACGAGGTTGTCCACCCTTAGTTTTCACTTGACAAACCACCCAATATCTGAAATTGTGTGACACGCTCTAAACGGGGCGTTTGGCAGTTAGGGTTGAAGAACTAGAAACGGCGACCGGCTTCATCGGTCGCCGTTTCGCTTTTTCGTGGTAAGATAAACACATGGAAGGCCCACGAGTCATATCCCCGACGGCTCGGACTGTCGAAACTTTGGTGCTTGCCTTCGGGGGCGAGCCTCCGACTGGCCTCTGTGCTGTGGCACACCTGCATTTCGAGCCCGAGGGCACCGTTTTGATCCTCCATGATCCCAAAGGCCGTGTCTCCGGACAGCGGCCACCCGTTCCACCTCCGCCATCCCCTTTCAACACACGGGTTCAATTACCTCAGCAAATTACGTCACCCTTCGGTCCCTGGATTGTGCGAATCGACTTACGCGCTTTTCTCACTATTGGAGATGCCGAGGGGAATTCCGGCGTAGTGGTGCTGGGTACAAAGACCGCTGGAGTATTACAGATCGGCGATTGGAAGGGAGTTGAACGGACGGAGCACGTCTACGTGGTGCCCACGAAGCTGGTTGCCAACCTGGCCGAGGAGGACATCCGCTTGGTTCAGGATCTGATCGCCAACTTAACCCCCGGAACGCGTTCGGCGTTACGTGGTACACCAGTGGCTCCGCCGCAGGAGGCGAAGAACGCCTGGGAGTCCCGCGTCAACTTAGTGACTCCGGCATGGTTGATGGAGCGCCTGGTCGAGACTGAGGTAGAGTTGGCTACCGAATTGGCGAAGCCTAATCGAGGCAAACTCCGTCGGGCGTTAGGGGTGGTGCGATGAGAACACAACCGAAGGCAAATAAAGTTTTCATTGTCCACAGCACATTTCTCGGTCACGAGATAAAGGTAGCGGAGCCTGCTCCGTACGATTTGGACGATGAGACGCTCACGATCCGGCTTACCGTCTGCGACGTGATCCACTATGATGCGTCGATCCACGGTGAGGCGATTGCCAGTTGGATGATAGACGACAAATCTTACTCTGAATTGCAAGGGCACATCGTCGTCGACAATGTCGGTCCCACCTGGATGTACACGCCAGTTGGCCTTGTGCCGCCGCATAGCCAGGTTGAAGCTACCTTTGAGAAAACGCACCGCTTCAGAGCGCCACCAGGTAGCCGCTTACATCTGGTGCGAGCTGCTATGCCAAGTGAGGTAGTGGAATTCCTGGTCGAGGAGGAGACGTGACTCGTCAGAGCATCCAAGTAGGTCGCAATATCGGCAAGACGTTCACTATGAACGCGGAGCGCGAAATACGAGAGAGTCTACGACGCGACGGCCGACGATTTTGGAGCATTTTCCATATTACGAAACACCGCGCCATGGTTTCCGGCCTGTACCAGTTGAAGGTATCCCCTTTAGTTGGTTCGGTCTCGATCACCTGGAGCCCCAGTCCTCCCGAAAGTGCTCAAGCCGATGAACGGCACGAGTTTTTAATGGAGGAAATGGCAACTTGTTTTCAAATAATCGGCACCGACGACTACGTAATTATGTCGGAGGGAGCGTGGCCGCACGATAAAGAAAACGTTCCTTTCGATGACTTTTCAAGGGGCAGTGAACACCTCTTTCGGCTGTACACACACCGGTTTCAAGAGACAGGCGTCACTGACCTTTGGGGAACAACTCGGTACCACGTGTTCCACGGCGACATCTACTATCCAAGCCCTCGTGAAGTGCTCGACGGCCTGGTGGCTGCCGACTTGGAAGGTCGAACCGGTACACTCCACCTCGACGAACTGGTAATAATGCCGGAGGAGCGGTCATGACCAAGAGCCTCCTCAACGAGGTGATCGAGATGACCGACCGCATCCACAGACAGGGGCCGAGTTGCTCCACCCTCGCCGTTCATGGACCGCCTGACTGTACCTTCGCCAGGCTCCCAAAACCGGCTGTCTTCCCAACAGGGTGCTTCCGGGTACAGCTTGTCAGAGTCGACGCCGAAGGCGCGTATGCCTGGTATCGGGTACCGACGAACCCAACGACTATCCTGGAGATCGAGATCCCTGCCTTCGATGGCTTCAAGGAGGGGAATCTCATGGGATCGCTTGACGACGAAACGGTGGTCGATCTGATACCGGAGCCAAAGCTGAACGGCGATGAACATCAGGTGGGCTGGATGCGCCTCGTCGATCCGGCCGACCTCTTGGATTACCTGGTCGAGGAGGAACTGCCGTGAAGATGTCTTCGGTGTTGGCTAGGTTGGTTGCTGCTGATTACAGAGCACGGGGTTTTCGACTTGCTCCGAATAACGCCGTCCTCGGTGCGGGCCGTGGTGCGCTGTTGACTGAATCTAGCACGCATTTTATTGAGAAGGATGGATTCAGTCGTAAGTGGTGGCGGCCGTTAACGGCTTATGAGGCGATGAATCTGTTTATCAAAGAGGATATGGGATGACGGGTGACAAGCACATCTACGAAGGAGTAAACATCGTAAAGACCATTTCCGAGCAATCCCTCGACCTCGACGATGAGACTGAGGATTTCCCTGGTGAGAAGGAGATTACCCAAACACTGGCCCAAGAGATAGCCCTGGACATCGACCGTAAGATAATGGGAGATTTGGAAAGAACGTGGCGCGAGGAACACGGTTGGTTTCAACCGAATAGGTTTATACCACTCGGTTTCAACCGAACAGGTTCATATCGCCCAGTTTCAACCGAACAGGTTGAAACCACCCATCTGCCATTTCAGACAGTTTTCTTCTCCGAGGATGACGATTACGGACGGAAATGGTCTCGTCCGGTGACGCCCATTGAACTGATCGGCTTTCTGGTCGAAGAGGATTTGGGATGAGGGACAACCAGGCTACAATAGAATTGGCTGCCTTTACTGCCCGGGTTCTTGATGGTTGGTCTCGATGGTGGGACTTAGAAAAGGAGGACGGATTTTACGAAAGGACTAACTCTTTGACCGGCAATCCTCAAGTTGTTTTCATTGAGATCGACAATTACGGTGGTGCTTGGTCACGGTCAGCAACCATAACCGAGGCAATTGAACGCCTGGTGGAAGAAGCCGATGGCCAAGAATAAACTCAGTGCGGCTATCATGGGACTCGTCGGGAAGGCGGGGGGTAGACCCACCCAGGTACCTGTCCAGATCAGGACGAAGGGTGAGATGTTCCAACATTTCGGTCGTCCGGAGCCCAAGTGGCTCCACTACCTCGCCTACCTAGTCCGACCGACGCCCGAACTTCCCGACGTGAAGCGCGATTTGAGCATGATCCGGACTTGGGACTACACCATCCCACAATGGGACTACGATACGCCGCGCCGTTGGAGACCAGCCGTGGCGGTACCTGGTGACCCAGGGAGGATGAGCGCCCTGGAGATCAACCTGGCTAACCATCTCGCCGCCCTCGAAGGACTCGGCCAGCGAGAGATGCTCACCGTCCGCTACGCCTTCGCCTTGGAGGACGACGAGGGGGATGTGTTGCTCATTAGACGGTGGGGCACCACGGTTTCAAAGGACGATCCGAAGATTCATGATTTGTGCATGGGTGGCCGCGATGACACGCTGCTATCCTTGGCCCCCGACGGCGAGAAGGTGGGCGTGTTCAGCGCCTACCACGTGCACCAGGGACGGGACTTCGAGTACACCGCTACGCCAGTCAAACTCCGGCGGTTGCAGCCCTACGAGCTGATCGAGAAGCTGGTGGAAACCGATCTGCCTTGATACCAGGTGGCCGAGTTTTTGGTATCTACCTATATGATACCACCGGTGGTATCTCCTTAGTGAGCCTCCCGAAAACGCCTATCTGTAGACGCTCTGCATTTAAGATACCACCGGTGGTATCTAATAGCCCCGCCGCCTCCGGCGGTCCCGTCCGGTCCGATGCAGCGCCCCTTACGCCAGGAGAACAGTCCTACTCCTCGCGCGCGATCCTTCGTAAGACGCGCTGCCTTCAAAAAGCTCTTGACAAACTCCCGAACATCTGATATACTGGTTGCGAAAGGTGAAGGAATGACCGCAACCACAATACGACACTCCGCTCTCATGAAGGGAAAGGGCACCTGGGTACAGTTCCGCCTGTCAAGTGGTGCAGAGTTGCGTGGCAAGGTTGTCGTCGGTACCTTTGACGGCTTTAAGTTCGGCACTCGCGAGGTGGTTCGGATGAAGGTTGGTGACATTTCTTCCATATACATGGAAAATATCCCTCGTGCCAAACAGATGATCGAGGTTTTCATCGAGGAGCGTGCCACCGAGGAAGTCCTCACTCCTCTGCGCGCGTTCGTTGAGCATCTCGACAGCTTAAACCGGTACGTGCGCGTTCGGCGCAGTGATTACCTCGTTACCTGGTGTGAGCACCAGGCTCTTTGGCGCTGGCGTTTCTGGAATGCCTTGACCTCCTGGACGCGAGCGGCCCTGCACCTCACTCCATCCGTTTAGTGAACCCTCCCGTTCATTTTTACCTTGACAAACTCCGTACGATTTGCTAAGCTGTCTTCAACGACGGAGGAACGGGATAAATGGTACCAAGTACAAAACCAACCATGGGAAGTCTTTCGCGGGCTTTAGCCTACTGGCAGGGAGCGCAAGCTCGGTTGGATGAAAAGCCCTGGAACGCCTGTCCCTATCCGGAGACGAAGACCTGCAACCTGGGGTCTCTGATCGGGCAATGGCGTTATGGCTATAATTTCGCTCGTGTCACTATCGAACAGGCTAGGTCTGAAGGCCGTTCCGACGTGAAGGCCCTATGCCAGAAACATATCTCCGACTTGGAAAATCATCGTCGGGATCTTCGGTGGTTTCAGGCTCAACGCCGATGAAGTGGATCTGAAAGGAAATCTCAATGACGACAAAGCCCCCGAAAAGCGAATTGACCCTGGCTGAGTTTGCCGAGGCGGTAGGACGAAAGCCGTCCACAATCCGAAGACACCTTCAAGCGAAGTGTCGGAAGAACCAGCCTGGGCCTTTGCACGGTAAGACAGCCATGCGACACGGCCGTCACTTCTTCCCCGCTTACCTGATCGCCTGGTACAAGGAGAATGTGAAGAGTTACGGTTGGGACCAGAGGAGGCAAGCATGAAGTACCGAGACGAGGCGTTAGTCACATTGAGGGAAACCTTGGAACGAGCCATCGCCGAACTGGGCGAAGGATGGACTGTCAATTCGAGACCTGGTGCTCCCACCAAGGATGCCGAGCTTTACATTCACCACGATGATCCCTACGAGGACATGTTGGTTTTCGCTCACGGTGAACACAGGGACGATGAACGAATTCTACGTGTTAATCGCTACGACCCCCCCGAAGGCGTGTGCACCGAGTACACCTTCAGCCACTTGGATCACAGGAGCCTGGCTCACGCTCTGATCGAATTGACGCCGTGGCTCGTTCCGGACAAACCCCTCCGCTTCGGTACAGCCGCCGCTGCCCGTAACTACTTCCGCAAGATCGTGAAGGAGATGAAGGGCTGGTGGGTTGATCAGGAGAATGATGAACCAGGCACATGGTGGACTCTGGAAGCCATATCCCCGTCATCGGAGATGCGGATAAGTTTCTGCGCGATGGAGAGCGGGGCTGGTAATATCAAGGTGAGGGGTGTGTGGCCGAAGGACACCAACGGTCGCGAGTGCGTGGCTGTCGGCACCGACGATATCACGATCAAGATGAGCGTTGGTAAGCGGAGCTCAAAAGCCCTGGCCAACGATGTGATGCGTCGCCTGGTAGCGGCTTTTATCATCCCCAACACCGAGGCGCTGTTAACCAAGATCAGGCGGGATCGGTGGATCACCGAGGGAAACAAGCTATGGAAAAGCCTGGTGAGGGAAGCTGGAGGCTACGGCGTCCCCGATGAGGAGAAACAACGTCTCCGACTGACCATGATAAACCTGGTGGACGACAAGACAGCCTCGTTCCGGTTTGGCGATGTGACCATCACAGGGGGTACTGCCAATCTGAACATTCAGGGTGTTCTTCCGGCAACTACACTTCAGATTGTCAAGCTGCTGTGCTCCTCGTCCTGAGTTACCAGGCTGCCCCTTCGTCAGGCTGCCATCTTTCGAACTACCGGATTACCCATCTATAGTTTGCCATCTACTGATCGTAGGCATAGTGGCTCCGCCACTATACCTTACCACCTAGCCCAACGACTTCAAAAAATAGTTTTCACTTTTTCGAAACACACTATTTTCTCGATACTTACGATGGTAGTTTGAGCGTCACTTGTGTTCACTTTTGCCGCCGTGACGTTCCAGCGTCGGTTGAACATCGGTGGGCGGTTGCCTCGCACGCGATGCGTGCGCGTGTGCGCGCGTAGGTACAGGATACAGAGGACGAACAAAAAAATGAACAACCTCGTTCATTTGTCCTTGACAAACCTCCTACGTTTTGCTAAAGTGCAATTGAGGATAAACGAAAGGAGATTTCATGTACAGAGAATTACACCATGACTTCGACACGAAAGTTCGTCGGTGGGTAGACCGCGACTTCGCCATGATCCCCACCGGCCTGATTGCCCAAGCCCATCGCGCCGCCGAGGAGGGCCTTTGCTTGGCCGACGGCACGCACTGTGGGGATGTGCTGGAGTTGGTTGGTTCTCCGAACCGCGAGTGCCCGCACTGCGGTCACAAGGCCGGTCTTGACGAGTTCCAGGCGGACCTCCCCGAGGATGAAGATCTGTTCGCCCGCTGTCCAGAGTGCTCCGAAGACTTTGAGGACGAATACGACCTGTCCCAAGCCTATCCTGAGTACGCCTATCCGGCGGCATGGGGTTGGATGGCACAGGCAACCGACGATGAGTGGGTGAAAGACCACGTGAGCGAGATCACCAGCCTGGGTTTCTACGTCTACAATGGCGACTTCGGCCATCTGTTAGGCATCGACGCAGGCGGCTTCGACTTTTTCGAAGCGTACTGGGCTCCGCTCTACCGCCTCCGCTTCGATCTGCCGGATTGGTACGGCCGGGCGTTGGTGCCGACCAAGGATAGCATTCTATCTCGGGGAGAGAAAACCTCGTGTGGGTGGAAGTTGTTGGGGAAGCTACGCGTCCTCGACTTTGACCGGCAAACCGACAGGATCACCATCGAAAATGAGCACGGGAAGCCTACCGAGGTGTCGAAGAAAGACCTAAGCCCCGGATGGGTGCCCGTGACCAACGAGGAGTGGGATGAAAACGGTATGAGGTTCGACTACCAGCAGGGTGACCGGCTTTACAACTTCATCGATGAGGTGACCACTGAGCTGCGATACGTGACGAGTGTCGACGGAACTGAGATTATCCTGGGTAAGGAACCTGGGACCCTCGATGAACTGAAGGCGCGCGGTGTTGGCTGGGATATGGCCATCCGCGATGACCTCGTCTCGGGCGGTTGGTACGTTGATCCGAACGGGCGGAAGGCGTAATAATTGAAAGGAGAGGGACGATGGATAAGTGGACGGCCGTAGTGGTCATAGCTCTGTGCGCGGTGGCGATAGCGTTCTTCCTGGGGCCATGCGACGACATTGTTAATGTCGATACTGGCCTTTCCTCGTCGCAGAGGGTCGAGCTTGAAAAGCTCAAGATCGTCGCTGAGGAGTGTCCTTGCATGAAGGACGTAACGGAGGACGGCGCTGATGAATGAACGGCCCCGTTCACTTCCTCTTGACAAACTAGGTGAGTTATGGTACAATGGGATTACACGATGAAGGAAACGAACAAATGACAACAAACCCGATTCAGGCTAACACCTTGAAATTCCTCAAGGATCGCATCGGTTCCCACGAGAAGGATGAGTACAACTCTCACTTCAACGAGGGCCAGGCGCTGGCGTTGGCTTACCTGAATACCGTGGTCGCCGATCACCGTGTGCCCGGGCAGGGTGTTCTCCTTGGTGTGGAAGGGCCGTCCGATCCTGAGACCCCCAATTTCGGAGATCACGAAGGGATCGCCTTCGTCGGCAAAGATCACGACGACGAGCAGCTCGTGATCGTTCACGACTGGACAACCCAAATTGCCTTGGATCTTCTGCGCGAGGCTACCCTGTGGTTCTACGCCAACAAAAAGGAACGCCTGTGCTCCGATCTGTATTGCCTCCTGGAGGAAGCGCGCACGGAGTTGGGCGACGCGGTTAACCTGGGCGACGACACCCCCGACGACGCCGACTTCGTAGCCGGGCCGCTGGGTCTGCCCATCGGCGAGTGCGTTTTCTCCGACGGGTATGACACGTGCCACCGATGCTCCAAGATCATACGGACGAGCGCGGACTCCCGTTTCTGGCAAGCCGAGTACTACATCAACGATAACTCCGAGATCATCTGCGGGGTGTGTGTGCGAACCAACAACAGCGAAAAGATCGCTTATCTCGCTTACCTAGAAGGACACCCCGGCCAAGTGGCCAAGGAAAATAGTCTCCTGGAGAAATCATGAATGAGCAACAGACAATGTTGGTTGATCTACTTCAGGTAGCTGTGCCGATGTGGTTCAATCAACTCAAGTTGCCAGATACGTTGGGTGAATTCCTTTCATCCGGCGAAACGGGGAAAATTGCTTCAGATTTGGCGCATTTCGGTGAGTACCTGTTTCACGCCCCAAAAACAAAGAAAGAAAAGGGACGGTCAGCAAAAGCATTCAACGATTTGGCGCGTGGTTTGGCGATTTTATCGGCAGTACCAGGTGGCGTAAAATTGTTTGGTTTTCAATGGAAAGATGGTAAGCCGCAGAAAAAGGAGAGGTCATGACAACGAATAAATACAGACACGAGTGCGCGGCCGAGAATGCCGCGAAGTTCCTGGATTGGATCGCGAATCGAGGCGGCGTCGCCGTTTGGGAGAGCGTTGACTTGTCCGACCCCGATATGTCCTGGTCATCCCCGGCGTTGACCCCCGAGGGGAAGCCCTACCTGAAGCCGTCGTGGAAAGCAGGGAACAAGCCGACCAAGGTCATAACCGATCTGGCCGAGATCAAGGTCTACACCGCCAAAGAGGTACAACGCTTTCATGTGGGCGTCCGGATGGGCGATCAAGGAATGAAGCTCAAGGTCACCGATGGCGGGACCCGGCGTATCCACGCCGCCCTGGAAAAGCACGGCGAAGGATCGTTCTACCGGTTCGACTACGAGGTTCAGGACGCCGTGATCTTCGTGCCGGACAAGGAGATCTCCCTGAAAGAGTTCGCCGAGAGAGGTGGACTATGAATACTCGGATCACCCCCAGGGACCTGTTGAGACGTGTGCCAGGTACGACGGATCACGATCCGGCGCGCTTGTCGCACGCCACCCAATTAGAGATCGTCCGGCTGGCGGCCGAAGACCGGCCTCTGTTGGCGCGGTTTCTACACGCCGCCGCCAAGTTGGCTACCAGGCGCGCCGCAAAGCTACCGTATCCGATCACCTGGGAGGCGGCCCTTGAGACCTACGGCAACCTCATGTTGGCCATGTTCTTGGTCCCATCTCCCATGCTGGAGTCAATCATCGAAGACTTGCCGGATGAGACCATAACCGTGATGGACCACTTCTCGACCAGTTTGTACTGGGCTCCCCTTTTGGGACGCATCCGGAAAGCTGAGGAGGCTGGAGTCGTGGAACGTCATGTCACCTTCAAGGACGTGGAAGCGAGGAGGGCACGATGAGCGCGAAAGACAAGTTATGGATATTGATGGCCACGGAACCAACATGGAAGGAGGCAGGCGACGAAATGCTGCGTCTCCTGGCGAGGAAGGAACCCGTCCGGGTGCTCGCTCAATCCCAGTCGGAGGTGGTCCTGCCAAACGGCAAATGCCGGTGTGTCCTGACGATGACCGTCCTCAGCGAGGCGGAGTAAATCAAGCTGGCACATATGTGTGCAGAAAGAAGACGATGATGGTTAAGATCACTGAATCAGCGAAGGCGAAGGCCCAACAGCAGTTGGCCGAGGCGATGGAGCGCGAAGGCGATGGGGGAGGATGGCTTGTCAAGTGCCTGGAGGTGGCTCACTCCGAGGCGGAGGCGCTGACAGCGGAGTTGGAGCGACGCTCGAAGAACATTGAGGAGGAAACACCGAAAAAGATAACAATCTTGACGGTGGAGGCTGATACATGGACGCAAGCGAGGAAAAAGATGGCGCATCTCGTGAATGACGAAGGTTTCCTGGTGGAAGTGATCGGGCAGTCTCAGTCAGATGTGGTGCTACGGAGCGGCGAGCGTTGTTGTACCCTTGGTATGACCATTCTCAGTGAGGGGAGATGACATGACCAAGAAATCTGAGAAGCCGGTACACCCTACCTTGCTGGACTTAAATGTCCTGTACCGAGCGCACGAACCTGCGCCGCCCTGGCTGGGCGAGCTACTACGGTCTGGGCGATTCTTCACTTTCGACCTGCCGACCGAGTTCGTACTACATCCCACCGACGACGAAGGGAACAGTCGTAAGATCGGCAATCCCCTGCGGCTGGCGACTGGCCGTGTCTATCAAACCGGTCTCTACGACCACCACGGCGAGTTCATGACTTTCCACGAGCTGCAAATGCGGATACCGAAGGCTGCCCGCAAGGCACTTGATGACGGTTTGCTGAGCGGTCCCAACCTGGGTGCGTACCATAATTGCGAGCTGCTCGTCGCCGAGGTTTGGACAGATCATGGGGACGAAGGGCATGTGTCGTACAAACTGGCCGGTCACATGCTGTACATCGAGCAGCACCTTCCCTTGGATCTGGCTGGGAAGACAATTTTAAGCGTCGGGACTAAAATTAAAAAGGAGGAGCCGCTCTATCATCGGATCGAGATGCTGGCCTACGACACTGAGAGCCAGCGCAGCCAGGCTCAGAAGATGCGCGAGCGCGATGAAGTTCTGAAGGCTCGTGAGGCGGCCGTAGCTCAGCGAGAAGCCAAGTTGGACAAGCCCAAGGGTAAGTGAATAAGAGCGTTCACTTTCCTCTTGACAAAACTCTCATTATTTAGTATAATAAGGCTGTAAATGAGAAGAACACGATCTTTGATGACTTGATGTGGGGTGAAGCGCGGCAGCGTTTGGAAGAGAAGAAGGAGGCTGAAAAACGTCTTTAGCCGTGAATCAGCTCAGGCCGATAAGCGGGAAGCTGCTTCAGGAGTGCAACCTCCTGCCGGGGGCTACGACTGAGATCAGCAGCTACGCGGCAAGTTGACGGGCGGTCAGGTGTTTAGGCGGGGTGCCTAAGCCGCCTCGCATCGGGTCTTCAAAGATCGTAAAAGGAGTGGCCATGCCCGAAATGAAAGACGATAGCACCGGTACTACGACGACATTTTCCTCCGAGGCCCCCAACAGTGCCTATACGTGCACCAAGTGCGGCAAGAGTACCCGCGACACCGGCCAGGGGGAGAACGGCTCCGGACAGAAGATGTGCGGATTCTGCTACGTTACCGCCGGAATCGAGAATCAGTTCCTCGACGACAACTGTACTTACGCTGAGTACCTGGGCTTCATGGAAGCCATTCAGACAAAGTTTGGTCGAACCGACGATCCAAACAACCTGAATTGGATTAAGCATACCGCCCTTTCCCGTGGTCAGTGGATCGAGCCCAAAGTTGTACCCGAAGCCAAACCCGAGGCGACCCAAAAGGTCCTCGACCTGGTTACACCCCTCTTCACACTCGTGGCAGGTGGCGACCCCGAAACGGTGCTCCAGGTGGCCTTAACCGACGCAGCTCGAACCGCCGTCATCGAGGACCGCCAGTCGAGCCTGAAGATCGGCGACGTGAAGCTGGAGACCGTGGACGACAAACCGACCGTGGTTCTGACCATCGACGTAAAATAATGAACGAAGCCGTTCATTTCCTCTTGACAAACCTTGCAAGTTCTGATATAATAGGCTTACAAGATGAGAGAGGAATCAAGCATGAAACGAATAAACCCTGCTCCCAACCAACTGGACGAACTGGTTCGCAAGTACACAGTTTGCCGAGATTTCGGTGACTTCTGTACCCAGGCACCCAAGCTCGATACCAGTTGTTGTAACCACCAACACGACAAGATCGTAGAGGTGAGAACCTTGCGGCGCGCCTTCAAGCGCTCTACCGGCTTGAACCTACCGCACGGCCCCGTGAGCCAGCGCAACCACAAACTCAGTCAACCGCAGCATCAAAGAAGGAGCCGAACATGAAGTTCTACCGAGACATAATCAGCGGCCTGAGTGGTCACCCCATGAGCGGTCTGTGGACTCTGGCCTTCAAGGGTGAACGCGTTGCACACATCGGAAGCGGACACGGTGTGCGTGCCTTAGCACGTGCCTTCGGAGCGAGTGAAGGCTCCGGTGATCTTCGCGAGAAGATCGATGGGCAAGAGATCGTCTGGCACCACGACGACATGGGTCTCGTCATAGGCGGCTTCACCCCCATAAACGAGTGGACCGGCCCCGACGGCTTCGACGACAACGGCGTCCTGGAGTGGGACCCCGAGGCCGACGACGATCCAGTCGACGACCCCGCTTTCTTGGTCGAGGTGGTTCACACCGTGAGGCGACCTGGCCGAGGAAAGAATTGGCAGCGGCGTGGCGACAAGACCGTGACTCCATGCGCAACCTTGGCCGAGGTGCGAGCCCTCCTGCTCGAAGAATACGGCGCGTGCAAAACACGGTTCCCCATTTATGTGGATCGGGCCGACGGCACCGCCAAGCGCACTGGAACCATTTTCAGTCGCTTGGGCTCCGAGATCAAGGGCACCGGACGGCGGGCCAAGCTATTCGTTCGCGACTGGGTGCGCGTTTTCGCGCTCGTCGGCCGCGACGACGACGGTCAACCCCAATACGAGTACAAGCCGGTCACCCGGCTTCAAGTGAGCCCCACCCAATAGCCTACCGCCCTCCTCCGAGTGCCCGTATTCAGCGGGAGGAGGAGGAGGGCAAACCACCTTTTCTCCCCTATACTCAGAAAAAATTGACGCGCCGAGTCAAAGCGTGCCGGTGTGAAAAAAATCGCCCCAGTGGGGGGTGTCATCGCGCTGACCCGCTTCGCGTACGCCGCGCTTGCTCATTCCCGCGCGCATAGAGAGTTAAAAATCTTAAAATCCTTGAGTTAAAAAAATGCGCCAAAAAATTTTTCTGGTGGCTAAGACGCGAAAACTCTTGACAAACCGCTTAGACTTTGGTAGGCAGGGGATGGAGGTTTGTATGAAGACGTTGAAGCCACGTAGATGGGAGATGTTCGCCCCTTTGATCGCGATCCGAAAAAGGTTCAAATTCTCGCAGGTCCTCGTCGCGAACCATGCGCATGTCTGGCAGGCGAACATCTCGCGCGCGGAGGCTGGTCTTGTCCCTGCGATCAGCGAACGGTTCATTAAACGCTATCGGTCGGCCCTCGTAACTCTTCTAAAGGAGGTCGCCTTCCGAGATCAAGAAGCAGGCGAGGCTTTGAAGGGACTTCAAGAGGGTATTAAAACTCCGAGCGTAACCCCTAACCCGCTACTCGCCAAGTTCTTGTGGCTCTACGAGGCTCCGGAATGGCGTAAGGACACCCATCTGTCTACCGCCTGTGAGGCGAACGACTTGAACGACGAGCTTGAAGGTTTGTGTGAACGCTTCCCGCTTTTCAAGGTTCAACTGAGGAACCTTGCTGAAAAGGTGTGGGATAGTGGCGGTCTGGGGCCACTGACCGCTGAATCCTTCGCACAGGCTTTGTACCGACGGTTTGGGCGGTTTCAGATTGCCTACGACTTGGGGCTATTACCGGAACGCTTCGAAGGTGCGTTGGAGGCTGGTACGCCACCCAATTTCATAAGCCAGTGGGCAGAGTATCCTATTCTTGGTGCGCCGCCGATCACCCAAGAGGATTGGGATCTTGTTCTGTCACTCGATCTGAACGACGACGCCTGGGATCTCTTTGATAAGGTTGTAGATCATCTGGCGAAAGTCTGCCGAGTTCCAGCGGGCTATCGTGAGATGCTGACGTTGGTAGGCGGCGACCCAGAGGAGATTAGCGACGATGCTGACGTGTGGGACCTCGGGGACCCCCTGCGAGAGCGCGTCAAGGTGTTGGAGGCGAAGGACCCGAAGTTCTTCGATAAGTTGGTGGAACGGCTATTCGAGAGTGCGACTCCCATACCGGTGGCTACTACGCCGATTGCGGTCTTTCGAGAGATACTCGATCATCCGCTGATGAATCCAACAGTGGAGGGAAAATGAATCACCAGATATTTAAGCGGGATGCGCAGTGTGATCAGATCTTGAATCGGCCCTTCAGCGAATATCCGGTTGGGTCTCTCATACAGTTCAACAACAAGGACACCATTTTCATGATCGGCGATGACGACGGAGAACGGGTTCTGGTGGAACTGAGCAGTGGGAGGATCATCAGAAAAGAAGACGCGGTAGACTATTACGCTTCGATTTACGTGCCGATGCAGCCCGTGGTTCTGGTGGCGGTCAACGTTACGATGTTCAAAGATTTAGAGGGTAAGATCATTAACGCCGTCGCTCCGATGTCTGATCTGTGGCTCGGCGATGACTAAAAACGCGAAAAAGGAATAGGCGATGAATAAGGACGAAAGGCAATCCGAGCGCAAACCCAAGCCATTGCTCATCAAGAAGGGCTTTGTGGTCGTTGAAATGGTCGAAGGGCACATCTTTGATCTCGACGAGGGTATCTCCAGCTACGAATTCTCTGAAGAACAAGCTCGGTCTCAGGAAGAGCTTCAGTGCATTGATGAAGACAGCCGTGATGACCACGCCATCATGCCTGCCATACTTACGATTTTGGAAACCAAGAAGAGAGGCGACGATGGCGAGTCAAAAACAGATGCCGATAAGTTGAGGTTGCTTGCTAACTGGTTTAACTACAAAAACTCCGATGATCCGTTGCCGGAAGTGCAGCGAGATCTGCGGAGAATAGCGAAGAAACTGGAACGCGGAGAGAAAGAGAAGAAAGATGAAGGGTAGGGCTAAGAAAAAAAGGCAGTCCAAGCGTGATCCTCGCGTTAATCCCAGGCCGGGCGACGTGCTTGTTTCTGTACGGCATAAAGAGAAGTACGTCATTACAAAGCTTAGTGATTCTAAACTGTTATCCCCTGGCGAGGCTGCCGGTATGATGTTTTATATTGGGGAAAAGTGGGTACGTCGAAAGACCGAAATTTTTCTTGAGTACGACCGGATTGGTGATAAGGGAGGGCGTGTCTCACGACGGTGCAGACTGCTTCAATGGCAAAGATTCGCAGAGCACATGCAAGTGGTTGAAGTGGCTCCGGAAACAGGAGTGTGATAAACGGCGCGATCAGCGCCGTAAGAAGAAAAGAGGGGAGAGAAGGATGGATGAAAAAATGGGCGACACGGGTAAGGCGGATACTCCGCAGACAGCAGTGGGCCAAAGACCGCCACCGCCGGGCGAGAAAGCCTCGGTAAAACAAACACCTCGTTGGACAAAAGAGGAGCGTTCACGGTTTTCATCTTTTATGCACGGCGAGAAGGCTGTGCCGGAGTACCTTCGGTTGGTATGCGAGAAGATGATAGATGAAGGCTTTCCGCCTCGTACCGTGAAAGCGTTGTCGGCGAAGTTCCGTTCGATGCGCACGAAGAAGCTGTCAGCCAGGCAGCAAGCGCTGCCACCCCCGGTGGTTCTTACGCCGAAAGCCGAGCGGGTGTTGAAGGGGATGCTGCCGTTGCTGCCATCCACCATAACCCGGGAAAAGCTGATTGGGCAGGCGGCTTCCAGTGTACTGGAAAAAATGGTTGATGGGTTGGTGAAAAACTTGGGTTAGCTCTGGTCCTGTTGACACAAATTTGGATGACGCGCCAACTCCTTGCGGGAGAGGACTGATTGCCCGAGAAGCATTCAAAAGATTCTATGCAGTATAAGCCGGGGTTCAAGCCCGCTGGGTGTGGTGGCGTGGTTAAGCGGCGGTACTGTGATTTCTCCGCCCTAATCTACGAGACGCGGCGGCGTGGTTACCTTCAACTCGCGACCCGATTGACGGAGTTATTAGGGCAGTCGTGGTGTGTGCGGCTAGAGCCGTCCGCCGAACAGGGATTGTTGGCGATCCATACTCCGATGTTCCTCGCCATCGAGATCAAAGGGGAGCGCCAGGCGGTGGTGCCCTTAACGGTCAACACACGTGGAAATAAATTGGTCATTCTGTTGCCTGGCGTCAAGCGGAAGGCTGTGGCCAGCCTCGGGGATTTGGCAACATGGATCGTCGGTTTGGTTAGGTTAGGGAAAGCACCATCACTCCGGGAGTATATCGAAGCTCGGAAACAGCGTCGGTTGGAGATCAATAAACGGCGTGGACAACGCCCCAAGAAGAAAAAAGAGGAGAGTTGAAAAATGAATGGAGAAGACAAAGGTAAGGTACTGGGATCAAGCATTTCACTCGAATCATTGCTGACCAGTCAGAGAGCCAAGGTTGCGGCTGAGGCACAGATGTTGGCCAGTGAAAAAGCCAGAGCTGAGGCTGAGGCGCAGCTGTTGGCCAGTCAGAGAGCTAAGGCCAACGCCGAAGCTGAGCTGTTGGTCAGTGAGAAAGCCAAAGCTGAGGCTGAGGCTTTGGCTGAGGCTCAGCAGGGAGTACAGGATAAGGCACCACCCGTAGCGGCCATGTCAGGTACTTCATTTCTCTGGACCAATGAGGAGTCCGTGCGACTTTTGAAATTGATGCGTGGTGAGAAGATCGTATCGGTGGGTATTCAAAAGGCACGTACAAAGATGTCGGCAGAAGGTTTTCCATTTCGCAGTATAAAAGCAATGATGGAAAAATATCGTGCGCTGCGGTTCGGCAAAAAGAGGCGAAAGAAGCCTGCGGCGTCCGAAAAAAAGACGTTACCGCAGATCATACCCCAGGCAAAGCTTACGCCAAAGGCCGAACGGGTGTTGAAGAAGTTGTTAGCGATGTTGCCGCCTGTTGCAGATCGGGAGGTTTTGATTGGGTCGATCATTTCTCATGCACTGGAAGGATTGGCCGATCAGTTGGCGGTGAAGTAACCATAAATAAAGGGTGCTCATAAAGCGAGTAAAGGAAGAGGGTCCGATGATCGTTACGCGCGGCAGGAAATTCCGTCTCTACCCCACGCCGGAGCAGAAGAGGATGTTTAACCGCATCTTTGGAGCTTGCAACCTGGTGTACAACCGTTTTGTCGCGGAGAACGTTCGACGCTTCGAGGAGCGTCCCATCATCGATCCCGAGAAGAAAGACCAAGGCGACAAGAAGAAAAAGAAGAAAAAGAGTAAGTTTAGAAACAAAATCGGCTGCTCTATCTCCCAGTTGGACCACAAGTTTATCTACGCCGCCATCAAAGCCGAGGCCAAGCGTGACCGCGCAGCGAGCAGCGAGGACGGTATAGGCTGGATTCTGGATGTGCCTCTGACCTACCTGAGCGATGCCCATCGTACCTTTCACCTCGCCTGGCGGCACTACAAGATCATGCGAAAGAACGGGCACGACGTGGAGGAACCCACCTTCCGGAAGCGGCGGCACCGGTCATTCGGCTTCCACGGTAATTTCTGCGTCACGGCCAAAGATGGTACGACACTTTACTGGTCCCACGATCAGAAAAAATCCCACAACCCCGTGGCCAAACCTTACTACTTCCTTCACAATCAAAAACTTATCGGCCCGATCCGAGGCATATTTCCCAAGGGGAGCTTCGATCACGTTGTGGACTTCCTCTCCTTCTGCATCTCCCAGCGGGCTGACCGCTACTTCCTGTCGATCCAGGTCAAAGAACATCTGCCCGACCCCGTCTTCGCTGGACCCCGTGTTGGCATCGACCGGGGGCTCCTCACTTTTGCCGTCACCTCTGATGGCGTCGACTGCGAGGAACACCACTTGCCGAAGGAGAAGATCAGACACCTCGAATGCAAGATCGACCAGCTAACGCGAAAACAGGCGCGGCAGCAGACGACTTGCCCAAAATACGGTCACCGGAACCGTAAGCCAATGAAAAAGGGCCAGCGGGCGTGGAATTGCCCCGCTTGCGAGACCCACGTCAAACCCCGACGTTCCAAGAGGCTTCGGGAAACCAAAATCAAGATCGGCCGCCTGTACCTCCAAATCGACAATGTGCGGGCCGCCTTCCACCATAACCTCTCACGGCGGTTGGCCGAGGAGAACGGCTCCCTCGTCGTGGAAACGCTGGATGTCGCGGGCATGGCGGCCCGGGCCAAAGCCAAACAGACGTGCCCAAAGTGCGGTTACCGCCGGACGGAGGCACGAGTACCCGGTTGGGAATGCCCGAAGTGCGGAGCAAAGATAAACGCTAAAAAACACAACAAGATGTCGCGCTCCATATACCGTCAGGGATGGAGCGAGTTCGAGCGGCAATTGACGTACAAGGGCAAATGGTACGGCTGTGAAATCGTTAAGGCAGATCGCTTCTTCCCGTCTTCAAAAATTTGTTCGGCGTGCGGGTTCAAGCGTGGTAAGATGAGTTTAAGTGAACGGGAGTGGACGTGCTCCGAATGTGGAGCCACCCATGACCGAGATCATAATGCCGCCACCAACCTGGCGGGTTACAAATCGTGCGACCACTGAGAGGAGGACGCACGTCCTACCATCGTGCAGATGGAGGAAGTCCCGGTCTCCGAATAAAATCGGGGAACTATCGCATCGGTGAGTACGGACCTCAAGGGGACTTGAAAGACGCTGCGACCGAAGCGGGAATGATTGCTCCTTGACAAAAGGTTGAGCTGAGTCGGCTGTTTTTATCGGTTTGTCTTTACTTAAGAGACCGAAAAAGCAGACGATTCGGCCGGAAGGGTGTGAACACCCTCCGTTTGAGGGGTAATCGCAACAGAGGTCGCTTTCTTCCTCGGCAAGAATCCGGTGTGAACACCCTCCGTTTGAGGGGTAATCGCAACCCACGTGATGCCCGTACATGATGTTGAAGTGGTGTGAACACCCTCCGTTTGAGGGGTAATCGCAACCCACCTTCTTCACACCAACAAGCTCCCAGTGGTGTGAACACCCTCCGTTTGAGGGGTAATCGCAACGCAAGGCTCTTGCGACCGAGGAATCGGATCGGTGTGAACACCCTCCGTTTGAGGGGTAATCGCAACACATATCGTCCGTTGGAAGGACCCTGCCGAGGTGTGAACACCTTCCGTTTGAGGGGTAATCGCAACGGACCTTGAACGCGCACTGCACCCGTTTGTGGTGTGAACACCCTCCGTTTGAGGGGTAATCGCAACCGGAGCACTCGCATCATGGCCGTCAAGCAAGGTGTAAGCACCCTCCGTTTGAGGGGTAATCGCAATGAGCAGGCGTACCGCAGTCTCAAATTCCGAGGTGTAAGCACCCTCCGTTTGAGGAGTAATCGCAACTTGCGAGAGCAGAGCACCGAGAGGAGGACGGGCGTGAACGCCCTCCTCTTGAGGAGTAGTCGCAAAAGAGCGCATTGAGGTGGATCTGTGGTTGGTTGTTCAAAGTGTCGCTTGTCAACGTCCCGAGTAATTTGGTACTGATATAATGACCATACACGAGATCATGAAGAAACACGGTCTCTCGCTGCCGCCCGGCGTCGAGAGGATCGAGCGCGAGAACATAACTGCGGGTCGCTACGTGGTGCACTTTATGATGAGGGATGGTCACCTCAAGCGCTTGGGCCGCCATCGCTTCGTAATCCTTTGCTTACACGGGGAATTACCTATCGGACTTCACACCCATCACCTTGACTGCGACCGGACCAACGATGAGCCGACCAACCTGGTTGTCCTGCACTCCGAGATACACATGAAGCTCCATCAATATTACTACGGGTGCAGGGTCGACGGGTACCTTCGGCCCCCCGAGGGCTTGGAAATGTTTCCGCCCTTCCCAGAAATACGCGCTTCCGCTTTAGATTTGAGTATTCCGACAACTCTGGATCTGGAGGCGGCGAGTGAGCTTCTTATGAAGGAGCCCACAATCAGCATCGAGGACTTAGCAACCCGGATGGGTTTCAGCTCGATCTTCGCATTTAAGACGGAGATGTTCTTCGCCGTAGGGAATAACACGTGGGGCGACATCCGCTCGTACCTCCTGCCTGACGAAGTGATTTCGATCAAGAGGGCACACGAGGAATACGGGGTTGCTCTGTGCACGTTGAAAAAGGCTATAAAGAAGGGCACCTTGTTTTCGTGGATGTGCGATCACAGCTGTCGCAGACTCTTTTGGAAGGATGAGATGGCCAAATTCGCCGATGGCTACTGCCGGAGCCGAAATTTGAACACACAAATCACCGAAAAGAAGCGATGGGAGGTGGAGATTCTCTCGGATGAGGAATTATATGGGGAGATCGCGGACCCCGAACCTGGAGTGCTGCCGTTCGTGCAGCGGAGGCCCTCCCAAGCGCAAATAAGGACGCAAAAAGCTAAGGAAAAACTGTGCCAGATGACCGACGAGGAACTACTCGATGGCTCTGCGCGGCAGGTATCTAGGCAATGTGGATATCCGGAAAGATTGATTAGCGCAGAGCGCAAGAGGCGCAGGCTAGCATACCGGTATGGCAGGGGTTCACTGAATTTGTTGGTAACTGCGGGCGACCGGGAGTTTACCAAGCGTTCAGCTACTGAGATCGCTGAGTGGTTGGGATACACAGAGGAGACGATTCGAATGGAGATGCGGCGGCGCAGGATCTACTTGTGATAAACTGAGGAAAATCAACAGGTTGATGCGGCTAATACAAAAAAACTCTTGACAAACCTCCTGCGCTTTGATAATGTGGCGTCGAAAGGACCAGCCATGAAAACACATACGCAGATAAAACGAGAAGAGGATGCTCGGGCTCAACTCCGGCGCTCTGCGCGGGGACGCCTGGCGATGGTGTGCAAGAGATCCGGCACCTCAGATGCCAATGTTCGGGTAAAACCTGTGCGGCGGCTTTCGCGGGATGAGCGGATTGATACGCTGATGCAGCGGTTTTCCCGTCATAATCTGTGGGATATCCTGGGCCGGATCGACGGAGACGTTGGGTCTCCCTACTGCGCACTGACCAAGCGATATATCGCCCAGTTGATTGTTGAAGCTGTGGCGACGCAACCGGAACTTACGAGGACTGGACTCGATGCTGCTTGTGCTCTTCCTCTGAGCCTATGTTCGGTGGGGGCGTTTTGTTGGGTACTCAATCCAGAATGTGCGTGAGGAGGAATCGATGAGTGAGTTCACCGGAAAGACGACCAAGGAATTCGAGGCGCATCTCAAGGACCTGAGTGAACGATGCGGCGGCCGCATAAAGGTTAACCTGGCTCGGGGGGACGCGGCGCGCGGAAATGGCGAGGGTGTCTGGGCGGTCTGCGCCTCTCCGGAGGACGCGGCGATTTACAACGACGAGTCGACGCTCAGCAGGAAGTTCAAGGTCTACCTTCAGAATGATCCGATAGGGGATGGTGGTTGGCATGGCCGTCGATGGGGGTCGCCGGTGATCGCGCAGACGTTCGGTGTTGACCGGCCCTGTGCTTACGCGGTGGACCAGGGGCCGTTGGACGCCGAGGTTGAGCGGATTGCCGGGGTGCTGAAACCGCTCGCGGTGGGGGAAAACTGATGGCAGTGAAGAAGGCGTCGAAGGAAGGTCTGATCAAGACAAATGTTGTTGCTCGGAAGGTCTGTCCTTGCGGACGTGAGCTGGCCTTCATTCGGGAGATCGTGGGCGACGAGTCGATTATTGGCTCCCACATCTGCGAATGCGGGCGGGAATACCGCGTGGACCTGCGACCGGCGCGCGTGGATTTCACAGGGGTAGCCAAGAAGAAAAGTCAGAGTGGAGCGGATTGGTGTCCACGTAAAGGAAAGAAGGCGTAGATGATGGCAGTGAAGAAGGACATGCCCTCGTTCACCACCCTCCAGGTGATGGGCCTTGTAAGTTTGGTGATTGGATCACTCGATATGGCGGTGCAGTCTTCCGCGTTGATATGGAATCCTTGGCGGCCCGAGAACACGTCTTCCTTCATTTTTAGTATCGTACTGGCTTTAGGAGGGATGGCACTCTTCTGCTTTGGGACGTGGGTGAAGAAAACGGGCCTCGTTTCCGTCGAGGCCGAGGTAAGCACAGGTACCCAGAAGCCGCTGACGTGGGTTAGCGACGATGAGGATCGGAAGTTGATGCACGCGTTTCTGGATGTGGCGTTGGAGAACGTCGTTGAACAACCGTGGCGTCCTTCCTGCGAGCCGACCAGTCAGGATTATGCGGACGAGAACGAAGCGCTGTTGAAGGCTCGACAGGTCGTCGACGCTTGTGTGTTCGACCTCGCGCGTGGGCTCGGCTATACGAGATACGTTCTGGATACGACGGTGGTGTATCACAGTCCCGAGGGCTTGACACGGAAGCCCCACCGGACCGTCATGAATAAAGCACTCTCCGAGAAAAAGTCATGAGTCGACGATTCAGCAAGAAGAATGCGGAGAAGATGGCTGAGCGGTTGGCTCGGTTGGAGGGGATCACCCAAGACTTTTTAACGGTTCGGCGGCGGGATCTGGTGGCACAACCCCGTGAGAACGACGATCATGTACCCAGCTTCCTGTTTCGGGTGATCTTCGACGAGGTATTCGAGGGGAAGTTTGCGGTAAAGGTTTGGTTGGCCAACGATTATCTGGACCTCCTCACTTGGCGTTCGACGTGGCCCCACGAAGCTGAGATCCGGCACTTCGCGCATCCTATCGACGATTGGTTGGATCGCATGAGCCGCGAGCGGCAGTCGCACGGGTGGTCGTCGCTGGTGTGCGTTCTCTACACGTCTGTGCTCCTGGTCTACCGGGGTTTGGAGATGCCGGATTTACTGACGCGGAGCGAGGCGAAGATGTTATTGCGTGTTCTGCGGGTCGAACTGCCGAAGCGACTGCGGTTTCCCGTGCGCCTGGGCGAGGAGGAACAGTTAGGATGAGTGACATGGATCAATTTAAGGAAAAAATAATTTCGGTGCCGCGCTTCGCGTTGGTGGTGCTGGGCTCGACCGGCATTTACGCGATGCTGATGTTGTGGTTGCGCCCAACATCGGGTTTACAGGATGCGCTGTTTACCTTCAGTGTTTGGGGCGTCGTGATCTTCTGTTTGGAGAAGCGTTTGGGGCACACCTTTCAACGGTTGGTGGTGTCGTTGATATTCCGGGTCTACATGGGCACTGGGTTCCTCGTGTTCAGTCTGATTGTGTGGAGCGAGAACTGGCAGGCTGGGTTGGTGATGCTTGTTACTGGTTTAATCAACGTGGGGGCAGCGATAGTGACGATGCGGGTCCTTTTCAAAGCAGTAAATTTGTTGCGGGTCCTCGGCGACCAGCAGTTGACCCGGCTCGACCAGGCAACCAAGGATTTGTTGTCGAAGTTCACGGGGAAAGGGGAGGCAAACTGAGATGAGTAAGTCGAAAAAACAGAATCGATTCGACAAAGCGGCAGCCGAGAAGGTTGCGAGGGCGCTGAAGGGCATTTTGGGTATCGTTAGGAAAGCACGGGATGCCGAGGACATTGACGAGGAGGAGTTTGAGGTCACGTTTGCGTTTCTCATTAAATCCGATGGTAAGTACGGTCTCGAAGTGAAGGTGGTTGACGAAAGTTTTTTGCACACGGTTACGTGGTACTCTCGGTGGCCGCACGAGATAAAAATTGGGTGTTCGCAACATGCTATTGCTTCGTGGCTTCTCAACGCCGACGCCCAGGTGGATCGCTACAGCTTAGATGAGGATGATCAGGCATATTACGCAGCGCTGCTGCGACTTTTTGGGCGGGTGCGGGTGCCGTATAACATGACACTCACCAAGGCTCGGATACTGCGGTCGGCGATTAAGAGGGTGGTGCTTGGCAGGCAAGATTCCATATTCTGGATCTACGATGAATATCTTTAACTGGAATTGAAGGGGTGGAGAAATAATTATGGCAATGCGAGCTAAGTGGGTGTCTTCCACTTTCGATGGGCACCGGAATGGGCGGAAGCTCATGCACGGCGACTTAAAGATGGGACATGTGATCATCAGCTATCCTAACACGAGTGAGTGGGAGATTAAGACGCTCGACCGATGTTGCTTTCCCAACTTCCTAACAGATGAGGAAGGAGAGGCGGCAGTTGAGGCGCACCTCCGCACCCTGGCGACGACGTTGACCGAAGCGGTCGGCGATCCGAGAGTGGGAGCCCTTAAGCCATCGGCGGCGGTCAAACGCGAGATGAATGGCAACTTGGCTTGTTTGGCTGGGCAGCGAGCATTTTTGGAAGGCGAGACTTTCGATGATTGCCCCTACACACCATCGGCCAGGCGGATCGCCAGTTCTTATGCTGAACGGTGGAGTCGCGGATTCAAGGATGTGAAGACGCTAATGGAAACGCGAACGCGCGAGGATGCTGTAGACTGGGTACGGCAGACTGCCGCACTTTTGAACAAATTTTACTGCATCTACAAGGGCTGGGCAAAGGTGTAATGAGAAGATCGATCACCCGTGCGGGAGGGATGACCAATGGCTGTAGGTAAACTGTTGATCCGGCGTGATGGTGTCGTCGACTGTAGCATCTGTGGAAAGCCGATGAGCGCGGGTGCGTTGGACCTCGCCCACTATAAGGGACCGTCGATGTCCAAACATCACGTCGTCAGCCGCGACGTAGAGGATTCGGTCATAGCGGTGTGTTCTGAGTGCATCGAATTGGCGAAGAACCCCAACACGGCTGAATCTTTGAAAATTCTACGAACGGCTTTAGAGAATCAGGAAGGAGGCGGCTGATGGCGAAAAAGGGTGATCGTACTCCTACGGTACAATTTCAGGCGGTCGACCGTGTTGTTCGGCAACGCGAGTGGGTCTTTCAACTTGGGGAGGGCGGCAACGCCGAACAACTCATGGATGTGAGCGTAACAAGCAGCAAACCAGAGGACGCGAAAAGTGATGGTAACATCAACGTCGTGTTGACGCTGTTATATCGAGAAGATAATGCGACGCTTGATAAAGAGGGGGTGCGGAAGCTGCACAAAATGTTGGGGTCTGTTCTTACAGAGTGTGACCGATTGGCATCTCGTTGTGCTGCGTTACCCTTAGATGATGACTTGAGCACCTTCGCGAACGATCTGTCCTTAGCGGCAGGCCCGTCGTACCGTGTTGAAACGCATCAGAGTAGTCGGGGCCTTTATTTGATGGCTGAGTATCCGGGGTCACCCCCTTGCGGGGCGAGCCAAGCTGCCGTCGTCAGTTTCCACGTCTTTACGAAGGGGCGTACGGCGCTGGAGTTTGCCGATGTAACTCATAAAGAGGCGGTGGAATTGCTCACAACGTTCAAGCGTTTGCGGGGCTTACAGTGAGTCGGATGCCCACTTTAGCCGAGGTGGCCGTCGAGATACTTCGGGAGACTGATAATCCGGCAGTCATGACGGGTGACAACATATTGCTCGATGAAATTTGCTGTCGGTACGCGGAACGTACAGGGCGCAAAGCCATTTTGGCGGATAGTCTCCATCCCGTGATAGCGGGTGGCCGGAACGACCGGCACGCTCGGGTGCTTAACGCTTTGGAACTACGGCCGGACCTCTTCAAGAAATCGCTTTCGGCGCGGAGGGGCGCTCGGAAACGAAAGTTTACGCTTTGCGTGGATGACCGCGTGAAGGAGGAGAAACCATGATCTTAACCCGTGTGATATTGTTGGAGCCCGAAGATGCAGAGAATGTCGTCTTTTTTCTTAAGTCGGTCGACTTTGTTTGCAATGGCCCCGACGACGATCCTCCTTCCAAACCCGTTCTGCTTTTCAAGGCTTTGCGCGCACGCTTGGAGGTGGGTGACCGGCTTGCGCTTGGCGATGTGACGAGTGTTCGGCGCATCTACGAGGTCGTGTTGACGACGTTGGTGCCGTCGCCCGAAGTTGCTCCATCGTTGTCACCTGGGGCTGACGTGCTCGTCGCTCACGTGGTGCCGATTAAGGACTTAAGGGCTTTTCATTGGATAAAAAGGTAGAGTTTTTCAGAGCCAGGGCGCGGCATAAGCTGGTTAGTATTGGGAGTTCGGCGATGGTCGACGGATTTTACATGATAAGGAAGTTCGATGCCGTTAACGCCCAGTCTTGCTGAGGAAGCGGTTTATCGGTTGCCGCCGGATTTACGAGAGGAGTTCCTGCGCGCTCGGGAACGCGTTTACGAGGCTAACCAGTCGCGCAAGATGTTACGGCATGGCCTTCTACAGGACTACCTCCTACGGATGATTCCTTATAGCGATGATGAGCGCAAATTGGCGCAGGACGTAGTGCATTCGACCGGTAAAGCTTTGTCCTTTCAGCACTATCTGTCCGCGTATACCCTCGCTCGGAATTTGTCGCAGATTGTGCGCTTTTCGCCGGATTTCACGCAGTTGATCGGGGCATCCCTGGCTCCTGCTTTTGATCACATTGAGTATCTGCACGCCGTTTACCCGGTCATCGTTGCTGAGTTCGAGGGCGGCATCTACCTGAAGCAATTCGACATGACGATTCAGTGCATGTTGGCCTGGGCGTGCGATCCGAGTGAGATCGAGAATATGGAGGTTCTTCACCTCGATCTAACCCTTGCGCCCGCTTGCTATTATTTCGGCGTATTGGCTATTGGGTACGACGAGCAGACGGGGCTTTGCGATTGCTACGCGATGCCCTGGGCTTTCGATGAACATGGCAAGCACGTCCGGTCTTCCGTTGAGTGGAACGAGCTGTTTGGAGTTGCGCGGGCGACCTTCGACCTATTATCCAGTCCGTCAGTGCGGTTGGAGGCGGCCAGCCTCACGAAATTAAATAAAGCCAGGAAGAAAAAGGGCCGTGCACCGTTGGAACCTTACGAGATGGTGCGCTGGAGCCGTGAGACGCGCTCGGCGTCGGAGAGCACGGGCGCTGGTACGAAACATGGGCATCGTTACGACGTGCGGGGTAATTGGGCGACGTTTACCAAGGGGTCGTTGGAGGGGCGGCGTGTCTGGCGCAAGCCGCATCAGCGTGGGCTCGTCAACCCCGTACACCGAGCACACATATACGAAGTGAAGGAATAGGATCATGTGGAAACAAATCGAGAGACATCTGTTCCAACTCAACAAAGCGCAAACCGGTTATACCGGTTACTACCGTTGTGTTGGTGGCCAGTTGGCCGACGGTACTTGGCCGACCTGGTTTTGTGAGGCGCACCGGACGCGCTAAGACCGGACAATTCCCGCCAAGTAGAGGCGTTCGACGCCGGGTTCTCGGCGGCGACTCGGCTCCGTGGCATAGACGGCTAGCGCTTCGGCGAAATCCTCCAGATCGCTCCTGGATGCGTAACCGCTGACGAAGGCGGCGGAGAATTGGCTGTTGATTCGTCGGTTGATTTCCTCCTCCCGCATTGCTGTTCGCCGGAGCTTTATGATTTCCTTCCGTAGGATATTATTCAGCTTCCCCGCGAGTGCTGAGTAGAGATTGCGTTGAGTTATGGTGAGGAGTTTGAACCAGACACGGTGGGCCAGCTCGTGGGTGAGATTGCGGGTTAACAATTTGCGATACTTCCTCAGCCAGGTGTTGAGGCCCTCACGCGCTATTTTGGCTTCCCTGAAGGAGATGCTGACGTAGTCCTCTCTGATATCGTATTGGGCGTAGACCGAGTCGGTGTCTCTGCTGAACTCCCTCTGAACGCGGATTTCTGGTGCGACCACTACGGGGCCGTAGCACGCTGCGCCGAAGCCTACCTTGGTGATGGCTCGCGCGGCGTTCTTCAGGGCGTCGGCGATCAGGGCGAGGTCGAAGTCCCAAGCGGTGGCCTCGTTGACGAGGGTGAAGCGGCCGACCGCCATTCGGTCGGGGGCGGTATTGAGAGCCATTTTCTTGGACTGCGCTAATGCCTCCGCCGCCTGTTCCAGGAAGGAGCCGTATTCCTGTGCCCATTCGATCAGCTCATCGACGCGTTCTTCCGCGAAGGCGTTCCACACCTTATTGAAGGCTGTGCGGTCGCCCTTCATCAGGGTGCGGCGTAGCTTGGCGTCCCACGCGATCTTCAACCATCGGTCATAGACATGGGAGAGGGGGCTGTTTGGAATGGCGTTGAGGACGTTGAACCGTTTAAGGCTGGCTGGGATATTGAGGCCGCGTACCGTCGGAGCCGCTTTGATAAGGTCCACCAGGTTGGTGATTCCTCTCGGGGCGAACACGGCGTCGTAGAAATCATCGAAATCGCGGTTGAGGGTGTTGATTATCGTAGCGACGTGGTCGTAAGCGTAGGTCTGAACGAGCTGGAGTACGCGATTCCCGCCGGGGTATTTGCGGCTGCCCAGCAATTCATCGGTAGGCATTTTAGGGTAGCCGTATCGTTCGCGGTAGTCGGACACCTTGTTCCACACTTTGTCGCGGAGTATGTTGCTGAATTGGTAAGCCTTCTTGCGTGCGTCCCTCCGTCCATCGGCAAGAGTGTGCCCCTCGTCGAGTTGTTGCCACTCGGTCAATAGGTCGTAGACGGTGCGGTGGTCTTCGTTCATGGTCTTATCTTCGCGGGGTGAGGTGTGTTGCCGTTGAAGATGAAAACTCTTGACAAACTTGGTTAGTTGTTGTAGGATTTGTTCGAGAATGGAGGAACAATCAATGAAGGTTTATCGAGGTCATCCCGAGGCCCGTGAAGGCGAGGTGTTTTTAGGTGCGACGGGGGAGGGGCACTTCTCTGACTGGCTTTGGACGACGAAGCGTGCTGGGAAGGGTTATGACTGCCACGGCCGTCCTTTCATACCCGTGTTCGTCCAGGAAAACGAGGTCCGGAAGCGTGGCTTCGAGGTAGAGTCCGTCGACTGGGCGGATTGGAAGGGAAGATAAAGATCAGGATTACGTTTAAGGCGGACGACGGGGATCGTCGTGTCATCGCCCGCCAAGTTGGGAAACCAGGGAAGGCTGATTACGAGACTGTGCGTTCCTTTATTCAGGATAGCGTCGAAGGAGTGCTGGAGACTGCTGGGTTCGACTTCGACGAGGACGATGACGACACATAAAACCTATCAAATGATATAAAAAGCTCTTGACAAACCCTCTCCAATTTGGTATAATGGCGTTAGAAGATGAGGAGAGGAGACACGCCATGAAGGAAACCTACCAGATACCCGCCATTAACCTGGACACCGTTCGTGAGAAGATCGAGAAGCTAAATCGCCGCGCCGCGAAGCTCGGCGTCCCTGGCGCAATTCTCGAAGAGGTTCGGCGCTGGGTTGAGGAACGCAAGGATGAGATCACCAACCTCGTGACTGAGACCCGCGAGTGGGTCGAAGTGACGGTTGAGGGTGAGGAGATCGCCATCGGTGGGTGGCGGTTCTTAGCTCGCGTGTGGCACCTGGGTGAGGACGGCAACGTCTTGGAGGCGGTGCCTGGTGAGAGCGTGCCCGTTGAGTATCGGACTGCTGGTCCGAACTGCGACCACTGCGGCACCCGCCGTCGCCGCAAGGATACTTTCCTGGTTAAGCACATCGAGACCGGCGAGGTGCGGCAAGTTGGGTCCACCTGTCTCCACGACTTCCTCGGTATCGACCCCCACATGCTGGTTTCCCGCTATACCTGGATCAAACAGTTGGTCTCCGTGTTCGCTGAGTATAGCGGCGACGGCTGTGGTAGTGGTTGGGAACCCTCGACCGGCTTGGGTCACTTCGTAAACACCACGGCGGCTTTCGTGAGTGTTTTCGGCTATCGTTCCTCGACCAAATGCCGCGAGGAGGGTTACGGCTCCCCAACCGGTGGTGACGTGTTCAATCTTATAACCGGCGACCATAAGCGTTACCGGTCGTTCTTTGAGGGGCGCGACAAGCAGCGTGAACGCTACGAGGATGCCCTGGACGAGGATGACACCTGTGCCCTGGCCTCCGCGACGCTCTGTTGGCTCGGTACCCTGGATAAGCGTCCTGACGCCGAGTTGAACGACTACCTGCACAACCTTCGGACGGCTGCGAGCATGGGCTTCGTGGTGGATCGGAGCGCCAACCTCCTGGCTTCGGCTGTGGTGGCCTTCCGCCGCGAGCACGAGATCGCTATCGAGCGGGCCGCGCGCAAGCAGCGCAAACCCTCAGAATACGTCGGCGAGGTGGGTAAACGGTTCGACATCGAGGTCGAAATCGCTCATGAGGACGCCTGGGAAGGCCATTACGGGATGACCTACTTCTACAAATTCTACGGCCCCAAGGACCAGGTTTTTGTATGGTTCGGTTCCAGTACCCTCGGTCGCTGGGCCAAAAACAAAGACAACCCCAACCTAAATCCCGTGTGGGAGCGTCCTGAGATCGGCGATAAGGTTTGGATCAGAGGTACCGCGAAGCGGCACGAGTTGCACACGGGCAAAGGCAAGTGGGCTGCCGACGGCCCTGTGAAGCAGACCATCCTGAACCGGGTGGTGCTGTTGAACGGTCCTCCGAAGCTGAAGAAGGCCCGCAAAAAAACCAAGAAGGCGAAGGCGACCGCGCAGGCCGCCGCCGTGGAGGCGTGAGATGAGTGATAAGATGAGATGGGATGTAGCGATTAAGCGACTGAGGGAGCACCTGGGCTGGACCCAGGAGCAGTTGGCTGCCAAGCTGGGCGTGTCGCTTCCGTCGATCAACCGGTGGGAGCGTGGAAAGGTCCAACCGTCGCGCATGGCCGTGAATCAGCTGAATACGGCATTCCGGGATGCGAACCTCTGGTACTGTTGCGTCTGCGGTAGGACCACCCGGATTGAGAACTTCGCCAGAAAGTATACCGGAGAGGTGCTGTCACAGCAGTTTACCGACGGGCTGGTGGCGATCTGTCACCTCTGTGACACCGATCCGGCCGTCGACTCGGATGCCCCGGGTATCAACGCCGTGCAGCGGTGGGTCGACGATAACACGAACAGGGAGGAGATGGAGCGATGAATAACAAGCAACGGGAACGGAAGGCAGCCCAAGCCAGGCAACGGAATAAGCGGGCGAAGGCAAAGCGGCAGAACGAGCGCGCCGAGGTGTTGGAATCCAGCCGGGGCCATCGTCACTCCAAGTGGCATCAGTGGTCGTTCTGGGGTGCGATTATTTTGATCGGGGTGGTCTTTGGATTCGTCGTCTCCGCGCTGATACTCTCCGTCGCCGAGGTTTATGGGGCGGAACCCAAGGTGGCGGCCGACTGTACCTGCCAGGGGCACAAGCTCTACGGTACGGTGCAGTTCGTTGAAGCGGGCGAGGATCTGAAGATCAGGTATGTCGAGGCGTTCGAAGATTTGAAGGTGCGGTACGTTATCGCCTTCGCGGATGCCTGCGGTGAGTGGCAAGTCGTGGAGGCTTTTCCTGATCTGAAGGTACGCGTCGTCGAGGCGTTCGAAGATTTGAAGGTGCGTTTTGTCGACGCCTTCCCAGGGATGCTGTGATGACCAAGAAGAAGACCGCCGATCTGTTGTCAGTGCTTGCGTTGACCGGAGCTATGGCTGAGAACCTATTGCCACCGACGCCGAAGCATCGACCGATCCATCTCCGCGAACGGGCTGAGAAATCCGAGCGTACTGAAGAAGATCGGGCGGCACGGCGCGCTCAAAAGAAGAAGCTGGCGATGAAACGTCGGCAACGCCGTAAGAAAGGACAGAGATAATATAAAAGCTCTTGACAAACTCTGTCTGATTTTGTAGATTGGTTGCGGATGGGAACAATATTGCTGACATCCTTCCACGGCTTAAGCCGTGGGGTTCCTACTAGGAACTTACGAGGTTGGAGTTTAGATGCACCAAAGGCGAACATCCAGAGGCTCCATCGGGACAGGAAACGGTCTTCCCATCCTGTACCCTTGCGGGCCGGGCCGTGTCAGGCGGCCCATGCGAAAGCAAGTCAATCGCTCTCGCAGAGATGTTGATCGACGCTACCGCGTCGGCATTGCCGCGATAGCCGCAGGCGACACATCTAAAGTCGGTCTGCGTGGGACGATTGGATCGAGTGGAATGACCACACCGAGGACAAGTACGGCTGGTGCCTTTCGGGTTGATAAATACAACACGAATACCAGCCTTAGCAGCCTTGTACTCGGTCTTGTTAATCAAGTCTCGAAAGGCCCAATTAGAGATCATCCGGTTGAATCGTTTGCTACCGGACACTCGATTTCTGATGCCGTCGAGCCTTTCGAAGGCGATCACGGGGTTAGGAAACTGGGCGGCGAGATCGACCAATTCGCGGCTGGCTTTATGGTTAACGTTTGCCATCCAGCGTCGTTCCTTGTTTTTGGTGATCTTGACTCGATCCATGCGCCCATGCTGTTGATACCTCTTGCGGACGGCCGCGAAGTGCTCTCGTCGACTCCTGATCTCCTTTCCATTCCAAACTTTGATACCATCAGGAGTTCTGACCGTCATCAGCCGCACGATGCCCAAGTCTACGCCGAGGACCGTAGGATCGCCGTCACGGACGGTAGGCGAGTCGGGAGTACGAAGAGGAAGCATGACGAACCAGGTATCGTTTCTTTTGAAGAGCTTGGCGTCACCTTTGACGTATTGAAGACGGTTACGCCACTTTTTGGGAACACAGAGAGGCAGCCAGATGTAGGTGCCTCGTTTGCCGGTGGAAACACGCAGGACATTATCCACGACAGCGTAACTGGCAACTCCCAACCCGATGGTGGAGCCAGAGAGTACGGGTTTTCCGACGCGCCGCCTGGACTTTCTGGGTCCGAGGTAGGACGCGGCGTGTTGAACCGCGTTGTTGACGGCCATGCGCGAGTAGTCGGAAGGAAGTCCAGTATTGCGGCATTTTCTGTAAGCGGTTTTATGGATCGCACTTCTGTTGGTGGTCTTGTTCGCGAGAGCAAAATCAAGCCCGATGCGAGAGCCTTGAAGAAAAAGGGAAGCCGTATTTTCCAACCACGCGAGCTTGCGAGCTGTCGGTTGTCTGAATTTGAGAATGACGGCTTCTCTCATGGACATAAGTATAATCTTCGCAATACTGATCGTCAAGCGCTTATTAGGTCGGCTTTCATCCCACGGTTGAAACCGTGGGCTTTTCCGCCGACAAACTCGTAACCAAGAACAGCGCGAGCTGAAGGGAGAGAACATGAAGACGTTGGAACCCACTTACGGGATAACCTTTAGGGAAGCAGCGGTGATTATTCCGGTGCTTTGTAAACTGGCGGACCGAGGTCTGACGGAGATGATCAAGGCGGCCCGTTCCGCGATCATAGGGGCGACTACGAGTCACGATGAGACGAGCCTCGATAAGGTAATGGGTCTGATTACCAAGGCTGCGCTCGAAAGACTACCGGTGGGACGGATGCCGTGGGATCTTGATAAGAGGAATCAACCCGATACCGAGATCATGAAATTCTTAGGGAATAGTGTGGTCACTCCAAAGGAGCCGGATGATGCCGTCGAAGGGATAACGAGAGCCCTTATGCATAGTTTGGAGGATGCTGCGCAGTTTTGCCTGGATGGCATCGGGGTAGCGGCTCAGGCTATGCTCAACAAAGACGCACTTCCCTTGTTCAAGTTTTTGTACGATGCGGAGATGGTGCGAGGGCGGAACGAGGAGTGGGCAGATCTCCACAAGAAGATCGACGAGTTCGCCAAAGGATTTCAGAAGCCTTATAACCAACGCAAGGCGGCTTACTTCGCGTGTCCGCACTGTGGTAGCGAGGACACCCATAGATCGGGCGATTACGATGATGAGCGCAGTTGCGCCAAGTGCGAGAAAACTTTCAGGAAGAGCGAGAAGATCGACCTGCGCGACGAAGAAAAGGAGTAAGTCCATGGCACTGAAATTGGAATCTGAGATCATGGCGCGGATCGGGCTTGGGAACCATTATCAATGGTTTAACGGTAGCACTTCCTGCGCGGCTTACCGCAATTCGGCGGTAGCCAAGTTGAAGAAGGCCATTCAGGCGGCGCACGATGATGGGAAGCATATCTGTCCGCCCCAGGATGATTTGATCGACCTTGCGCGAAGGGCGAGGGGCCTCGATCAGAGTGATTGCACCCTCACCAAGACGTGGCAGGCGTGTTCTCACGTAATCGCCATCCACATTCACCTGCACGGGCTTTACAAGAAGCGGCAGCAGCAGGGTGGTAAGAAGGCATTTGGGGAGATGAAGGCCGATTACTTGAAGAGCATCGCCGAGAGCATGGGACTGCCGAATGGGCCGCCCAAACCGCGCGTCTCGATGGATGGTACGACCATCTTCTACGACGACGGGTGGGGAGGCTACTGTGGCTGATGATTGCCAACATGTGTGGGAATCTTGGTTCACACAGATCGACTTTAATGTGAGTAGCGGATCGGGGCTTCGTTGTAAAAAGTGTGGAAAGGTTTTGACCCTTGACGACGTGGCCGACATTCTTAACGGCGAGGGCACGGCGCGCGAGCTGGCCCTTCCCGGGCCGGAGGAAAGGAAGAAATGATGAATAGCGATGCAAAGATGCTACGTCAAGACGTGAAGTCGGCTAAACTGAAGTACGAGGCGGCGAAGGCGCGTCTGGCGGCTGCTGAACAGGCTTGTTCACACGATTGGACGGAGCCGGAGTACGATCCGATCCGTTATAAGGGCTACCACAGCCTTGGCGATCCGCCGGGTACGATGGGAGTTGATCGGCGGCTGCCGCTTGATGTGCCATCGCGTACCGAGGATCGCTGGCGGCGCGAGTGTCGGAAGTGCGGTAAGGTACAGGTTACAACCTTTGTGAACACTGAGACGGTTGAGAATAAGACGCCGAGGTTTCCATCATGAGCCAGTGGTACCTCGACGTTAGCCGCTTCTTGGGAGTCATCACCCATGTTACCGTGCGTGACCGCGCTTACGATCTGGACGAGCGATGGGCGTCTTTCGACCTGGTAGTTGAACCGTCGGTGGCACGCAAAAAAAGGATGGTCAGAGCCATCGTCGACAATGTTGGCAGGGTGATGTTCGGCTTCAGTTATACGGGGTTTCGTCTGAACGCTACTCTTTTTCTTGGTCATACGCAGCAACGCGTGGCCGTCGTGACGGTGGAGCCACAGGCGAAGGGCTTCAAGGTAGAGGTGTTCTAATGTCGCTACTTTGTTCCGAGAAAGGGGAGGATATTGAGTTTGGTACACCGCTGTATGCACTTACACGAGGTGACTTGCCTGCTTACGACGCTGTGTGCGGTGAGGTGATTGAGGCGATACCTGAGAGCGCGAGGCTCCCCGAATCTTCCGGAGGAGGGGTCGACGTGCACGACGCCATCTCCTCGCGCAATTTTAACGGCGCTTACACGGTCAGTGATTGTCAGTTGGGGGAGTTTCTCTTCTCGGTGACGCGCGAGGACGCGGAGCGGTATCTTCCGAAATTCATGGCGCGTTGGCCACCAAAGATGATGGGCGTCCTCCAAGATCTCGTTGCTGAGGCGGAGCGATCCTAATCTATGGTTTACACGTTTTTATGAGTTCAAGTAGCAGTGGCAGATTGGCGGAGAGTTCCGACAAGTACCACCAGGCGGTGAAGACGGCTGCTGAAATGATGCCAATGCCGCCGACGAGATAGGTCAGGGCGATCTTGGCCCAGCGGGGTATCATGTCTTCTTTGGCGGCAAGTACCGGGATCTGTCGTTTGGAAATTGTCTTAATCTCGTCGCAGGATTCCTCTATTGCCTTTTCTAGGCCCTCGATTTTGTCGTCGTAGTGTTTGCGGTGATCTTTGAGGGTATTTCTGATTTCTTCCAGCATTAGGAAGCTTTGAGCGGGGTAGCCGTTAATGGCCTGGTCTAGGCTGCGCAAAAGGGCGGCCGTTTCCTGGCGGAAACGGTCGTCGAGTAGCAGGCGTTCGCGAGCTGTGCTTTCCTGAATTGCGGTGAGCTTCTCGGAGAGGCCGCTGATGATACCCTGTAGCTCCTGTCGTTCATTGAACGTTTTTTTTTCGTCCGGCATATTATTTTTCCTTTGGGAATCGTCATTTAAGGTGATACGCCGTCGTGGGTTACGTCTCTTGTGATGAGAATGCAAGCACGATGTCCGTTGTAAAGGGGGATCGCCCACAGGTCGTAGGACTTTCCTTCTTCAAGTCCCTGGTAGTTGTGTCGAATTTGGGTCTTTCGGGTGTCCATTGCGTTTATGCACGCGCACGGGGTGCATGGTTCGTCGTGTCCATGGATACGATAGCAATAGTTATTAAGGGGGTCCTCGTTCGGGGGATTACTCGGGTTGAATGGTCCGAGTTGTTGTATGGCGACTTTATTCCTCCAGAGGATGCGGAGGTCTTTAGCTAGGATTGTTACGCCGTCTTGGAGCGCTCCAAAAATCTCGAACATCGCGTAGGGAAACCCTTCTGTATTCCCAAGCGTCTTGACGAGGGCGCGCATTTGTTCGGCTTTTTGGATCTCTTTTTCGATGTCTTCTTTTATCGTTTTTAGCTCGTTGAGTGAACGTCCTTCGAGAACTGTCGGTAAAGGCACGGCAAACTCCCTGAGAAGTATGTTTTTCTGTCGCGCAAGCGAGTTCCTCCGTGCCGGTTCCTCGCGCCATGCGACTCCTATTCGTTATCTTGGCAGATGGTGTCCATTCGCCGTGGAAAAAATATTGGGATTCTAAAGATAAAAACTCTTGACAAACTCGGCTTAGTTCGATAGTCTTATTTTGGATTGGAGGAAGAATATGACTGACGCTGTTAAGACCACTACCGCCCCGAGTAAGGGTGATCTACGCGTGTGGCACATTCCGAACGTGCCGAACGAAGGTTTTCGCTGCTCTGTGGCTAACCTTGTCGAGGCGAAGATCGCGTTGATGGTTCTCGCCGAATATGATCTCTTCCTGGGTGAGAACATGATTGTCTCGAACGTCCAGGGCTTGGAGGTCTTCGAGGACGGTGAGTGGGTTGAATGGGAGGACGAGAACGGGTACTCCTTTACTGAGGTAATAGACCGAGAACAAGGAGAGTCGATTTGAAAAAAGGTGAGAAATATCTGGTTACGACCGCCTTCCCTGTTCGGTCGGGAGGGAAGAAGAAATTCTCCGTAATCGTCGGGACGTTCGTCAAGGTTATCAAAGTGAAGACAAACCGCGTGTCGTTCTCAGGTGAGGATGGCTACCGTCGTGAAGCTGACCGGGGGGCGTTTACTGCGTCCACCGAAGCGTTAGGGGGCACCGATGCTCAAAAAGGATAAGATTAACAACATAGGGGATGCCGTTATGCCGGGTGTCGTGACCAGCGGGGCGATTCAGGAAATCGGTGTGGTTGAGACGGACCTCGACCAGTTGGTGATCCGACCGAATTCGATCCCTGTCGACGTGCACTATTTCGATGGCTTTGGGAATGTGGAAATGGAGAGGTCGGCTCGGTGGGTGATCCGGTTTTGCCGGGCGCGTGGGCATTTCGGGCCATTCACCTACGATGAGCTGAACGAGGGGTGTCAAGCCGACGGACATTTGGGAGACGTGTGGCTCAATGGGCTCGACGATCAGAGACGACAGGAACCTTACTTGGTGAAGCGCGGCGACAAGCTGCACCTCACTCTGAACTTCATCACGCGTTGTTTGCTTGCAGGTTTGCGCACGTGCGCTGGAAGAAAGGAAGACTAACGATGGCTACACGAAAAAAGTCCGGCTGGTATTTCGTGGAAGTGATGCACGGGCCGGGGCATCAAAGTACCAGCAATCGTTGGTTCTACGGTATCCGCGTCGACGTGAAGGAGTCGGTAGAGAGGTGGATGGGGAATTTCAATGATCCAGTGGTTTGTCGCTTTCAAGCTAAATCGCTGCCGGATTGGAAGCGACGGCAGTTGGTTTTTGATAAGCTCGATGTGCTGAAAAGCTTGCAAGCGTCGCTCGAAAGATTAGGGGTGACCACGGCCTACCAGGTTGACGCCTCTACGATACCGCCGCGTCCGGAGGGACGACGTGATCACTGCCCCACCTGTCGGTCTCGGGGCTATCTCTACTTCAAGAAGAGAAACAAACGCCGAACGTGCTCGCGTTGTCAGGGCAGTGGACTCATTTATGTAACTGATCCGCCGCCGAAGACGGGTGTCAACCTTGACTTGAAGGTGATGCAGGATGCCAAGGTTGACCTTTTTGTGCGCGATGGCTTTAACCGCGCCTTCTTTATCGAGGAGGCGCACTATGAGGACCCGTTGTGGAAATCCCACCTCAAGGAGGGGTGGACGATGGGGCACACCCTTTACATGGTGCAGAGTAAGTTTGGCAAGTGGCATCAAAAGTTGACGGTGCGCGGGGGGTTCGTGTATGTCTGGACCTTTCGGCGCTTTGGCGTCGAGGTGGCGTTGCTGGTTGGAAAACGAAATGTTAAGTGGCTCGTGGATTCTCACAGCCACGACGGCGAGGATCGTGAGAGCTACGAGCGTTTAGGCAATCTCAAGAGTAATCTCATGATCGACGTGGCTCGGGGAATTTGGGGCGAGGAAAAGATATAAATGACACGACACGAACAGGCTTTAAGACTGCTTCAAGAGGCTAATAAAGAAGCATTGACTGCCGATGGTTTCGAGGAGGCGTTGATTGGCTATGTTGAGCGGTTCGGGCAGAATTCACTTGCTCTTTATGACCGTGAGCGGTGCATTGAAATATTGATGGGCCGTGATGGCATGGATCGAGAGGGAGCTGAGGATTTCTTCGAGTCCAATGTTATTGGCGTGTGGATGGGGGAGAATACTCCCGCCTTCGTGACGGTGGCAGAACTCACCCCTGGCGAAGCGAACTTCCGGCCGATCAGAATCGAGGTGCTGGGCCAGACCGGCGAGGAAGCATTTCCTTGGGTCTTCTCGATGGGTGGCATGGCTGCCTACCCAGGGGCTTTCCTGGGATGCGCCGATGAGACTGATGTGGCGGACTTGCTGTTCAAGGAAGGGGTGCTGTTCGCGCTTAAGCCAGAGACGCACCGAAACCCTGTGACCGAGAAGCTCGATGAGTTGCTCGACGAAGTCGATCCCGGTGAATGCTGCGATTACGGGGACGACCTGTTTGTGGTGCGCTTCGCCGACCGTTACCGGGCTGTCTCCTTCCTATGGCGGCTCAATTCCTACCTGAGAAGGGTGCTGAGCCGATTCTAAAAGGGAGGAACCGTGCCACGCTATACTGAGCATCAGCTTTTTCAACTTATCGCCAAACGGTATGCGGGGGACGCCTATGCTGTGCTGGCGAGTGTCCGGAATAAGACCGGTTTTGATGGTAGGATACGGACTGCCGATGCGGTGGTGATGTCGCTCTGGCCGTCGCGTGGGTTGTGGACGGCGGGGTTTGAGATTAAGTCCCAGATGAGTGACCTGCGGCGTGAATTGAAGGACGCGGCGAAGGCAGAGGAGATCGCCCGCTTCATGCACTATTGGTGGCTCGTCCTGGCTGACCGACGGTGGCTCGACAAGCTGGAATTGCCGGTGCCAGAAACTTGGGGTATTTTATGTCCGGATTCCGAGGGTAAAAAACTCGTGGTGGTACAGGATGCTTCCATCCTGGAACCGCAGGCGTGGACTGTTCCGTTTGTGTGTTCGCTCGTTCGTGAGGCGGCGCGTCAGGTGTCCGAAGAGGTGGTGATTGCGCGGCGAGTCGAGGAGGCGCGATCCGAAGGATACAGCAAGGGATACAAGGAGGGCGAGACGCATCAGAAGAACGTGGCGTCTTACCGGTTGACGGAACTGGAGGAGCTGGGGAAGGTCGTCGAGGAATTCAAGGTGCGTTCGGGCATCAAGGACCTGTCGCGTTGGGATGCGCCGAGGATTGGGGACGCGGTGGCTGCCGTGTGCCGGTTGATAGGTTATAACCATGGGTCGCCGAAGGATAAGCGACCGGAGGTGACCCGCGAATTGGAAAAGATGGGCGGGGCACTCTTACGCTTGGCGAGCGAGATCGACCATACGGTCTTTGGGTCCGAAGCCCCTGTTAATCTTACAGATGGCGATTAATTAAGAATTTTCATCATTGACTATCCCAAAAAGGTGTCCGCACTTGGTGTGACTGCGCCGTCGTCTTCCTCGTCGTCTTCAGGGGTGAGTACCTCTGGTTCGATGGGGGGCGGTTTGGGTTGGAAGCGTGGTTTGTTGGTGGCGGTTCGTATGATGTTTACGGCTCGGCTGAGGTAGGCGTGTTTGGAGATCTTGCGGCTGACGTTTGTGCCGAAGGAACCACCAAAGCCCAGAAGCAGCAACTCAGTCAAGCGCTCAGGTTCGAGGGCGGCGCAGATAACGCAGACGAGGGGAAAAAGCCATTGGAGCCAGTAGCTGAAGGAGGCGCGGTTCCGCGTTCGTTTGATGAGGAGGTCCTTCTTAGATTCCTCGATTTCGATGGCCCACTTTTTCCGCAGTTCCTCTGGTACATCGAAGGTGCCGTCGTATTTGAACTGGGCTTCGTTGGCGGCGGTGACAAAGAGAAAAAGGAACCGTCGCTTCTTCCGCTTGTCATTTTTATCGCTCATCGCCGCGCTCCCTCATCGGTATCTTCGTGCCGGAAGTAGTGAGAGTTAGAGCGTCGCTCTATCTTTCTTGGGTTAAGGAGGTTTTTACTGGAGTAAGATAAGATCGAATGAGGAGAATCTTCGGCATGAAGGATCATCGCGACGTGTTACAAGTGCTCGCCGAGTGGGGTGAGTCCGATCTGCTAGAGGCCGAGGGTGGTTTCTCCTACAACGTGTTCAGCACGCCACTGGCGGAGGCTCGTGCCTACGCCGAGGGCGTCTTTGAGCGGGCGGGACGGTTACTGGATGAGACGCTGCCGGGCTTCGACCGCAACTACAAGGCGCTTCAGGCTATCGGCGCGAAGACGTTGGGTGTGTCGCGCATCGACATGCCTGTCATTGAGCCCACCGACATGGCGGAGTTCGACCAGGCACTGAAGGCCGGACATATCGACATCTTCAAACCCTATGCCAAGGGAAAACTCTATACTCCGGTGCGCATGTCGCCCCAGGAGGGGATCGAGTGGGTTATCCTTGGCTTCAAGGATGGGCAGGAGAAGGACGACCGCCTGCGGGCGCAGTGGACCAAGCGTGCCGCACGGACGCTGCTGCCGACACAGAAACAGATTTGGTTGGAGAAGCTCATCGGGAACATCGCGAAGTTCGGGGTGCCGAGGTCGGGGTCACCGGTGTTGGAGACGACGATCATCGTGTCCAAGGAGGGCTACATCCTTGACGGTCATCATCGCTACGGGCAGGTCATGTTGGCTGATCCAGCATTGAAGATGCGCGCCCTCGTCGTACCGTTAAATGCTCGGCGGTTGCTTCAGATCGGTCGGTCTTACGGTACTGCCATTGGCAATGAACCGAAGGGGCGGCTGCGTTAGTCTTTTATCTTTTAGACATCTATCGTTTTCTTACAGGCTATCTTTTGTTGCGGCACGCGGGTTCGGCGAATAACGTTTCGCGCGTGTTGGGATGGCGAAGGAGATAGCGCACTCTGGTGAAGTCCAGGAGAACCTGCTCGTCGGGGGCGGGCCATGCGCTGTCCTCTTGATCGCAATCTTCATCTTCGATGCGGTCGAGGTATTCCTGGGTGTGTAGGGTAGGACCGTCCTCGTAATCGACTTCCACCAGTTCGGTGCCCTGGGGCCTTCGTTCTTCTTGGATGGTGCGGAGTGCCTCGGCAAAGTTCATGAGGCGACCACCTGGCTTGCTCTGTGGTTTGTATTCCGGTTGTGAAGCGAGCCAGCAGGCCAGGCGCATTAGGGCGTCCAGGTTGCGCTCGACTACGCCCCGGGTCAGGGCGTCGTTCGTTTGGTTGATGGCGGAGATTTCGATGGGGCGACGAATCCAGGGGAGCTTGCGGGTGCCGCTCTTGCAATAGCTTCGTCGGTTGAGGTCGCGTGAGCGGCCAGTTTGGAAGTCTTTGATGTGGGCGAATTCGTGGATCATCAGCTCGAAAATGTCTAGTGTGTACGGCCCGGCGTGTTCGCGGACCCAGGGGTGGCGGTAGTTCGTGATCACTATGGACAGGTAACCACCATCGCAGATAATCTCGCGATCCCATCGTTTATTGAACGCTGATTTGCCGTTCAGCACCCATAGTTTCACCCATAGCACTTTGCAGGCTTCTCCGTGCGAGCCGCAGTTGTGTCCTTGAGTTACTTTGATGGGCACCTTGGCATATCGTGCGCCAACGGCGCGGGCAGCGGCGGCTAGGAGGGGTTCGAGGAGTTCGTCGGGCACCTTCGTTCGGTTATGGAGCTTCATATTGAAACCTCTTTGCCAGCTTATCATTAGTTAGCTCGGTTCAGCTGGATTGACCCGAATATGCAACTATTATACCAAAACTCGTGCAGTTTGTCAAGAGACTTTTTTAGGTTGATATGAAAGCTCTTGACAAACGTGGTCAATTTTAGTAGGATCTGGCTTAAGAAGGAGACGCCCATGAAATGGAGCGGGAGTTTAGTGACAGACCTGGTGTGGGGCTATGGTTGCGCGCCGGAGTTCTTGACGGTGCGTCGGATCGAGCAACGTTCTTCGGACAGATTCATCCTCAAAGTGAAACCGACGGATGACCCTTTCACGGAGGTTGCTGATCTGGTAGTGACGTTAGATCAAGTCGAAAAAGATGGGCTCTTACGTGCATTGGAGAACTGTAAACATCTTCGGGTTGTTGAGGTGCAGAGTGGTCCGGATTTGCGGCTGTCCAACTGCGTCAAGTGGAAGGTGGATGTGCGGCCTGTAACGGCCGCCGATCAGATGGAATTGCTGTTGGTCGTTGATGATCTCGACGGTCGGACGGGAGCGCCATGATCCGTAAGATGAGAGTGGGCGATGTGACTCGGGCAACGGTGGTGGCCAATCGTCTTAGTACGGGGTGCGTGCTCGTGGTCGAGGAGGTATTGAAGGTACCAGAAAACGGTTCGGTGCCTCCTCGTTACAACGGTACGACGGCTGTTTGTTGCCTCGCCCTTGATACGGAGGGCCAGGCTTTCCCTTCCCTGCCTGATAATTCGCTGTTGCACTTCGTCGTGAACCAGCTGCTGTTGGTGCTTGCCTGCGACGGCGTGCGCGAGGGGGTGTGGGAGGTGCGGTTAGTAGTGGTGAATATGTTCGGTATTCTGGTCGAGCTGGAAAGACGGAGTACAAAAACTTTTGATAAACTTCTCGGTTGTGGTGCAGGTTGATTCGTATGGATGAGAAATCTAAAAGTGTGAACGGCACGACAAAGCTGGCCTTCAAACCGGAGGACCCTGAGTACGAGGCAATCCGCCGGATCGCTGAGAAGCAGGGTGTCTCTTCTGAGGAAGTAAATCGTAACGTCATGGCCGAGTGGCAAGCTCGTCTTCGGCGTGACGGCGGTACTCTGAAACTCTACGATCAAAAGGTTCACGGCGAGACCGTGGCCGTGGAGGTCGTTCGGCACGACGCACTTCAGTGGAGCCTGATAACGGCGGTGCTCAACGCTGGCACCGACACCGCCAGCGGCAAACACGTACCGATTAAGTCGATCATATCCTGGACTTTTTTCGTAGGCGACGACTCGACCGACGAAGAGCCCGCCATCCCCCGCTCCATCCTGGAACAAATCAAGGGGATGGATTATCGGCTGGTGGGGGGAGATGATAATAACTGGGTCAAGGGCGGCTCCAACAGCTTCCGACGCGTGCCCGTCGCGGAGATCGCTAACATCGACAAAGCCATGTCAATGCCGAGGTGTGTTGCTGAAGAGGCGTGGGACCATGTCGGCATCGTCAAGTTTCTCGCCGAGGCGGGCCAGCGCGGCTTCGTGCACATCGTCAAGCATGGCCTCAACCGCGAGGAACGCTTCAAGAGCCCCGGCGGGAAGCATATTTTCTCGGCTGAGCAGTTCCTGGAGTCGTGGCGCGAGGATCGGCAGAACCAGACGCGCCTCGAACGGGTACGAACGCTGAACGACTTTCTGCGGTCCAGCGAGAAGAAGAACCAGGTGAACTGGAACTACCAGCCGCCAACGGGGGTACCGCTTCCGCCGTGGCTGCCGAGGGAATACTGGGGCGTCGAGCATCCGATGGTGCTGCGCGTGCAAAACCTCCCTTGCTACTTCCACATCTACCAGATGGAGAAGGTGCGCGGTGTGCGGCTTGTTCTGGGCGTGGCGGGTCACCCTTCGAACCAACGCCTGTTGAGTGTTGCTAAGGAGGTCTTTGGCGTGCGCGACGACCTCGGCATTTCGCGGGCTTCAAAGGAATTGTGGGGTAAGGGGCTCGGCTATCTGATGACACTGGAAATCGCCCAGGATGGGGTAGTGCTTCGGCCAATGGTGTCTCACAGCCTGTACGAAAATTCCATCCTTTCTCCTGTTTTTGCACTTTATGATTTTGACCGTGCGCCGCGTCTCCTCGTTGACGAGGTACTGATCGGGGAACTGCTGAAGGTGTACAACAATCTGAAGGGTTTTGATCCTGAGCAGATGCCGTATCAGTACGGCACCGTAATGATTGGGAAGCAGGAGGTGCGCTGGCTGGCATCCGATGCGGGTGCGCAGCCGTGCGTGAAATTCGAGGGCGACGACCCCAGTAAAGAACGGCGTGAGTGGTGTCTCAACGGCGTTTACGCTCTCTTTACGGCGTTGGCGCAGCCGACTAAACTGATCGTTCTTAAACCCGATCCCCTTCCCAAGAAAAAGAACATGTTGCGGCGGCTCAAAAAGCAGGGCCGCAAGCACTTGCGCCCATTGCGGGCGCTTCTGTGGATCGAGGGGAAGACCTATCGCCCGTTGGAGATATTCAAGCCGCAGAAACCAAGCCAGTTCACCGGTAAAAAACGGGACGCTCATTTCGTGCGTGGGCACTTTTGGCTCTGTCCTTACGGGCCGAGGCGCAGCCAGCGTGAGCTGCGGTGGCGTAAGTTTCACGTGCGCGGTGTCGGTCAGGAGAAGGGGCACGACGTAGCCGTAAAGAAAGTTGACATTGAGGACATCCCTGGGGTGGCCTACGAGGAGGACAAATCATGAAACAAGGACGAGCGGCAGCCCAGGCTGCAAGATTAGTGCAGAATTTACGCCATGACTTCAAGGACCTATCGAGATTTTGTCGGGAGGCTCACGAGGTTACCCTCAACGACAAAAGGTGTCGTAAGAAGCTGTACAACAAGGTGTGGAAGGACGGTGTGCGGACTATCGAGGGTGTTTTAGAGCGGTGTGAGGCGGCGGCGGCAATCTTGGGACGGCGTGGTCTCAACGCGGAGATCCGCGTGGCTGCGCTGTGGTTCACGTTTTTTCGCTACGACGCTGAGAAAATCGAGGACGCGGCTAGAGTGTGCGAGCATAGGTTGAAAAACACTGCTTCTGAATACAATGTGGGTGAACTGCCTAAGATTCTCGGGGTCGAGAAGGCGAAGCCACTCGTGGTTTTGTGGCAACAATACGTCGATTTGTTCGGCGTTCTCGCTGCGCGTGTCGCGGACGTGCTTACCTACCGGCGAGCCATCCAACTGTGGGCGGCGTATGTTGCTACAGTGCGGAGGGACGAGTTGGCAGAGGTGGTTCGCGAGCTGCGGTGTACCAACCGGCTTACCCGCGACCTGGTCTTCAAGATGGTACACGGGGGCAGTCTGGAGGAGGGTTCGGTTTCCTTTGATTCCTTCAATTCCGACTGGAAAATCTATGAACATCACACGGAGTGCTGAGATGGAAATTATTCTTTGGTTCGTAGGTTCGATGGTGGTCTCATCCATCGTTACTTTCGTGATCTTGAGAATACGTGTCCGGAGGCGGGTGAAGAAACGCGGTTTGTCGGTGGGCGAATTGCTGCGTTCTGAGAAACAAAAAAAGAAGCTACAGTCCATTGAGACAGGATGGGTGGATGGGGGTGAGGAATGAAAATCCTTATGGGTTTCAATTACTTCATCTAGTTAGAGGCAAGGATGAAGCGCGACAAGCGGCAGATCGCTGGGTTTGAACCGATCCCCTCACCGAATGACTGTATGATCCGAGACGGGCGCACCGTTTCTGACTCATAAAGGAGAGCACAGCGGGAATAATAAAACTCTTGACAAACCAATCGTATAAATATATGGTTGGTCTGGTCTCTGCAACACTGAGAAGCGCGGGAGCGCGAGGAGACGAGCGATGATTTGGTTTTCGATCTTGACATTTTGTGTGTTTTCGGTGGTCTTTTTTCTGAGCCGCGTGGCGAAGAGGGAGTATAGAGACTTCAAGACCAAATATGATACGGCAAACCAGCAGCAACAACAGTCCAAATCGTACACTGATAGGGGGTTGGGGGGGTTGGCTGAGAAGGTGGATGAGGCGTTGTCGTCCTTCCGGATGTTTACGTTGGCGTCGAGGGGACTGTTCGTGCTGGCGCTGGTTCTCCTGATTATTTCATGTATCACCTTCGTCGATGCTGGGACGGTGGGTGTCCAGGACATGCTTGGCAATGTGCGCGACCGCGTGCTTAGCCCCGGCCCCGCCATAAAGAACCCCTTCGCGAAGATCGTGGAGATCAGCACTCGGACTGAGACTTACACCATGTCGGCCCAACACGGCGAAGGAGCTAAGCAAGAGGACGATTCGATCCCGGTACTCACGAAGGACGGCCTTCAGCCACCGGTGGACGTGACGGTGGCCTACCACGTGGTGTCGGCCGATGCGCCGTGGCTTTATAAGACCTTCGGTTTGAAGTACGTGGACGATATTATACGGCCGAGCGTTCGGACGGCGATCCGCAGTGGAGCGGCCGAGTTCAAGTGGGAGGAAATTTTCTCTACTCAGCGAAACGCCTATGCGATGAAGATCGAGACCAACCTGGCCAGCAGCGTCAAGGATCTGATCTCCAACCGGAAATACGACGGGATGGTGGTTGCCGTGGACCAGGTGATGGTGCGTGACATCCAGCCACCCAAGAAGGTAAAGGACGCCATCGAGGAGAAGCTCGCTGAGCAGCAGAAGGCCGAGAAGATGGAGTTCACGCTGCTGCGGGAGAAGAAGGAGGCGGAGCGCAAGCGGATTGAGGCTACCGGTATCCGTGATTTCCAGGCAATCGTCGTGCAGGGTGTGACGCCGTCGTTGCTCACGTGGAAGTGGTTGGAGGTACAGATGGAGATGGCCAAGTCGCCGAACAAGGTCTTCATCATCGCGGACGGTAATGCGCCGCCGATCATGATGCCCGCCAATTAAGGAGACGCTCATGGAATACGACGACAACTTCGGGTTTGATAGTCTCAGTGGCCTCGAACGCGCGGTGCTCCAGAGCGTCCAGAAACTGGCGAGTTCGTGTGATGAGGTGACGCTCTACCTGGCAATCGACGGTCTCGGAGGGGCGATCTGGCATACGGAGCATCATGCCGCCCACGGTCGCGTTAAATTGGACGTGGATGGCGAGCGACAGCTCGCTATCGCGCGGCGTCAGATTGAGATTATTGTGGACCACGTGACGCGTTTTGGCGTGCCAAAGCCGCCGCGAGACGCCACAACCGGCGTCGCCAACCCGGACTACTGGAAGTGGTTCCGGTGGTGGGAAGCCTGGAAGAAGGGTCTCAGCGACGACGAGTGGCGCGCTTTCGAGATAATACACACCAAGGCCCGGATGGGTGATATCTCGGATGAGGCGTACCATCATTTGCTTCCGCAGGGTAGTTGGAACGACGAAGGGGGTGGCGCTTGAGTAAGAAGCTGAAAAACTGGGCTGTTCGGCGCATCTCGAAGCGAGATCCCGCAGGGAGGTGCGCGGTTGACAATTGTGGCGCAAAGGCACGCTTTGTGATCTCCTTCGACCGACCGAATGGAGGACAGACGGATGAGCGTGTGGAACGTAGTCTTTGTGAGCGCTGTGCGGCTGTGGAGGCTACTCAGCAAGGCGTGCACCTGCCGAAGACGGATGGTTCGCGTTCCTGGGATCACCGCGTGGAACCCATCAATACCAAGAGTAAGGGGTATTGCAGCCTCCGCGACTGCGACGGCCGCGCCACCTACATGGCCTATTACAGCTATCGTGCGAAGGGGGACGGCCAGGTGGTGACGCCGGGAAAGAGGTTGTGTACGAGGCACGCCCGAGCGTTCGCCAATAAACACGCCGTGGAGTTCCCGGGGCCGGGCGGTAACCGAAGGATGCCCTTTCCGAAGAGTGACGATTGACGGAGGCAAGTGTGACAAAACCACAAGAAACCGGAGCAACTACGAGGCTTATCTGCCGTTTCTCCGTCGAGAAGTACAACGGTGTAGTCATGATGCCCCCAGCAAGGAAACCCACGGATTTATCCGTGGGAGGAATTGCTTATTCTTATTGACTTCCTGTTTGACGATATCTATACTTGACGCATGAAACTCGTCGTAAATCTCAAATTGATACCATCTACCGAGCAGGCCGAGTTGCTCAGGCGTACACTGGAAGCATGCAATGCTGCTTGTAACTGGCTGTCCGAAGCTGGCTGGAAAGCCGGGGTCTTTCGACAGTACGATCTCCACAAACTTGCTTACTACGAAGTTCGTGAACGGTTTGAGATGACCGCCCAAGCCGCCGTCCGTTGCATTGCCAAAGTTGCCGACGCCTATAAACTCGACCGGAAGGTTAAACGAACCTTTCGTGAACACGCCGCCCAACCCTACGACAGTCGCATCCTCCGCTTTGTCAAAGACGACGAAGTAAGTTTGTGGGTCATCGGCGGTCGAACAAAAATCCCTTTCGTCTGCGGTGAACGACAGCGGAAACTCTTGCCCTTCCGCAAAGGCGAAATTGACCTGATGTTTATTCGCGGCAAATGGTATCTCGCTGTCGTCTGTGACATAGATGAGCCCGATCTTATCAAAACCACTGACGTTCTCGGTGTCGATTGCGGCATCGTCAACCTCGCCGTCGATAGCGACGGGAAAACTTACTCCGGTGAGGCTGTTGAAAAGAAACGTCAGAAACACACTCATCGACGGAAGAACCTGCAACGAAAAGGAACCAAGGCAGCCAAGCGAAAACTCCGCCAGATTTCCGGCAAGCAATCCAGATTTCAAAAGAACGTTAATCATGTCGTCTCTAAATCCATCGTGCAAACGGCGAACGCTACGAGCCGGACTATCGCTCTCGAAGATTTGAGTGGTATCCGATCTCGAATTAAGGCCAGCCGCCGTCAGCGGGCACGTTTGGGAAATTGGGGATTTGGACAACTGCAAACCTTTGTTTCCTACAAGGCTAAATTGGTCGGTGTTCCCGTGGTCTTTGTTGATCCGGCCTACACCAGTCAAACTTGTCCAATCTGTGGGTCGGTCGATAAACGGAACCGACCGACCAGGGATGAATTTCAGTGCATCGACTGCGGTTCTGCTGGCCCAGCCGATCACATCGCCGCACGGAACATCCGTGCGAGGGCTGTCGTCAATCAGCCGAACATCGGTTTCAGGACCGATAAGGTAGCGAGTTCTGCACATGTGGTGTCCCTCAGTTACAAGCCCACGAATTTATTCGTGGGTAATTGACCAACCTACTGGACGACCTCGCTGAGGCGTTCGAGTACGCCGGTCGTAGATACGAAAAGCACGGCTATCCCACCGCCCTAACGGGTGGTCTGACGATCAGCTCGGTCCAGGCGGCGGTCGATGAGAACATTGCAAGTATGAAAGCGGATTTCCTCGCGGAATTAACGCAGGCTAAGCACCAACTTGTCGCTGCTTTGTTTGACTCCGGCACTAGGATCACAAAGCCGGGGTATTTCTCCAAGTTCAGCGAGGATGGGAAGTTCCTGGAAATCTGGGTATGGGTCGAGAAGTACCCGAACACCATCAAGGGTTGACGATGATCGTTGAGACGACCGGCGACATCTTCGCGTCTGGTGCGGAGGCGCTGGTTAATACCGTAAACTGTGTGAGCGTCATGGGGAAGGGCATCGCCCTCGCTGTGAAGCGGCGCTTCCCGAAGGTTTACGCCGACTATCGGTACGCTTGCGAGGTTGGCCTCGTCGCGCCGGGTCATATTTTCATCTCGGCAACCGGTTTGTGGCCGCCGGAGGGTCCGCGCTTCGTTGTGAATCTGCCGACCAAACGTCATTGGCGTGAGCCGTCGAGGCTTGATGACGTGCGTGCTGGGCTCGTGAGTTTGGTGAAAGTGCTTCCTACGCTTGGCGTTATTTCGGTGGCGGTACCTGCGCTTGGCTGCGCTAATGGGGGGCTTGCCTGGAATGATGTGCGGCCGTTGATTTTGGAGGCCCTGGAGGCGCTCCCGTTCCTCGTGTTGGTCTATCCGCCTCTATAACAAAACTCTTGACAAACTCCTTGTAATTTGATAGCCTGGCGGTGGAGGTGAGGTTATGGAGATGCCTGAAAAAATTCAGCAAGCAGTGACCACCCTAATCAAGGACAAGAGCGAAGATCTTGTGACGCTCGGGATGTTGGTGTTTGACGATGCTTGGGGCATTGTGCGGAAGAAGATCGAGTATGTCCTGACGAAGGGTGAGCAAAGCCCGCCCGTTCTGGTGCTTCGATTGTCCGATGGCACCTACGAACTTGTGGAAATCAATAAATGGCCGCACAATATACAGAAGCACGTTCTCGTGGATCTCATTACGAAGGCTGGTCTTTTGATTGGAGAGAGGCGGGTCGTAGGGGCGGTCGTTTTTAGCGAGGCTTACACGGCTTCCATACCGGCGCAGGGTGGCTTCGAGAACAACGAGTTGGAAGAAGGCGAGGTAGCCGGGAGCCGCGAGGTGTTGCTGGCTGCTCTATTCGACGGGCTCATCGACAGCGCCGAGACATACGTGGCGAACATCGAGCGCCCGTTCGAGGGCGAGCCACACCTGGGCGATTGGGAATGCAACTTCGCGGCTGATGACGATCTGATTGAGGGCCTTGCCATGGGGGCGATGATACACAATCTGTACCTCTTGGGTTTTACCCCTGAAGTTCTGGAACAGATTCTACAGGTAGCGGAGTCCAACTGATGAAGGGACCTTACGACGGCAAGCTAACCACGTACTACTTCGGGACTGAGGGTGGTAACACGTATTCCTACGGTTGGAAGACCGAGGCTACTTCGTTGGCCAAGGCAATTCTGCGCTTCCGGGTTGGTTGTCTTTTCCCCTTTCGCCATGCTGACAAGAAGTGGCACGTGTATCGTGAGGGTGTCGATCCGAAACATTACTATCGCACCGAGGACATCGTTGGCACGAAGCCTGGGGCGACTCTTGAGGTGTATGTTAAGGGGAAGGTGGTAGCTACCATCCCCGTTGAGAGCGACGCCGTTACCATGGACCCGCGCTCTTTGTTGCCTCTTACTGCTATTGAAGCGTTGGAAACCTCCGCGTCTGAGACGGCCATCGAGCCATCGCGATTGCCGCCGTCCCTCCATGGGCTGCGCTCTGCCGACCGGCGCGAGGTAACCGGGCGTGTATTAGCGCTCGAAGCACAAATGATGACTTTGGAACGGCAGAAGCGGGAGCTTACGGAGCAGGTATCTGTCATGAAGGCTGAGATCGACGAGCGGCTTAAAAAAATTTGGATGATCGAGCTGTATCTCGGTAGTCAGGAAGAAGTGGTGCAGCTTGCAAAGGGTGCGGCCGCTCCCGTTGATGAATTGATTGGCGTGCGACAACGCGCCCTTTGCATGGATGAGGAGATCGCCGTGTGGGCGTGGAACCATCGGCCTGAATTCCTCGATGCCGGGCGCAAGGGGTTTAACTACCAAAATATTAAGGACTTCGATGGGTGGCTCACGGCTGATCCAAGTCACCTTGATCAGGTGCTTCCCGAACGCAAAGGCATCGTGGCTCTTCGTGTTCGCCGTCATACCCGGAAGAGCGAAGGCAAGGATATTATCGGGCTTTGGCAGGAAGTGAGCGAAGATGCAGCCGATAAAATGACCTATCTCCTTATTCGTAATGGTGAGAATGTCTATCGGCTTTGGATCGACACGGTTATTTGGCCACGCTTTTTCCCGCGTAGGAATGAGTTTGATTTCGCAAAGCGTAAGGAGGATCATTTCTTCCGAGAAGAAGATGCTAAGAAGGAGATGGAGGGATACCTGCGGGGCCTCGTCGCTCTTCAAGGGATGCTTGATCGTTCTACATTGTTTCAACCGCTGCCTCCGGAAGCGAAGATTAGCGTGTTTGATCCTGAACACGCCGAAAAATACCTGCGACTGATCCGCGACGACGAACCCGCCCTTGTAGCCGATACCACCGTCATGTCGTGGTATGAGTATATGAAATGGCTTCAGGATCAGGTGAGGGTGGGGGCGCGGGTGTTTTACGTCGGGCCGGAGCATGGCGATTCGGAGGACAAACTCTACCGCCGTACTAACATCCAGCGGTTGAGCACGTGGCCCAAACGTAGCGAGGTTTATGTCGTGGACCAGGTGCATGATCCGGATGACGAGCGCTATTTTGGAGATCGTGGCGACCTCAATTTTCTGTATCTGCCGGACGAGACGGTGTGGGAGTCGGAGGGTAGGTGGGGCGACAAAGTTTACGATCCCCATGATCGGAAGACGCGGGTGCGCTTTTGGGCATTCCGTGATGAGGTTATCCCCATCGATGCGATCTCGGTACGCTACCTTGATCATCTCGTGAACGACCGGTCGCAGCGTGAGCACTACGCTAGTTCGTTCCTGATGCTGCGCCGGTGGAAAAGGGTACGCGAAGTTGAGGAGAAGCACGAGAAACCCTTCGTGGATCTTGTGTTGCAGCAGGCGGGTTTTGATTCGCGTGATCTGACAAACGCCGAGGAGGTGTGTCGCTGTCGTCGGCTCGTCCGTTGGTGGAAATTGAAGACAAAGGTCGGACGCACTCTCAAAATTGACGAAGCGAAGGCTCTCCGTATGATTTTGGCTGCCTTTAAGCGGGGTCAGGACTATGACGACGACCCCGAAAAGGGCCTCCCTGCTCCTCAACACATTAAAAAAATCGACTAGACTTCCCTCCTCCCAGGTAAGATAGGTGTGGTAGAAGTTATCACATGGGAGGTGTGCGCTTGAAACTCGATGATAAATTAAGACAGGTGCTCAATCGTCAAGGGGTGTCCTTCGTCGACGCCCTTGTGGCATTTTTGGTGAATACTTCTCTGGGGAGTCTTCGAGCGGTAGGACGGCTCGGTGAAGGGGTAAACCCTGACATGGTAGGAGAGTTGAAAGACCGCCTTACCACCTTGACCGACGAGGAGATTGACCAGGCTGTTTTGCGGACCGGCGTTGATCGCGTAGTAGTGGAATTGGCGCTTGGTCAAATACGTCGGTGGGGAAAGACACTGACGCTTGCGGAGCGTCTTAATGCGGGAGACTTTTTTGTGGCCGACTTGACTCTGGAACACGACACCACCGATAAGAATCTGCCCGGGTGGTCGGAGTTTCAAGAGATGATGCTGCTTGACATCCACCGTGCCTTAACCGATGGTCGTATGACCGACGTAAAGGTACGCGTAACTTTCGACAAGATTGACGATTGAGAGGTGTGGCCATGAGCGAGAACGGGTATTTCACCGTCATACGAAAAGATGGAGAGGGATTTAAGGCGTTTATCTTGGGTCTCGATTTCTTGCACGTGCGTGGGCGTACGGTTGAAGAGACGAAGAAAACAGCCCAGGAAGCTGTTGCGTTGGTGGTGAGCGACGCCCGTGCGCGCGGCGAGGATCTGCCCGAGCCCGGGGGGAAGCCGTCCGAAGGCGATGGCGAGATCATCTTCATCGAGATATAAAATGAGTAGCAAGCTGGATTGGGAAGAGTATCGGGATCTCGCTCAGGGTGTTCTGAACGATCTGCCGTTGTTGCCGGATAAGGCCGAGGAATTCGTGACCAAGCTCGACGAGAAGTTGACCTCTATGATCGAGTGGATAGAGGAGGAGGAACACATCACCGAATCGATGGCTGATTATATCAGCGATAAGCGCGCTGCTGTGGATCAGTGGTTGGAGAGGTTGGGATTTGCCTGAGTTTCGGTAAAACGAATGAGAGGAAAAAGTTGTGGGTGAAAATCAGCTTATATGCCCCTACTGCAAACGTAGGGTGGGCAGTAGGGTAATAGACAGTCGTCCGAAAAGCGTCGGTGGGGACGAGGTGGGCACCAAGCGTAGACGTAAGTGCTTGGGTTGCGGGAAGCGGTTTAGTACATTAGAGGAAGCGGTGAAAAAACTTGAGACGGTCGAGGATCACGACGAGTTTCTGTGGTGGTGGAATATGGAATCCAAAAAAAGACGCATCGCTATGATGCCGCAGATGGTTAAACTCATCGACCTGGGTGTCGAGCGGCTGGGTCAAAAGGGAGGCGCAGCATGAACAACAAACCGGTTTTGAGACTGGGTTCCACCGGCGAGTCGGTGGAAGAACTCCAACACATTCTGATCCAACAAGGGTACGGCTTTGGCCAGCTCGTCGTTAACGGGCTGTACGACGAGGTTACTGAGGATGCCGTGGGTTATTTTCAAATGACCCACATCGGTGAGGACGGCGAGTCGTTGGAAATTGACGGTTGGGTGGGGAAGAACACTTGGTGGGCGCTCTACAATCATTCGGGTGTGTCGCAACGCAATTACTTCGACCTGTATATCCCCGATGACATCGGCGAGAGCCGGAACGTCCCCTGTTGAAGGTTGCTCTGTTTGAGCATCAATTCGGCGTGCACGAGGAGCCCAACGGCTCTAACTGGGGCGATGGGGTCATCAAGTACGGCGGCGAGCCTGGATGGGCCTGGTGCTGCCTCTTCACTTCCTGGGTGGCAAATCAGGCGTTCAACGGTTATCCCCTTAATGCGAAGTTTGCTTCCTGCTATCAGGCGTGGAAGCAGGCTGTGAAACTTGGTTTTACTAAGATGAGCAATCCGGTTCCCGGCGATCAGTTCATGATGCTCTACACCAACTCCGCCGGACAGTTAAAGGGCACTGGTCATACCGGTTACGTGCTTGCGGTGAGCGAGGACGGCAAGTGGATCAATACGGTGGAGGGGAATGCTGGGAACCGTGTGAAGATAGGTAAGCGGTTGGTCAGTCAGATGTATGGCTTTATCAACTTTTTCGGGGATGCTGGTTCGCTTGGTCAATGGAAAGTTGGTTTGGTGGGGAACGCTCCTTCGACGGTTAATGATGGAACCCGTTGAGGTTCGACTCGCAGTAGTCGGTAGCCGTGGGTGGACCAATGAGAAGACGACGTTCGACGTTTTGGATGCGTTGGCTTCCCGCCTGAAGGTTGGTGCGGTCGTATCTGGTGGTGCAGCGGGGGCGGATTCTCTGGGTGAAAAATGGGCGCAGGCACGTGGCTACAAGGCTTGCATTTACCACCCTGATTGGAAAAAACACGGCCGAAGCGCCGGATTCAAGCGAAATTCCACCATAGTCGAGAACTGCGACGTGCTGATAGCATTCTGGGATGGGCTTTCGCGGGGGACACTGGATACTCTGCGAAAGGCACGCGGGAAGCCGCGTCTGCTGGTGCGGTCGGATGGCGTGTGGCAGCTCTACGCGCCGGGGGAGGAGGTACGTTGAGCGCAGTGGTCTTTTGGGTGCCGAGTGCGAGGAATCGCGTTTTCGTGGCCGCTTCGTTCGAGGAATTCAGGCGGTTCTCTCGGGACGTGCTTCCCCTCGATCTGCTAGACTACCTGGTTGCGACTGATATAGAGGGCGCGCCGGAGGGTTCGCCTAAGCTGACGCCCTTCCTGTCGCCCGAGGCCGAGCAGACGGTGTACCATTTCTTCCAAGAGGCCGCCGGTGCGGCTTTTGCTGTGGTGGTGACGGGCGGTCTGGGGGACCTCGACGAGGTGCTCGCGGAACGAGGTGATACTACGCTCATCGTGCCTGTAGGAGTAGGAGAGGAGCGGTACCTGGACATCCTTGCGTTGGCTGAGCAACACCAGACGATGGCACTCCTAGACCCCGCCTGAAAAAATCACATAAAAACTCTTGACAAACCTTCTAGCTTTTGGTAGAACTGCGCCTATGAAGAAGTACACCAACACAACGGCTTCGATTCAAGGCACCTTTCACGCCAAGCAAAACCTCAACCTTCAGGACGGCGTTTGCACGCGAACAGCACTAAGGCGGGACGCGGGTGGCGCTCTGAAGCACCTTACCGTGGCGGTTGTTACCGATGGTTGTGGTTCGGGTGGTCACTCGGAGGTGGGGGCGTCGATGCTTGCGTTACGGTTGGTTAACGATCTGTTCGCCCTGGTTTCCAAGAAATTTCACAACCTGTTACGGCGTGACGATTACGCGGAGTGCCGGTTTGCCGGTGAACTGAGTGACTTCATCATTGAGCGTACCAAGCTCTTTGTGGCTGACACCATGCGCTGCGTGGGGTTTGATCTCGGGATCAACTGCCACCGGGGCGACCAACTTTCCTTCCTCAGCCATTATCTGTTGTCTACCGTGCTGTTCGCGGTTACTGTGGATGACCAGGCATGGCTTGGCAGTTGTGGCGACGGCATCCTCTATGCGGAGGTGCCTGGTGCGCCGCCGGTGATCGACCTTCATATCGTGGACCAAGACAACATGCCTCACTATCCGGCTTATCATTGGGTGCCGAGTTCGTGGCTTACCAAAGGCCAGCGATCCGTTATCACCATTCCGGAAGTGCACTATTATGTGGGTGCCAACCGACTTCTGCTGGCGACCGATGGCGCGGCTCGCTTCTTTCAGGAGGGCCGCGTTGAGGAATTATTCAGCTTCGAGGGTGAGAAGGGGTTACAGCGTCGCTTGAACTGCGGTCATCCTTACTCTGCGCCCGGTGGGAGACAACGCCCCAAATGGGCGGTCGACGACGACGCCACCATACTGCTGATGGAACTGATACAGATCGGTAGTGAGGAGGAGGGTGACAATGTCTCTGTTGAGTAAACGCAATGCCGAGGGCGGTGTATGGCCACTTCCTCTGGGGCCGCTTTGGCATATTCACGACCCCGACGGGAAGGTGTTGCCTGTGACGGGCATTATTTCGCTTGAGGCTATGCTAGCGGCGGTTCGGTACGTTTATCCTGATACTCCTTGGGCGCAGGAATATGCGAAGTGGGAGGAAATGAAGGCAGATGGATACCGTTGTGTAGCCAGGTGGGCAATCCATGACTTCGATGACCGCTTACAGATTAGCCAAAAAGAGTGGGTTGAACGCGATCCGCAGTGCGCGTGTGATGATTGGCGTGCCGATATGTGTGTCTGTGATGGCACCTGTTCTTGTCATTGGGAAATGAAGGGGGAACGGCCTGAACTTCCGAGGAGGGATCAACCTTGAAGGTTGTTATCCAGGGTAATACCGTAGCAATTAAGCAACGCGACGTGCTCGGCTCGGGAGGCGAGGGTTTCGTGGCTCGGCTATCCGATCCCAACCAGGTGGTCAAGGTCTATCATCAGCCGGAAGCACGACGCGCTCAGAAGATCGAAGCGTTCTTACGAGGAGGCTTCGGTTGGCCCGCCAATGTCCTCGCCCCGCTTGCCAAGGCGTGTAACCCGCGCTCAGGGAAGATCGTTGGGTTCGTCATGGCTGCCGCCAAAGGCGGTGAGGAAGTGTATGCCCTCGGTAACCGCGACTTTCGGAGGAAGAATGGTATCACCGTCCGCGATGCGCTCAAAGTCGGAGTGCACGCCAAGAAGACCCTCGATGCGATTCATAAGCTGGGGGTGGTGGTCGGCGATCTCAATGATTTGGGCATCCAGTTCAACAAGAAAAGGGAGACTGCCTGGTTCGACGTGGATTCCTTTCAAATACCGGGCTTCCCTTGTATTGTAGCGATGGAGAGCTTCTTGGACCCGGATCTCTATGACAAGGCTTTCAACGATGGTAGCACGTACTTCTCGGTTGAAAGCGACCTGTATGCCTTTGCCGTTATCTTGTTCAAATCATTGTTCCTGGTTCACCCTTACGGGGGTAACCACATGAATCTGCGGGACGTGCCGAGCCGGGTGCGCGAGAAGATGGACGTATTTCATCCCGACGTGCGGTTGCCCAGGTGGGCGAATTCTCCGCAGATTATGGGGGATGATCTGCTCCACGTCTTCCACCGCTACTTCGCGAAGGGGGAGCGACCGCCGATCTCGCTGGCGTTCCTAGAGCAACAACTGGCGGGCCTCCGAAACTGCCCCAAGTGCGGAGCAGTGTTTTCCAGCACCCGACCCACCTGCCCGGCCTGTGCCGAGGTTGTTACTATGGTGCAACTGCCGGGGGTTAAGCCGACCGACAAGGTCATCGGAGTGGGCAACGTGGAGTACACGCAGTGGTTCCAGACCCAGGGCGAGATTCTTTACTGCCAGACGCTTGGTTCGAACGAATACGCTTGGATCGTTCACGAGGCGAGCGGTATCGAGTTGTACCGCTGGCGCAACGGGCGCGTCATTAAGAAGACGCACGTGTATGATCAACACATCCACGGTTTTAGCTTTGCGGTTACCCGTAATCTATTGGTGGTGGGGAAGGACGAGGAAATTGCCATCTTCGCGACCGACGGTGACCGCGTACGCGAGTTGCGGCGGCTGAAGACAGGCACTTTCAATGGGCGTCCGGTCTTCGCTACGTCGAGCGACAGCGTTTATCGGATGATCGGGCTCCAGGTACTCGTCTCCAAAGAGGATGATCTGTTGAAAGATCGTTTGAACGAATATCAGACGGTAGCGGCAGCCGAGAATCAGACATGGCTGCAAGTGAGTTCCAAGGGCACCGTTGCAGGGTTCATTCGTTTCTTCAACGATACGCGCTGGTTCCTGCGGTCGAAAAAAGGCAGGTTCGACTTGGCTGTGACCACCATACAGGCCAAGGCGAGGCTGGTGAGTGCCTCGGTGAGATTCGACGATGAGCGAGGGACACTTCTCGTTATGCGCCGTGCAATTCACGCCGATGGCTCAGAACATTCTTACCTTGACGTACTAAGCAGTGTGGATGGGACGCGCGTTCGTTCCTACGAGGAGGACGCCAATCGCTCGGATAACTTGAGAGACGTTCATGGACGAGTGCTCATGGGACAGTCGGTGCTTCATCCGACCGACCGGGGCATCGTTTTAGAAATAGATCGAATGACGGTTAAGGAGTTCCCAGCCACGGATGTCTTCATCGATGCGCGAGATCGCTTGGTTCCGCACGCCGATGGGATATTGGTGGTTGGCGAGAAGAAAATCGGCCATCTTCGTATGGTCGCCAACAAGAGGCAGTAAGCCAAGAGGAGTTTCAGATGAGTAAACCGAATCCGTTTCCGCAGTTTTTCCGAGACGCGATGGCCAGCGATCCCGACCGGGCGGGCAAAATGTTCCGCCCGAACGAGGACACCATCATCGCCGCCGCCCTTCAGTCGACCTGGGAGCCTTCCGCCCGCGATAAGAAGAAGGGCAAGCAAGTTGCTCTGTTGATGATCGACCCGCAGTGCGACTTCGTATTCCCGGCAGACGCCGAGTTCCCGGGATCACTGTCCGTGCCTGGCGCGGTTGGCGACATGCAGCGCGTCGCCGAGCTGATCTACAAGTATGGTGATCAGATCACCCGCGTTTTCGCGTCGTTGGACACCCATTACCTTTACCAGATTTTCCACCGCCTGTGTTGGAAAGACAATGCGACCGGTGGCCCGGTGACGCCTTGGCGCGTCATCACCGATGAAGACATCAAATCGGGTAAAGTGAGCCCGCTGTTCGACCCCCAGTGGTTGGCCGATTATCCGGCGAAGCTCGCGGAAACCAGCAAGAAGTTGTTGGCCATCTGGCCGGAGCACTGCTTGGAAATCAGCGCGGGTTCCGCGATGGTACCCATCGTCGCCGAGGCGATCATCTTCCACAGCGCCGCGCGCCGTTCCCAGGTGAACATCCTGCGGAAGGGTAACGAGCCGCGTACCGAAATGTACGGCATTCTTAAGCCCGAGGTCCTGGTTCCGGACTCCCAGTTCCCGACCGCTCACGGTCTGAACCAGGGGTTCCTCAAGGTCCTCTCCGATTACGACGAAATATGGATCGCCGGAGAAGCGTCCAGCCATTGCGTGTTGGAGACGTTGGAGCAGCTGTACGAGGAGTTCGCCGCGAACTCGCCGGATGCGCTGTCCAAGGTTCGCATCCTGACCGACTGCACCTCGCCGGTGTCGCCGATTCCGGATGGACAGGGTGGCATGATTGATTTCCCGGCCATCGCCAAAGCCCGTTTCGACTTCTTCCAGTCGCAGGGCTTCCAACTCACCACTTCGGCCGACGTAGCTCAGTAATCTGAGTCTACGAGTCGAGAAAGGATAACGAGCTATGAAAAACAAACCAGATCTCCGCAGCAGTACCTCGGTGGCTGACCTGAAGGATAAGCTCTCGCAGGCGGTCTCCGGTGGATTTATGAACAAAAACATCTCCGACCTCCTGATCGACGGTTTGGACGATCAGACGGTGATGGCGACCGTGCAGGCCGTTTCGCCGGATACCCTTGATACAGAGGAAGCGATTCTCCTCACCTTCATCCTGGATGAGTCCTCCTCCATGTCGCCGCACCGCGATCTGGTGGTGGCGGCTCTCAAGTCCATCATTACCGACCTTCAGGGCTACAAGCAGTCGGACGCCATCCTGGTCTCCGGGTGGACCTTCAACACGCAGCATCAGTTAATGTTCGCCCACAAGAAGATCGCCGACGTGACCGACGACTTCGACGCCTACTCGCCCAGCGGCATGACCGCCGAGTACGACGCCGTTAAGTCCGCCCTCACCTCCGCGCGTGCCTACGCACAGGATCTGATGGATAATGGTTACCGCGTGCGCCTTATCACCGTGGTTTTCACGGATGGCGAGGACAATTCTTCCCGGGCTACCACAGCCGAGGTGAAAAATCTTAGCCAGGCTCTCACTCAGGAGGAAATCGCGGTGCTGGCTTTGGTCGGTTTCAAGGGTTACGACCAGTTCTCGCCGCAGAAAATGGCGGGTGACATCGGCTTTCCGAACGTGCTGGAGCTGGATTTTAAGGACGATACAGCCGTGCACGCTTCGATCAAGAAGATGACCGGAATGCTCTCGGCAAGCGTTATTCGCGCGAGCCAGACGACGGTTGCGGCCAGCCAAAACTCGTTCTTTTCGTGACGCCAGTTTCCTCGTCTGGTAAGTTAAGAGTAGGAGGACGAGGATTATGGAGACGCGACACGATGTTAGGAAATCAGATGGAAGCCGGTCGACCGTGCACATTTCTAAAGGTGAGCGGTCGACCGGCTCTAGTGCTTATCATAATTTTAACTTCCGCGTGGAGGATCTCGGGGGGAAGAGCACGGGTATTCGACCCCGATGTTCTGTTTGTCATCGCCATGTGACTACTATTCGGGCGAAGGCGGATGATCTGTGCACCTCTTGCCTGGCGGCGCTATCGCACGCGCTGGGCGAGGCACAGCGCACTGCGGGTGAACGTGGGAAAGAAGGAGATTAAAGCGTGAATGAACAACAAGGTGCGAGTAGCCCCAAATTCCTGTTTCATAATTCGGTGCGTGAAAGGCCGGGTTATACGGCCTTTTGGACATTGCTCCGGCGTGCGCGGCTATGTCCTAACTGCGAGGCAATCTTCGATTCCTCCTTCACCTATTGCCCGTCGTGCGGCGCGCAACATGCCTTCGACACCATTTCGCTGCTTCAGGTTATGAACCAGGCTGAGCTGCGCGTGGATAAGTACGGCGAGACGCATTCGGTAAAGCCCAAGACGCCTCCTATCAGGAAAGCCTACGATGATGAGATGTTGAGGGCGTCGCTTATGGAACAAGGCCCTGGCGAGACGCCGTACTTTTATGATGCGTTTGCTTGGAAGAGACCTGGTTCTTTGTCTTTGCTGTGGTTACAGTTCTCCGACGCCGTTGGCGATCTACTCAAAGTCGCTGTGTTCGTGCTCGATAAGCTCAACATTTGGGCTTCTCTGACTGAGCGCCTGAGAGGCATAGGTAAGACGGCGGAGAAAGAACTACCAAAGATCGAAGGGACAGAACACAAAAAAATATCTGGGGCAACAGAAAATGACATTACAAGCGATCAAAGTTCCGTCGAGTGATAAGGCCAGATGCGTAGCTTGTGGGACAGACCTTGCGCCTACTCAGGGACCGCGCGAGATCTTTGTCCGGAAGAGCAAGGAAACGAAAGCTGTGCTGTTGGCTTGCCAAGATTGTCGACCTGTGCTGCCAGAGGCGTGGGCACCGGCAGTGCTGGATAAGCTTGACAAGGAGAGCTTGAAGATTGAATTCACTGGTCCCGAGGCGGTTGTGAGTTTAGACATCGCTCAGCAGGTGTTGTCGGATGTGTCTCAGAGGCTGGATGAGTTGGTGCCGTTGCCGGGGTTGTCGAAGGCGAATGAGGTGCCTCTTTCTGTCTTTACAGTACAAATGACGCGGATACAGCTACAGCTTCTCCTTGGTGATGCCGCCTCTAAAGCTCGGTGCCGCGTGAAGGGCGGCGGCTTCATCATTCCGGGCGATCTCTGTCTGAAAGTGGACGACGAAGTCCTCAAGGAAGGCGATATGTTTCGGGGACTTCGTGTGATACGCGACCGCGATCTTATTGCCAAGGATACGCCGTTTGCTTATGTGGCAGATGCACCGTCGGTGGCACGTGGAGGCCGGTTGGCTGTGATACGCTTCAGACAGTCCGAGAAGGGGGTGAAGCGGTCTTTCGCCAAGAAGTTCTTTGTGGATGAGAAGGAGCGACGCTTTATCTTAGAGTTGCTCGGAGAACCGGTGCCCGTTGACGATACCGCGCTGTCCCATGGCGAGCTTTGATTGATGTTGATCTCCCGCGCTCAACTCGCTCGTGCAAAGAAGCTGAAACTCCCCAAGTTATCGGAAACCGAGCCTAATACCGGCACCGTCGTCTTAGATGTGACGGCGAAATTCGGGGTAGGCATCGGTAAGCTTTTCGCCCCTACTTGGCAGATGGTGATGGGGGTGAAATCCGGTGAGATGTCGCTGGCGGCCTACGCTGCTCGCTATCGGGACATCTACTTGGCTGCTCGGGCTTCCGGGGCAGTGCAGCGGCTTTTCGATCTGACGCGGGACTGCGAGGAGTTGATATTGCTCTGTTTTTGCTCTGATGGCCGGTTTTGCCATACCCTTCTTCTCGCGGCTTGGCTGCGCCAGGAACCCCACTAGATTTTTGATGCGCCCCAAACTTCCTCCCTGGTAAGCTAACAGGTGACCTGAACTGAAAGGACATCGTGAGAGAGAGAAGAAACAAGCATACTACCTCGCAACTGTTGGAGCTGGGAGCGCCTATTGCCGGGACCCCTTTGGCATTGATCGCCCGCGACGCGAGGTCACCGCGCGCGGTGGCGCGGGTCGCTCTTTATCTGGGGTACAACCTTCAGATGGCAAAGGCCGCTCGATGGGCGGCCATTGTGGCGCTCCGCGAGCGCAGGGGCGATGAGAAGGAGGGTACTTTTGAGCAATTTTTTGGCCCCTTTGACGATAACGATTATGGTGAGTTGCCGGATATGCGGCAGAAGAGCTTCATCCAGATCGAGCGCCTCTGCGACGGCGAGGCTCGTTGGCAGCCGTTAAATACGGCCGAGTTGAGGGAGATCGTCGATCAGCTGCATTCGCTTAACAAAGATCGAGGCGTGCGGATAGTGATCATTTCGAATCCTGGTGGCAAAGAGGAAAACCCTGAGTGTCTGAACTGCGGGTACCGGTGTTTGCTGGGGGTGTCGTCACCTGATGCGCCTATTAAGGGAAGATCATATTGGCCATCTAAACCACGATGGGAGAAGAATAAAAAATGAAAGGACAACAGGACATTCGCCTGGAGCCGTACATAGAGGAGCTTTTGGAGAAGAGGTACTATCTACCCGGTGAAAAATGGGTGGCGCTCTGTGAACGCGTGTCGGGGGCGTTGTTTGGCGAAAAGGGTATGGAGAAGCTGCGGAAGGAGGCATTTGAGGCGTTCCTCAATCGTCGCGCTATCATGGCTTCCCCCACTCTTATGAATGCAGGGGGCAGGTTGGGGATGCTGTCGAGTTGCTTCATCTATCCGGTTCACGACAGCCTCAAGAGCATCATGGCCACCCTCACTCTGACTGCCGACACCTTCAAGAAGGCCGGGGGCGTGGGGATAGACTTTTCGACGCTTCGACCGGCTGGGGCCACCATCGAAAAGACCGGCGGCGTGAGCACGGGTCCGGTCTCATTCATGGGTTTCTATGATTGGGCTGGTAAGGCGGTGAGCGGCGGAGGGCTTCGAAAGGCTGCTCAAATCGCCGTCCTTCGGGCGGAGCATCCCGATGTTTGGTCCTTCGTTTCCGCCAAATCAGACGCGCAGCGCTCCGGAGACGGTACTCACCTTAGCTCGATAAACCTGTCAGTGGCAGCGCCGGACGCGTTGTTTCGCCTGGCCGATCTGGAAGGATCTGGTCCCGAAGATTGGTTCAGTTGCGTGGATGATAAGGGCGTGATCGCGCCGAACGGTTGGCGACGACCCACTGGTGGCACCGAGGAGAGGGCGGAATTGCCCGAGCATACTTCGGAGAAGATGCGCGACCAGTACGGAGAACAAGCGGTGCGTCAGGCTAAAGAGGGCCTGTGGCATCTTCACTGGGGAGGCGTAATTTATGATACCGTATCCGCTCAGAAGGTGCTTCGTTCCATTGCTGAGGAGGCGTGGGAGGCTGGTTGTCCCGGCGTCATCTTCATTGACCAGGTGAATCGGCGCAACTTCGTACCGAACGTCGGCTACATCCGTAACCCAAATCCGTGCGGTGAATTTTACGCGCCCTTGCCTGGCGTCGATGAGTACAATGATGAGCCCTCGGGGCTGCCGCCTTTCGACAATGGTGGCCCAACATGCAACCTTGGCTCCATCAATCTTGATGCACACGTGCGGTTTATTGAAGGCGGTGAGAAGTGGGCGTGGGAAATGGATTTGGAGACGCTGGAGAAAACGACGCGCCTTATGACGCGCACCCTTGATCGTGTGGTTGATGTGAATCGCTTACCCACCTTGGAATCCACCCTGATAACGCAGCTCATTCGGCCTATCGGTTTGGGCGTTTTTGGTTTAGCCAATGTGCTGATCCGGCTTGGCCTGCGCTATAATGGCGAGGAAGGGCGAGCGATGGCGTCCGAGTTATTGGAGCGTGTGACCTTTTGGAGCATGGATGAGTCGGTTAGCCTGGCTGTGGAAGCGCGAAAACAAAAAAATACAGTAGGCAGGTTTGATCCCGACAAGTTACGGGTTGCTTGGGGTACGTGGCGCGATAAACACAAGAAGGAGAGTGAAAAACCTCACTCAGAGATGACGGTTTGGGAAGCTGCTGGGCACAACGCTCATGACGATTCTTCGGCGTTCATGTGGACTCCGGAAGATGTCTTTTCGCCTTGGAAGGGTGATGATCCTTTGCGTGGTAGCTTTCCGTCGATTCGGGGGTCGCGTTGGGACTTTAGTGATTTGGAGTTAGGCGATCTCAAGACTGAGACCATTTCGCGGCAGTCGGTGGTCGAGCGTTTCAAGAAGGGTGGCTTCGCTTTCGCAGCTGGATTGATCGAGTGCGGGCGGATTTCGATAGACTCTTGGCTTGATTTGTTTCGGCGCATCAAGAAAGAGGGTATTCGGCATTGTCATACCACTTTTCTGATGCCCACCGGCACTACGAGTTTCATTTGCAACTGCACTGAGTCTTCGGGTATTGAGCCACTCTACCAGCTTACGCCTTTCAAGAGGAAGCACGCTGAAACCACCAGTACCGGCGGCACTGTTTACGTGACGCGCAAGTATTACCCTCAAGTAGTGTTGGATTATGCCGAACGCGTGTTGGGCCTTGATCGTAATAAGGTGCTGAATGGGGAGGTAGAGATACCTTTGAAGAATTTGCCGCCGTACTTCGTGGCAGCCTTTACTATGACGCCGGACGATCACGTACTCATGCAAGCCGTCTGTCAGCGGGTGGTGCACAATGGCATTTCGAAGACGGTAAACCTGCCGGAGAGCGCGACGGTGGAGGATGTGCTTCGCGTTTTTCGTAAAGCGCGAGAGATGGGGTGTTTCGGGGTGACCGTCTACCGGCATCATTCGAAGACTGAACAAATCTATGATCAAATGGAGGTGGACGAGGGGCGGCGCATCCTCCCGAAGGCAATCCCAAAGTTGCCACTCAGCGATAAGGAAGCCTCGGTTGTTTTTCGTATTACCGACCCAGCCATTAGAGGCGGGAAGATTTTTGCGACTGTAACGCTTTTGGATGGGAAATGGCCTATCGAGGTGTTCTTGAACTTCGATGCGGGGATACCGGAAGAATTCTTGGAGGTTGTGAAGTCGCGCAATTTGACGGCTCGGCTTACCTCGAATCTCTTGCGGCGGGGTACGTCGGCTGAAGAGATCATCCGTAACCTGGAAAAGTGTAGTCGAGGTAAGGACTTTCACTATGAGCTGGCGCAATGCTTCAAGGGATTATTGGCTGATGCTCATCAAGACGATCCCAATGAAGTGCTCCCTGAACGCACCCTTAATGTGATTCGGCCGAGGTGTACAACCAGTGGATGCAAAGGTCGTCTTATTTTAGAGGGAGGCTGTTACAAGTGCCCCGAGTGTGGGTACAGCGTGTGCGGATAACGAGAATAAACTCTTGACAAACCTACTTATTTTTACTATGAAGTAGGTAAGAAAGGTGTACGCGATGCAGGGCGAAGACAAATTGTGGCGTTTCAGGTTGCCGAAGGAACACGAGCTGGTCCCCAACGAGCAGATTGTCCTGCTTCGAGAGGTCGACGCCGAGAAGGGCGGTCTCTTTGGGCCACCCAAGGATTTCGTGGTGCAGGGAAACATCGTTGCGCCGGGCGTGAATGAACGACACTGGGTCACTAACCTCTGCGAGGTTGTGGCTCTGGGCGAGAAGGTGCATGAGATGCCGGGTTGGAATTCCGACCACCCGCTAAAGGTGGGGCAGTGGGTTATTCATCGTGGTGCATCGCCTTTCTTCTTTCTGGGGCAGAAGTATCTGGCGTGCTTGCCGGAGTTCGTAGTAGCCGTCGCCAAGAAACCGGAGATACCGGTCAAGGAACTATATGAGGTATGGAATCGCAGGGGTAAATCCTTGGAGCGTGGTGAGAACGTCGTCGATATGGCGAAAAAACGGGAAAAAGGAGACTGAAGATGTCGGCAATAAAAACTGCCGTCGGCCTGCACGCCTTTGGTGGTAGCTTGGCTTTGGCGGCTGAAGGAGTGGGGATAAAGGTGCTTGCGCTGTTGGATGCGCGAGGCGGCAAGCGTATCCGTTCCAATAACATATTTGCGCGAACATGCGAGCGCGTTTTCGGAGTGGAACGCGTGTTCGTGGATGGTGAACGCCGGTGGGATGATCCCCTCGCAAGCCTTCGAGAGCAGAAGATCGATATCTTGTTCGGTCAACCCCAATTCAGCGGATCAAAGGGAATGCACCGTGCGGCGAAAGCATCGGATGCGGGCTTTGAGATCGGTAGCCTTCTAGGTGAGGACGGCGATGACTTCGTGCGCATAGCGAAAGATTTGCGCCCGCGCGCGGTCGTCATCTTCGGAACGGGGATGCTCTATAGCCGGGGCCAGCGGCATCTTAATTTATTGGCGAGCCAGTTGTCGGAGTACACCTGGAAGACGATGACGACCAATGCTGTATTGCACGGGGTGGCCCAGGACCGGAAGATCACCGTGGCAATAGGGACGCGCGATTTCTTTTTCAATCCGACGATACCTTACCCGCAGGGCATCCGGTCGGACGAGCTGCCCACCAGTTGGGCGGCCATCGCCGACCTTTTTGATTTGAAATGCAGTTTCGACGGGCGCTACGCTACGATCATGGCTCTGGAGGGTCGAGAAATCGAAGGTCACATCGTACCTCAAAAGATGAAGCAGCGGGCCAAATCGTCACTTGCATCCGATTTGCTGTGGGGCTCCTGTTCGTTGTTGGCCGAGGGCCAGGCACTCTCTGAAGTGGAAGACCTGAGTAAGTGGCCGGAGGGGATACGGAGACGCATCAACGAAGGCAGCATTGTGATTGAAAAAGACGCGCGGGGGCACCTTCTTCTCAGGAAAGGGCTGTTGAAAAGTCAATTGCCGGTGCGCCTGCTTAGAGGACTCCCAGCCCCGACCATTGGCAGTGTCGAGCGCTACATACATCCGGCGCACGACCGGCCGTTGACCTTGCGCGAAGTGGCCAGGTTGTTTGGTTTACCTGATGACTATTACGTGGGCAATTACTATCTGCCTGGCTTGCGTGTGCTCGGTTCTTCCGTGCCCGTACCGGTAGGCAAGTGGGTGTTGTCCGATTTGTGTAGGTCGATGGATGAGCCCGTTCCGGCGTCGCCGCCGGACATTTCACTCCTCTTTGATCAGACGGCGGTCCCTGCGGTTTCGCAGGCAAAGCGGGATTTGTTGGGCAAATGGGTTGATAAGTACACAAAACCTGCGTAGATCGATAACAAAACTCTTGACAAACCCAATGGGTTTTAGTAAAACAATTTTAGGTCGTCAATAACGGCGTCCTAAACTGTTAAGGGGGAGCCTTTGCTAACACTCAAGTCGAAGTTGCGATTGGCGATGGAAGCCAGGATCAATCTGATGCTGTGGGGCAAGCACGGAGTTGGCAAATCGTCCGTCGTTTATGAGTTCGGGAATGAGGTAAAGCGTCGAGTCATCACGTTGATTCTCGCTCAAGTTGAGGCTACTGATCTGATTGGAATGCCGAAAGCGATTCCGATTTTGGAGTCGGCGGCTAAGGAGGGCTTCAAGGAAGTCCTTCTCGCCTTCAATGGCGCGGCGTCGGCTGACTCTATCCCTGCGTTACTTGCAGCTTATGCCGATAACTGGGTGACCGCCTATGCGATGCCCCAGTGGATGACCGCTTGCCTGGAAGAGCCGGTCATCATTTTCTTGGATGAGGCCAACCGTGGTCGTCGCTTTGAAATAAACGCCGTGCACCAACTTGTGTTGGAAAAAAGACTCTTCACACACCAGTTTCACCCCGACACGATGGTCATCGCCGCCTGTAACCCGGCGGACGAGGATGAGTTTGGCCTGACGCAGTTCGGTGCGGCTTTCTTTTCACGCTTCACGCACGTTCAGGTGCTTTCCAGCAAGGAAGCGTGGGTGACGTGGGCGCGGCGTGAGAAGGTACATTCGTCGGTTATCGCGCACGTTGAGCGAGGCGGTATTAACACCTTGAACCCGTCGCCCATAGGCTGGTTCGCCGAGTTGATTCTTTCCTTGGTGAAACCTAATGAACGTGCTTGGGAATTTGTGTCGCGGACGCTAGGGGCACTTGAAGTGCTCGGGAAGGACTCCTATTCGGCTGCTGCCTGGTCGATCATTGAGGGACTTATCGGCACCGCCGAGAAGACCACTTTTATGACATTTTATGAGAAGGATTTTAATCCCATCGACCCCGTCGAGATGTTCAAACGAATGCCTGGTTCGGGTGATCATTCGCCAGATCGACTTGATCCAGATGTTCGTCGTCGTATCGAAGAGTGGTCCAACTACGGGGACTCAAAGTTGCCTGCGCTCATGGAATCCTTTGAGAAGGCATTGGAACACGCCGAGACCGTTTTCAACTCGCGCGGCGGAGCCGGACACTACGTTCGTGATACTCCGGTATGTGTTTATTGTGGGAAAAATGTGCCCGGCGGACTGAAAAACCAATCGTGCTCCAACCCGCAGTGCGCGGCTGTCGGCGGCAAAGTCAAGATGATGTCTAAGAACGTGTGGGACGATTTTGGTAATTTCTTTCAAGCTCTGCTGCTGGCTCCAGGATCGGTGAAGCAGGTAATCATCGACAAATTGCCGCCGTTCTGGGTCAATCTTTTAGAAAGTTTTCCTACCCGCATTTACTGGAATCCTATTATCAGCGTGGTTCGAGACGTGAAAACTCGCAGAGAGAACGCGGCGGCGGGCCAGCTAGTTCCTGACAATGATGTGGACGTAACCGCGCTTCAAAGCGGTACGCGATAATGGAAACAGCCAGGCTCATCGACGCTCCGCCGCCCGGCATGAAATTCGATATGCGGGACTTGCCGACCTATATCACAATGATGAGAAAGGCCATGAATGATGAGCGACGCCTGAAATACAGTTTCGATCAGGCAATTGGGCGATTAATCCGTAAAGACCCGTGGTACGGGCTTTTTTACAATCGTCTTCAATTTCGGTTCGGCGTTTTTACTCGTGCCTGGGGCCGCACTCTGAAAACCAAGAAGTGGGTAAAGGTGAAAAGGTACTTGCCTACCTGCTGCGTTGCTGTTGAAGGCCGTGATCTGTGGATGGTGGTGAATCCTGCTTTCTGGACTTATATGAGCCTCTGTGGCGATAATATGGAGAACTTGCCCGCAGCACGAGAATACGATGATGAACAGGTTGTTGATTATTTTCGAGGCTCGGGCATTACTGACTTCGAACGGATGTGGATCGACCAATTGGAGAAGACCTCGTTAGTTCGTATGGGGTGTGTGAAACACGAGCTGTTACATCTCGTGTGTCGGCATCTTACGCGTGGGCAGATCTTCGGGGATGACAAAAAACTGAACGATAAGATGAGCATAGGAATGGATTTGGAGGTAAACCAGTACATCCCTGACGATTGGCTGTGGTCTTTCGCTCAAACCATTCAGCTTTACGATATGCCTGGGAAGTTGGCTGCTGAAGACTACGCTCGGATGCTTCCCGATCCAGTTGAAAAGTCTGGTGGTGGGGGATGGTCGCTTTTTGAGAATAATGAAAAAAGAGAGGGCGACAGTCAACAAGGCGAACAGGATCAACAGGGCGAACAGGATCAACAAGGCGAACAGGATCAACAGAATCAAAAGGGCGAACAGGATCAACAGAATCAAAAGGGCGAACAGGATCAACAGGGCGAACAGGGCGAACAGGATCAACAGAATCAAAAGGGCGAACAGGATCAACAGAATCAAAAGGGCGAACAGGATCAACAGAATCAAAAGGGCGAACAGGGCGAACAGGGTCAAAGCGGTGGAAATGGTGAGCCGCAAGCTGGTGACTGTGATCGAACCGCTTCGGCCGATAAAATTTATGGACGCGATCAACAGCACAGTGCGCTCGGCAAGACGACGATGGATGATCATGGAGCCATGTGTGGAAATGCGGGTGAGGTTGATGAGGATGCGGGTGAAGGACAGGACCCTGAATTTACACCGCCGACGCTCTCAGATCCAGATTTTCGAGCTTACGTGCAACATAAGATTGAGGGCCTCATCCGAACGGCTGCCGATGAATTCCAGGCGCGCTATGAGAAGAGCCGAGGATTGCTTCCCGGGGAGGTTGAAGCTGTCCTTGAAAAAATCAACGCTCGGCCGCAGGTGCCTTGGCAGAATCTTCTCGACGGGTATGTTTCGGATCTCTTTGAAATCAAACCGCTGAGGTCCTTCCGCCGTCCATCTCGACGCAACGATGAACTTTTCCCTGGTAAAAAGATGGATGCGGTTCACCAGATTGTGGTGGGGACTGATACGTCAAGTTCCGTGAGCGATGATGAGCTGCGGCTTTATGTGCGTGAGATGGACCGGATCGTAGAGGAACTGGAAGTGCCATTACACTGGGTGCAGTGCGACGCTCGGGTTAACGCTATCGTCGAGTACGACGATCCAAATAAGATGGTTTTTGGTGTAAAGGGCCGTGGTGGGACGGATTTTCAGCCGATTATTGACTACTGCCGAGAAAAACATATTCCGCATGTGGTGATCTTCACCGACGGCGAGTGTCCGGAGCCCGATTATCGTGGTGTGCGCGTAATCTGGGTGTTTACTCCGAGGGCGGCGTCAAAGCGAGAAGATCTGGTGATCTTCAAGGGTCGAAAGGTCTTTTTGGAGTGGCCGAAGGGTCATCCCTTAGAAGGTACTGTCGAAGGGGACGATTAACTCCGAGGAGGATGACTATGCCTGATAGATATTTTCTTATTACCCACAGCGATTTGGATGGAACTGGTGCGGAGATCGTAGCCAGAAGATTGTACGACAATCCAATAGTTTACAGATCAGAAGCTAATTCCGAGTGCGTTGACGAACAGGTTCGACGCGCCATGTTAGAGCGACGCTCTGACATGGGCGGCACAATCGTCGTTGTCGACTTGTGCCCGAGCGGAGACGTGCTCAAGGAAATGGACGACGAAGGCAACGTCTTTTTATACGATCACCACGTTACGGCGGCTGGGCCGTGCTACAAGTACCCCTGGGCTGTCGTGGATCAAAGCAGGGCAGGGACGCGGCTCCTTTGCGAAGAGGAGAGCAAGCGCATAGGTAGGCCCGTGACGGCCGACATGACGGCATTCGTGCAGGCGGTGGATGCCTACGACCGCTGGCAGTTGTCGTCACCTCACCGATTGGCTGGAGAGAACCTCAATTACCTGCACCGTTTTATTTGGTGGGGCCGCATGGTACGGCGCGGGGCGAAGGTGGAGCTGGATGACCGTGAACGATGGCTCGTCGAATGTTTTCGGGAAAACATCGCTCGTGACGCTGAGCGCGTTATCAAGGTGGCGAAGGAGGGTATTGACGAAGACGGCCATCGATTTGTGGCTGCTATCGCCGACGTGGGCATTTCGGATGTGGCGAATGCCGTTACCCAGGCATATCCCGACGCAGAGTACCTGCTGCTCGTTAACCCAATGAGTGGAGGGGTTGCGCTTCGGACACCCGGGGGCTCCAAGTTCGACGTGTCGGCTCTTGCGAAGAAGCGTGGGGGTGGTGGTCACCATGAGGCGGCCGGTTATCCCTTTAATTTGGACGTATTGAAGCTCGTTGGGGGCCGACCTGCTTAGCTGGTAAGCTATTTTTAGGAGGCGAACGAGATGCGCTGGGCTATTATGCGTGGAAGAGTACCTGTGCGCTCGTTAGAAGCTGGGCCGTTGGCGGCTGCTCAAGAGGTGGCCAAGAAGCTGAATAAGGACACCGGCATCGAGCATAAAATCGAGCTGTACTCGAAGCGCTACGAAATCATTCAGGACGGTGAATGCTTTCGGCCGGTCGTGCGCCGTGGGTTTGGCGACTGGACACTTGGTCCAATATGTAGGCGCGTCGGTAGTGCGGGAACTTATGAGATCTTCGGGCTGCATAAGCCTGAGCTTTTCCCCGCGCTGCCTGATGCGTACAACTTCCCGCCGGATAAAGAGGTACTTCCGTGGCAGGAAGGTGAGCTACTATGATCGTGGTTTTCAGTAGACAAGAAGAAGTGGGTTCGCAGGTAGCCGCTGCACTCCAGTCTTTTTTAGGCTGGCGCGCCGTCGCCTGTGCACGCCGTCCTACTGTGGAGATCCCGCTATGGCGGTATCACTTGGATGCGGTGGCTGGTGGAGGCGATACTATCGTTTATGGGTGGACACTGCCGAATGTATTAGCGGAGGGGGAGGCTGAGCTTCCTCCCAACTATCTGCGACGATGGTGTCGAGAAGTGCTCGTTCGCGGCGGTTTTATCCTGCACGCGGAACCTCAACTCGACGAGGAAGCGGTTGCTGGTTTGCCAGTAGATGTGGTGGAGGCCGAACGCGTAGCACGGAAACGCTGTTTTGACCTGCTTAATAACGGTCTTCAAGGATTGCCATGGTCGATGGTATTGTCCTTTGATGAGGATGAGTTGGAGCTACGGGCCAGGGAGGCTAATGACTTCTTCCAGTTTGCTCGGCGTTATGAAATGGCTAATAACCGACGCTATGGCAGTGGATCGCTTGCTCCTCGTGTCGTCTTAGTAGGCGATGCACCTTCGCCACATGATCCATTCGCCCCGCCTTTTGGGACGTTGGGCGGTAGTGATGATTACCTCGGTAAGCTGCTCGATGAGGCAGAGCTTCAGGAGGGCGAATTGCATTTTTTGAACACGGCGAATTTTTGGGATGAGCCTTCTGAGTACGCAGTATTAAATTTGTTGCAGCCCGAGGCCGTAGTTTTGTTGGGAGACCAGGCGATAACGTGGTGGAAGAAGTGGAATAGACCGGATCATTTTGAGGATAAACAGCGGGGAGTGATTTGCTTTGATCACCCTCAGTACCTGGAGCGGTTTCATCATGACGATCTAAAGGACCATGCGCGGAGGTTGATGGCCGCGCTAAAGAAGGCGCAGGCAGGTGAGCGGCTCGTGGAAGCGCGGCTTGTCATTGGCGTCGAGGAGAGGCAGGAGCAAGATGATGGAAACACAAATTCAAACTCAGACGGTCTCTCGACCACTTGAACTTCCGGAAGGGCGCTTCGTGATGGTGGCGTCGGTGCAGGAGGAAAGCGTCTCGATCCGCACATTCTATGCTTGTGGTTCCTGTGGGGGCGTAGGCTGCGGAGCTTGCGGCGGTCGTGGTGTTACCCAGGAGGTGCAGCCGGACCAGAGCGCGAGTCTTGCACAGGAGGTGCATCGGTTCAAACTTCAGTTCGACTTGGCACGCGCTGTCTGCAAAGGGGTACGCGCCGACGTAGATATAGAGGTCTTCCCGGCGAACGTGCGGCGTTCCATAGCGGAGCGTGTGGCGCGCTTTGTCGTCGGAGAGTTCGGTATATTTGATGACAGGGGGATGTGTACGGTGTTGGCGTCTTTGTTCTTCGGGAGCGAGCCGGAAACCGTGCGGTCAAATGCAGAGGTGGAAGCGAGTCGAATAGAACAGGCTTCTAAGGAGGAAGCGAAGAAACTGGGTGGCGACGATGGATCTTAACAGGGAGACGAGTCGTGCAAAGGTTGATGTGGTTGATCTTCCACCGATGCCGGAGTGGATACGGCCGGAAAAATTCTTCCACTCCCACCTGCACACAGTGTTCTCGTTGCGGGATGGCATGATACCCGTTGCTGGGCTCGTCGAACAGGCGAAGGAACGGGGGCAGCGGGTGGTTGCTGCGACGGATCACGGGTTGTTGGGGGCCGCTTATGAGCTGTATTGGCGTGCCAACAAAGCTGGACTCCTGCCAATGATTGGTTTGGAGGCATATACGTCGCCTTACCGCGACGATCTGTTGCGCGACCGGGAGCGCTTGAGGAACGTCAAGATATTCAAGGATAAAAAGGAACGCGAGAGGCTACGGCGTGCCTTATCGCGGGTTTACCATTTGGTATTGCTAGCCCATAATCAGACCGGCTATTACAACCTGCTGAAGATTCACAACGAGGCGCAGGCGAACGGCTTTTACCGGAATGCACGTACGACAAACGAGCGGGTGATGGCTAACGCCGAGGGTCTCGTCATCTCAACCGCCTGTTTCGCGGGTGAGGTACCCCAACTGGTTTTACGTGATAGCTGGGCCGAGGCGCGGCATCTGGTTGGACGTTTTAAGGAGGCATTTCCAGGTCGCTTTTTTATCGAATTAATGCTTATCGAGTGGGATAAACAGGTGGAGTTGAACCGTCGATTGATTCGATTGGCCAAGGAGACCAGGACTCCACTCATCTTTTCGTGCGATGCCCATTACCTTCGCAAGGAGGATGCTGAGCTGCATCCGATTTTGCTCAATATTGACAGCATTCGGGCGGGCAAGTCCCTGGATGCGCTGGCCGCTGAGGACAACGTTTGGGAGTTCGAGGCACGCGATTTGTTTGTGAAGGATGTGACTGAGATATGGGCGTCTTTTTATCGGACTCACCGTAACGAGGAATTTACCGAAGACATTTTTCGTGGGTGTTTGGAGAACTTAGAATACATCGCCAGTTTAGCACGTCCTATGCGGCTGGAGCACACCCCACGTCTACCCATGCGGGCGGATGCCGAGGAAGAGCTGTGGCGGCGCTGCCGAGATGGATTGGAGGTGCGTCTGGCGGACAGCCGTATCTCCGTCGAGCGGCGTGGTGATTACGAGGAGCGTTTGGCTTTTGAAATGAAGATCATCTTGATGCTCCAGTCGGCTGATTACATGCTACTTTTCTCAGACGTGGCTCAATTTTGCGATGAGCACGGCATTGCACGGGGACCGGGGCGCGGGTCTGTAGGAGGGTCACTTGTGGCGTGGTTGGCGGGCATCACGCAGGTGGACTCGATTCGGCACGGCCTCCTCTTCGAGCGGTTTTTGGATCTCGAACGCCTCCCAAAAATGAGGCTCGGTTTGTAATAAAACTCTTGACAAACTGCTCTGGTTTTGGTAATAGCTTGTGTTGTAAGGAGGCAAACCGTGTTCACTAAAAAAGGAGACTTCGATGACGATAAAACCCCCGGAGAATAAGCTGACCTTACCTGCCGATGCGAAGAAACCGATAGGGCAGGTGCTCAAGGACAATCTGGTGAGCATGGAGGAGCTGGTTGCCTACGTGAACAACGTGGTTAACGAGACCACAAATATCGGAGCGATGGTTAGGGCAGATGCAAATAAGCTGCTGAACCACATCCAAAAGAAGCGCGAGAAGCTCACGGGAGAGGGTCCGGAGGAATGCGCGGATGACTTCAGTGAGTATCAGTCGTTGTCGTCCGATCTTCAACTGTTGGCGGTGAAGGTCGCACTGTTGGATCGTGTCACGGACAACATCAAGGAAGCGCACAGTGAGATGGTGAGCGTGTACAAGGCAGTTAAGCGCGCCATGTTTGCGCGGTTGGAGGCTGAGAACGGCGCAAAGGATCTCTCGGTTAACTTTGCTGTGGGTGCGTTCGTTACGCGGGAGCCGGGTGAGGGTGGTGAGTGTGACTGCCCGACGTGCCAATTGAAGCGTAAGCTCGGTATCAGTGGTAGCGGTGGCCTGCTTAACTGGAAGAAAACTTTAGCGGTGATTAGTGGTGAGGGCGGTCTCGCAGAGGTGTTCGAGAAACTGATGGCTGATGTGACCGATGACGACAAGACCGACGATGACGACAAGACCGACGATGACGACAAGACCGACGATGACGACAAGACCGACGATGACGACAAGACCGACGATGAGAAAGAGTGAGTCGGGCGGAGCCGTCGATGTTTTGTTTGCGGCCCCTACCGATTTCAATCGAATGAGGAGGTCTTCGTGGGACGTATGGATCGCTATCAACTCTGCGCTCTGAGCAACAAGAGGCGTAAGCACCTCATAAAAGGGCGGAAGCGCAGCGAGCGTTACGGTGCCTACAAGTACACCACTGAGTGCGGTCAGACGTTCATCGCCCTCGACCCCAAGGAGCCCAATCCGAAATGGCCGTTCTGTAAGAATTGCGCGGGTACCAAACGCGGTAAAGCATTTCTACGGAGACGAGAGGGAAAGGTATGACTTGGTTCGTGGGCATAGATGAGGCTGGGAAGGGGCCGGTTGCTGGGCCGCTGGTGATCGCCGCCTTCATGCACGATCTAGGTCACGATAATTCGCTGCCCAAGATCTTTCGGGACTCCAAGAAACTCTCCGAGAAACAACGTGAGGCCGCTTACGAGGAACACGTCATGCGCCTGGTACGAGAAGGCCATGCAGTAGTCTACGTCCAGGAGACGCCGGTGAGTGCCATCGATAAACTGGGAATGGAGGTAGCGTGGCGACTGGCTGTCACTGAGGCGGTAGCTAAATGTGTCGAGGCGCAGCCGCACGTGGGGCTCGTGATGATCGACGGCCCTCGGATGCCGAGCCGCGAGCAACTGGTGAAGGATGTTCAGGGCTTGGCGATGTTTGGTGTGGGCGAGTGGTCGATGTACGAGCGCGGATTGACCGCCCTTGAACGCTGCGGCAGATCTTTAGTGAAGGCGGACGATCTCATCTGGTACGTCTCGGCCGCCTCCATCGCTGCCAAAGTCTATCGCGACCGTGCGATGACCATCTTTTGGCACCACAAATATCCCGAGTACAACCTCGCTCAGCACAAGGGATATGGTACGAAGCAACACATTCAGTTGATCTTGGAACACGGGCTGGTGCCTGGGCTCCACCACCGAACCCGCGCGCCTCACAAGGCGCGCGACCACGCCATCTGGCGTGATGAGAAACGAGAGGGAGAGACATGAGCAAAGATCATTTTCGGTTATCATCAAAGGTGCCGGTCGATGTGTATTTCTACAACGCAGCGGATGTGGCGGCCTGTCTGCCTTACAATGCGCGCGTGGTTTATCGGTACTTCGCTCGTAAGTCGGGTATGTTTTTCGGCACACCCTTCATCAAGCGACTCATCGAGAACCATTGCAAGATGTGGAATGTGAGGAGCCGACCGAAGCTGAAGGCGCTTCCGGAAGGTACGCTTTTCGAGGGTCGACAAATCATCATGGAAATTGAGTGGACGATCAGTCACCTCATCGCCTTCGAGACGGCGATCCTTGGCATCCTTTCACAATCCGGCACCGCTGCTAACATGCACGCTTTGGTTTCGGCGGCGCGTGGGCGGCCCGTCTACGCCTTTGAAGCGCGGCACTTCCCGCCTGAGATGGCGGAATTGACGGCTTGCGCGGCGAAGTTGGGTGGGGCCTCCGGCACCAGCTCGACGACGGGTGCGGAGACGGCACGAGACTACCCCTATGGCTCGGCCGATTTCGATTACACGGGATGGATCGAGGGGCACCGACAGCGGCCGGAGTTTGCCTCCTCTCCAACGGGTACCACGCCGCACGCTTGTTCGGCGATCATGCCGATGACCGAAGATGCGGAATTCGTGATGCCAGAAGGCGTGGGGCACATCTTCCAGGCTCCTGCTGATCTGCCGGAAGTACGGTGTGCCGAGGTCTTTGCGAATATCAAACCCGACAAGCCATGCCTCGTGCTCAACGATTATTCCGGGCGCGAGTTAGACGCTTCGCGCGCGGCGGTGCGGTATTTGGATCGGTATCCCAATTTCTGGGGTGTGCGCTGCGACACCTGTGGTGAACGTTTCCACCAAGGGGCGAAAGCACCACAGGAACACTCCGAGTGGGCGCAGCTGGACGAGCAGGACATCTTCGAGTGGGAACAGTCCTTGACCGGCGAGCAGAGATGGGAGAGCGGTCGGGGCGTGACCGTGGAACAGGTAAAAAACGTCCGCCGGGTGATGGATGAGGAGAGCATGAGCAAGTTGGCTAAGATCATGGTTAGCTCTGGTTTCAATCCCATGAAGACTTTCTTCTTCGACGCGCAGGGCGCGCCCTTTGACGCCGTGGGCAGCGGCTCTTTCGTAGAGTTCCTTGGTGTGACTTCTGACATCGTAGCGGTGGCTTTCGGCGAGAATGAGAAACTTGTGCACCGTGTGAAGGCGGGGCGTGAGTGGCTTGCCAATCAGCAGCTGAAAGGGCTGGAGGAATGGCGTTGGGAGTGATGTCAAACTTTGAATCATCAGAGTAAGGGGAGATGATGCCTGGGATTCCGAAGAAAATCAAAGGAGTGTTGGAGCGACAAAAGGGTTTTCTTGAACGTGACGAAAAGCATGACATTACTGAGGATTTCAATCGTTGGTATCGGGCGATTGCCGGGGTGTTCTATGAACAACCGGAATGGGAAAGGCTATCGAAGTTGCGTCAGGCTGCTTCCGTTTACGATAAAGAGACATTTGAACGTGTAATGGCAGAGTACGGGGCGATTTCGATTGCTTATTTTCGTGAGGTCGAAAGGCAAAAGAGAAAGAAGACGAAGAAGTCGACATGTTGAGGAGCGAGCGGAAGACAATTATGAATGGCGAGGAGCAAAAAGGATTTCCCCAGGCGTTTGATCTGGATCGGTACACGATCTTCCAATGCGTGGCGGGAAGTCGTGCTTTCGGAACGAGTGGCCCGGACAGCGACGAGGACTTGCGTGGGATCGTGATTGCGCCGCAGGAATTGCTCTACAGCCCTTTCTGGTCGTTCAGCGGGCACGACGAACATAGCGACGAACGGGACCTCGTCCTTTATGAGTTGCGGAAATTCATGAAGCTCGCGGCGGTTTCTAACCCCTCGATCATTGAGCTACTGTGGATACCGAAGGATTGTTTGCGTGTGACGACGCATTGGAGCGACATGCTCATGCAACGGCGGCGGGACTTCCTCAGTATAGCGGCGAAGAGCCGGTTCATCGGGTACGCCTCTCAGCAACTCCACAAGTTGCGGTTGAAGCGCGATTACATGAAAAATCCGCCCGAGGAGCGGCCGGTACGCGAGGACTTTCCGAACAGCAAGAGCTATAAACAGGCTGCCGATAAGTGGCGTTCCTTCGTGGCTTGGCGTGACGGACGTAGCTCGACTCGGCAGGAGCTAGAGGAGCGCTTTGGCTATGATACCAAACACGCCGCTCACCTGGTGCGGTTGCTGCGGATGGGATGGGAGATCGTGACCGAGGGTAGCGTGAATGTGCGGCGTGCCGACGCTGAGGAATTGCGGAAACTGCGGTTCGAGGGGGCGTGGTCTTTTGAGGATCTGGAAGGCTATGCCGATGAGATGATGCGAAAGATGGACGAGTTCGTCGAGCAGGGCCGGTCGCCGTTGCCCGAGAAGCCCGACCTCTGCGCTTTGAATGAGTTGTGCTGTGAGATTACGGCGGATTTTTATAAGACGAAGGGAATTGCTATATGAGAAAGGATAATTTGAGGTTCAAGATGGAGATCGTGGAAGGGCCGATGGCGGCGGAGGAACTTGTGCAGACCGATGTCTTTAAGCGGTTCAAAAAGGACTGCGCGCTTTACATAGAACAACACTGCGAGGAGGCGAGGCGCGTTTTGCGCGAGGAGGGCAATGAGAAGGCCCTGGCCATCCTAGAACGGTGGATTGCCGGTGAGGGCGTCGGTCATCTTCAAGATGAGGAGAGCGGCGGGAAACGCGCGCATGATATGATTTTGTGGTTGTGCAGCAAAGGCTGCGGTTGAGGAGGAGTGATGGATAGTAACGGAAATCCGATCTTGGCAGTGGATGCGATCATTCGGGTAAAAGATAAGATCGTGCTCATCTGGCGAAAGTACGAACCTCATGGATGGGCGATTCCCGGTGGTATCGTGGACGAGGGTGAGAGCTGCGAGCACGCCGTCGTGCGGGAGGCCAAGGAGGAGACCAGCCTCGATGTAAAGATCGTCCGGCAATTCCACGTCTACTCGGACCCGAAGCGGGACCCCAGGAAACACGTGGTTTCGGTGGTCTTCATCTGCGATGCTGTGGGTGGCGAGATGAAGGCGGCAAGCGACGCTGAGGCAATCGGCTTGTTTAACCGCGAGAGGATCGAAAATTCTATGGGCGAAATATGTTTCGACCACACGACGATTCTGAATGACTATCAAGCGGAGCGCTACTGATGATGCACTTCATAACGAGACTAGTCTTGTTAGCGACTTTCATGATGTGCGCGGGTGCGCTGATCTATCTGGTCGGCGACGGCTATTTTGGATTCATTGAGAGCTTGGGTGCTCGGTGGATTGGAGGTGGGTTGGCGGCTGTTGGATTTCTGTTGGTGTTCGTGCCAATTTTCCTCGTTCTTACAGGTGGCATTAAAGCCGAGGGAGAGTGGGATTAAGGGAGATTGAATCATGGGAGATGCACGATCCGCTTGTCGCCGTTGGGCGGCAGCCTTTAAGATTAAAGCCAGTGATTTGGCTTGTGTTAGAGGGGTCTTCATACACGCTCAGGTTGAGATCGATGAGGGGATTTACGGTAAGGGGTGGCGGCCGTCGGCCGAGCTTCAGGCACGCGTTGATCGCCTCGAACACGTGACGAAGCTGTTCACCAGCGTGCTGGAACGTGAGTTCGAGGAGGTGGCGGCGCAGGCGTATCGCGAGGGTGGTTGGGATGTTCCACCTGATGAGCAACCCGAGGAGAAGATCATCGTTTTCAACGTCGCTACCCCCGTTGAATTCATTAGCCTGGGCTTCAAAATTGAGGGCGGCCAGGTATTCTTCGAGGACGAAGAAAAAAAGCGAGAGCCTCCAAAAAGTTCTTGATAAAGCGTTTCTCTTTTAGTAGGATAAATTCGTAGGGTTTGACCGCAGGGTGCGGTCGTAATTTAACGTTTCGGTTCGGTGAAGGAGGTTTCACTATGATACCCAACCTACGTTTCTATTTTCCCAAACTCGTCTTTGTGAAGCGCGTTACGCCTGGCAGATGTGAAGGCAACGAAGAATCCGAGATCTCCTTATATCGTCTCGACTGGACGTGGTGTGAGTCGTTGAAACAGAAGGATTTTGATCGCTGGGCTGCACGGTACGCGAAGGATGGGGAGGCCAAATTCGTGCCGAGCGTGACGCCTTACTGGCGTGACTTCCTTGATGGGATGTTTTTTGCTGTCCGGTCCGACTACAGGCGCGAGATCGAGCGTAACGTTGAACGCGCTTTGTCGGAGAGCCATGTTCGACGTAGTTTCGATACGATGGCCCGAGGATATTGCATGAAGACTGTCGAGACGCACGTTGATGTGGCGTTTTTCCTGTTATCGGATTGCTCTTTCAATGAGGAGATGAATTACTTCAACCGCAGGTACCCCTGGTATTTGATTCAATCGGTCATGCTATGGCGGTTTTGGGCGTACCAGACGGGGCGCGGCCTCATCAGGGATCGGATGAACACCGACCGGCTTCGCTTCTGGCACAAGACCGACGGTCCGAGCGCGGATCTGAGGGCGCTTATCTCTCGTCTTCTGGAAGATTTTAAGAAGTGGGAAACGATGATGGACGAGGCGATAGAACCGGCGTTGTCTCTTTCTCAAAGTGAGTCCGGGACTGTTAAGGGAGAGGACGCCGAAGAAGAAAAATGAAAATTCCCAAAAAAGTTCTTGACAAACCTCGCAAGAGCCGGTAGACTTAGGTTTATAACGATGGTGATCCGTAAAATCACCGCACGAAAAGGATTGAAAGATGTTACGGCACGCAGTCAGAAAACCCGAACAACGCATGTGGTGCGGAAGGCGACGCTTTTATTGCGTCAATTTCCAGCATGAGTGCGGGGGCGGGGCTATGTAACGCACATCGACCAAACAAAGCGTTCAAAGCCCGGCCCCGAAAAGGAGTCGGGCTTTTTTGATTTTTGCTCTTTGACAATCGAACGAACTATGGGCGGATAGCTCAGCTGGAAGAGCGTCGGTATGACGTGCCGAGGGTCGCAGGTTCGAGCCCTGTTCCGCCCACCAGAAGAGGTGCCGCGAGTACCTACGCCGAGAAGGGTGGCCCAGGTCATTCGAGCGAATCGGTTAGATGGGGAAAGCGTTCTCCGGCGCAGCGCAAAACAACCTCGCTGGAGATGAGGCGCAGCGCATCAACCTCGCCTCGCTACCCTTTTTATGTTCCCGTCTGCTAGTGGCCCAGGCAGCCGGATTCTCGATCCGGAAACGCGGGTTCGACTCCCGCCGGGAACACCACAAGGGCAGAAACGCGGGTTCGAATCTCGCTGGTTGTTCTACGATCATCGTCTTAGTGGTAAGGCACTGCCCGTTTTATGGGAGAGAGCACTGTCGGTTAGTGTACCCGGACTGTAAATTCGGCGCTCGTTGAGAGCTTCGGGGGTTCAACTCCCTCCTCTCCCATCACGATGCTGCGCTCTCGTCGGAGTGCAAAGAAAGTTCGTTCTTTGACAATTAAATATGTTCATTCGTCGCCATGAAAACCACCGAGGGGGGAGGGCGAACCCCTTCCCCCTCGTTTTTTGTTTGGGGCTCGTCTAACCGGCAGGACGGCGGACCCTGACTTCGTCAATCGAGGTTCGATTCCTCGGCCCCAAGCCAACTATGCTCCCGTCGTCTATCGGTTAGGATACCGGGCCTTCAACCCGGAGGGAGGAGTTCAATTCTCCTCGGGAGCACCAATACGATTTTGATCGGGAGTGGACTAATTTGGCAAGGTCGCCAGCCTTTGAAGCTGGAATGTGCAGGTTCGAGTCCTGCCTCCCGAACTGTTCCATGAATACGAAAAAGCGGCGCAGCACAGATCAGGGATACTTCGGTTAAGCAATAGCTTCCAAAGCTAGAGCAACTTGGTTCGACTCCAAGACCCCGCACAATGCGGGGTAAGAAAACCCCTTATCACCTACTCTCGCCGCTCCTATTTATTGAACATCGAACCTGCACCTCCAATGAAGATAACGTAGAACTTTGTTGGAGGTGCAGATGAACTCGAAGGCGATAGGCGAACGGTCAGAAGCGGCTGTGATGGCTTCTTTGTTGAAGGCGGCTGAGGTTGTCTTGTTTCCTTTCGGCGATAATCAACGCTACGACCTGGTGCTTGATCGCGACGGCGTTTTTGTGCGGATTCAGGTTAAGACGGGTCGCTTGAAGAACGGTGCGATAGGGTTCAATTTGTGTAGTAGCTATGCTCACCGAGGGCGAGGTACAAGAAATTACCGAGGCCAGTGTGAGTTTTTTGGGGTGTTTTGTCCTGAACTGGATGAGGTTTATTTGGTTCCGGTAGAGGCTGTTGGTACTAGCTGGTGCTCGCTGAGGGTTGCCCCGTTAAAAGGGAGCAACGGGCGAGAGCCGCTCTGGGCCGAGGATTATCGCGTGCGTATTTCTAGCCTTCGCGATGAGTCGAGAGCCTTTCCGAAGCGCGAGGCCCCTGTTGATCCCTGTCCTATCTGTGGGGCTCCTAAGAAAATAAGGCAGAAGTTCTGTTCACAGAAGTGCTTTCAGTTGGCGCGCAGAAAAGTCGAGTGGCCCTCGAAAGACGAACTCATGAATCTGATTGACGAGAAGATCCCATTCACGCAGATCGGCAAACGGTATGGAGTGACCGACAATGCGGTTCGGAAGTGGGCTAAAAGGTACGGAATTATTCCTGGATAGCTCAGCAGGCCAGAGCGCTCGGCCGTTAACCGAGATGTCGGGGGTTCGATTCCCTCTCCAGGAGTTATCAACATTAACGCGAAGGGAGAACATCATGGAAGCACTTCATCGGCTTCCGGCGCGGGAAGCGCTGCTTTCCCTTTGCCGGAGCGTAGAGAGGGCGCGTGGACGCGCGCTACTCGTTGGCGGTTGTGTGCGCGATCTTCTATTGGAGAATGAGCCGAATGATCTCGACGTAGAGGTTTTCGGCCTTAGCCCCGACAGATTGGTCGACACGCTGTCGCATGGTTTCGCACTTGACCTGGTTGGTAAAGATTTCGGTGTACTCAAACTGAAGGATTTCCCCGTCGACGTGTCCATCCCTCGCCGCGAGAGCAAGCGAGGTCTCGGACACCGAGGTTTCGAGATCAACTCCGATCCAACCATGACCGTCGCTGAAGCGGCGGCACGTCGAGATTTCACCATCAACTCTTTATCCTGGGACCCGTTAACCGATGATCTGTTTGATCCGTTTGACGGTCAGACGCATCTGCGGGCACGCCTGTTACATCCGGTTTCTCGGATGCCCGGTCACCCCAACCCCGACGCTTTTTTGGAGGACCCATTGAGGGTCTTACGAGCGGCGCAGTTCCTGGCACGGTTCGACTTTGAGCCGTCCGACGATCTCGTTGAGGTTTGTCGGCGCGGCGACATCGAGGATCTGCCGAAGGAACGCCTGTTCGATGAGTGGCAGAAGTTACTCCTGCGGGGAGTTCGACCGTCGCTTGGACTCGACTTCCTGCGCGAGGTAGGGTGGCTTCGGTTCTTTCCGGAGGTCGAGGCTCTCGTGGATTGCCCGCAAAATCCAGCGTGGCATCCCGAGGGGGATGTGTTTGAACACACCAAGCACTGTCTGGATGCCTTCGCGCATACACGCACCGGCGATTCTCGCGAAGACCTGGTGGTCGGGTTGGCGGTACTCTGTCATGACTTTGGTAAGCCTGAGACGACCGCGTTCTTAGATGGACGCTGGAAGTCGAAGGGACACGAAGCGGCGGGGGCCGCACCGACGCGGAGCTTCCTGGCACGCTTGACCAACGAACACGGCCTCGACACCGAGGTTTGCGACTTGGTTGTGGAACACCTGAAGCCCCTTGAACTTTTCGAGGTAAAAGCCTCTAGTTCGGCGATCCGGCGGCTCGCTCGTCGCGTTAAGCGCGTAGATCGGTTGTTGCGGGTAGCCGCGTGCGATCAGGCCGGTCGGCCTCCTTTGAAGCCTGATAACCGGTTTGCAACGTGGCTCTTGGAACGCATCGAAGAACTCGGCGTGCGAGATCAGGCCCCGAAACCCATTGTGATGGGTCGGCACCTGATGGATCTGGGTTGGAACCCAGGCAAGCACTTTCGTCCTGTGCTGGATGCCTGTTTCGAAGCGCAGCTTGACGGGAAGTTTGAGGATGAGGAAGGTGGCCGGATGTTTCTTCGGGAATTTCTGGCTTCTCAGTAAACAGTTAAACCCGGTGACTCGTAGCTCAAGTATAGAGCCCACAAGGGGATGGGGAGTGGAAAGATTGCGCTTGGTTGGTGCTTTCAAGTATGCGCCCTCAGCCGGAGGAGATGGCAGGTGTGATGCCTGTCCGAGTTGTCGTTACTTTTGACGACGTGGCCGAGCGGTTTAGGCGAAGGTCTGCAAAACCTTATAGGTCGGTTCGACTCCGACCGTCGTCTCCAATTTTAGAAATTGTGGCGCAGCACAGGAGAGGGCTACTTCGATTCCAAATCGAGTGGTCGCGGGTTCAAGTCCCGTCGGGGCCTTCGGGTCCCGTAGCTCAGTTGGTAGAGCACTTTTACGTTCCCTCTTCGCTCACTCTCGCCACAACTTTTGCCGGTGTCGCCAATGGTTAGGCAACGTCTCTCCAAAAGACGCGATGCAGGTTCGAATCCTGTCACCGGTGCTTATCATGGGTCGGTAGCTCAGTTCGGTAGAGCGCTGCGTTGAAGCCGCAGGCGTCGGCGGTTCAATCCCGTCCCGGCCCACCACAAAACTCTTGACAAACCCTGGTCGATTTGGTAGACTTGGTACCAGACTCAACTGGGAGGTTCCCGTGACTACCGTATGGCTCAGGATTTTCGATGATCTGGTGGCTCTGTTGCACCAGTTCTTTCGCGAAGCGGGCTACACGCAGGCCATCGTTGGTCTGTCGGGTGGCTTTGATTCTGCGCTCGTAGCAGCCGTTGCGTGTAAAACCCTCGGACCTCAGAACGTGCTGGCGGTATTCATGCCGTCGGCCGTGACCTCGGATGAGTCGAAGCAGCTCGCCGATCAGGTGGCGGTGTCGTTGGGGTGCCAGTTTGATACGGTTCCCATTGCGGCGCTGGTCGAAATGAACGCCATGCTGATGAATGATGTGCCCACGGGCTCGTTCCGCGTAGAGGGCGTGGCACGAGAGAATCTCCAAGCCCGTGTGCGTGGAACCATACTGATGACCTTGGCCAATAAGTTGGATCGGCTCGTGCTGGCCACCAGCAATCTCTCGGAGACGCTGACGGGCTACTGCACGCTCTACGGCGATACCGTGGGGGCCGTCGAGGTGATCGGATGTTTGTTCAAGACGGAAGCCTACGAGGTGGGTCGTGCCTACAACGAGGCGTACCCGCAGCAGATGATTCCCGAGAAAGTCTTTACGCGCAAGCCCACGGCGGAGTTGAGCGAAGGACAGTTGGATGAAGACGAGTTGATGCCCTACGAACAGCTGGATCAGGCTCTGTACTTTTTCTACTTTCAAGGCTGTCTGGATCAGACCGAGCTTATGGATTATCTCGTTAACCAGTGTGGATGGCCTTCCTTGAAGGCGTCCGAGGCTTATGGGGAGATCGTGCGTCTGACGAACCGTGGTGCGTGGAAGGCTAAGCAGTGCCCGCCCATCTTGAACGTGCGTGATCTGCCGGGACGGCCATCCTGGGTTAAAGTGAGAGAGTGAGGACGATGATTTTCGATATCCGTAGTGGTCCGGAGACCGACGTAGTTGAAGCATACCTAAATCAGCGGCTTTCGAAGAGGTTGATGCGGGTCGGCATCACCACTGGGGTCTTTGACATGATCCACGCTTACCACATCCTGTATTTGAAGCGGTGTCGGGGGCTGTGCGATTTGTTGGTTGTTGGTGTGGACGCGGATCACGTGGTGCGTGTGGAGAAGGGGTTAGATCGACCGATCATGAATGAACAGCTCCGTTCGCTTGGCGTGGATTCCCTCAAGCCGGTGGACTTCACCTTCATTTTGAATGACCTGAGCGATCTCGCGCTGGCGGGCTACCTGTTTCGCCGGGCTGAAGTGTCCCTTTTTAAGAACCAGGCGTTCGAGGGAACCGAGACTTCTGAGAAGATTGTGGGCCTGGAGAATGGTGCGAGGCTGGTGATTGTGCCGGATCTGGAGGTCCTCACCTCCACAACGGAGATTATTGAACGAGTTCAGAGTTCGAGTCAATAATTTTTTGAATCTTTTTTAGGAATGGAATCGCTTGGCTCTTTGAAAATTTATTCATTCCACTGACGTTCAGGGTGTACAGCGCGATGCCGTAGTTCCTGCAAGCGTGCACTTTCTTGGCATCGCCCTGTTGGATGGAGGCGAATTTTCGTAATCCGAAGAGAGGTTTATAATGAGTGGGACCGTTTAGTTCAAAGGCAAGAGCAATGTCTGGAATGTAAATGTCCAGCTCTGAATCTATGGCTGTTTTGTCGTTGAAGAGGAACTTTCTTTCTGGATAGGCTACGGAAAGCTCTTTTTGCAGGAAGATTTCTAGCTTGGAAACGCGAGTTCCTTTTTGTTTGTGGAGATTGTTCCAACTGGCCGCGCACGAGCGAGAACAAAAATGGTTTTTGGATTTCTTGAATTGGCTGAATTTTCGTTTGATGGGAACTTTGCAATTTGTGCACGTAAGGGTTCTGGTCTTATTTTGTGCTTCGCTAAGGCATTTTCGACCGCAAAATTTTAGGCGGTTCCGCTCTGGATGGCTGATTTGTTGTTGGATTGAAACTCTTGACGTGAAAAAGATGCTGCCACATTGGCAGCACATCAGAGGTAGTTTTGCAAAACCTTTTGCGCTGGCGAACTCAGCTGGAGAAAATTGGGGCTTCATGATCGTATCTTCTATTTTCGAGTCCCACTCTTGCTATAAAATGACGCGGGTTCGAGCAGTGGTCGCTCCGGAGGCTCATAACCTCTGCTACGAAGGTTCGATTCCTTCACCCGCTATTTTAGGTGGTAAGATAAGAATAGGAAGAGACGACGAGGAGGCACTATGACTGACAGGTGGAAGGGCGTAACTGTGACTTTCGACCACGATATCCGCAAGGATGACGCGAAGGCGACTGTAGCGGTCATCAAACAGCTGAAGGGCGTTATTGACGTGCAGGGGTCTGTAGTGGACGTGAACGATTACATGAATCGGAATCGGGTTACTGCCGAACTGAGCAAGAAGCTCTGGGCGGTGTTACATCCTGAGAAGGGAGGCTGAGGCAGATGGATACGAAACCGAGAGAGCTAAAGGTGGAGATCGCCGTCGTCATCGACACGAGCGGATCGATGTGCGGCAAAGAAAACGATGTGATCGGGGGCTTCAACGCCTTTCTAACCGAACAGCAGAAGGAGCCTGGTGATGCGCGCTTAAGCATGGTCCTCTTCGATACAGAGGTGAAACGGGTGCATATCAGTGTACCGATCAAGGATGTACCAACGCTGGACGAAAGCACCTACAGAACGGGTGGCGGGACGGCGTTGATCGACGCGGTCGGCTCGACGATTCGTCTGATCGAAGATGAGATTGCGACAAATCCGAAGGACCAGCAGCCTGACAAGATCATCGCGGTCATCATGACCGACGGTGAGGAGAATTCCAGTCGGGAGTACAAGCTGGATCAGATCAAGAAAATGATCGAGGAGCGCCAGGCATCTCGCCGGTGGGAGTTCATTTTCCTGGGTGCGAATATCGACGCCTTCGGCATGGCGGGTGGTCTGGGAATCGATACGGTCAACGCCTCCAACTTCGCGACCCATAGCCACGGTTTTCGTTCCGCGATGCTCGGTTCCTCCAGACGTGTGAAGAGCTTCCGTCTTGGCGCGTCTGCACAGGACTTGGGTCAGTTTGATGTCAACAAAAAGCCGGACGACAAGGATCAAAATTGATGCCTGCACCGTTTATCACTTTCGAGGGCGGGGAGGGTAGTGGTAAGACCACTCAGAGTACCAGGGCGGCTTTATACTTGGCGGAGAGGCACAACATCTCCGTTGTTGGACTGGGCCGATCCCGGCGGCACGCCGATCTGCGACGGCATTCGTACTGTCCTCCTCGATGCACGAAATAAAGCGATGGACCCGATGGTGGAGCTACTGCTCTACTTGGCTGCTCGGCGGCAACTGACGCAAGAGGTTATCGTACCAACGTTAGCCAAGGGCATCTGGGTGCTTTGCGACCGCTACCAAGACTCGACGTGGGTTTACCAGGTTTATTCTCGGTTGGGAGAATACGCGGGGTCAGTGCCCGGTTTTCCAACGGTTCGTAATTTTCAGGTGATCGACGAAGCTGTACGGCCGGGGCTCATCCCCGACCTGACACTTTGGTTTGACGTGCCGGTCGAGGCGGGGTTGGCTCGTGCCTATAAGAGGGCAGAGCAGTTGCCCGAGGATCAGCGTGAGGATCGCTTCGAGCAGAAGGCTCTCGACTTTCACCGTCGGGTGCGTAATGGTTACGGCCGTCGGTACACCGAGGAACAGGGGCGCATCGTGCGGATCGACGCCAGCGGTACCCCCGATGAGGTGTGGGAGCTGGTGCGAAGTGAATTGGATCGTTTTTTTGATAGAAAAGGGAGATCGTGAGGTTGAGGCGGCATAGCTCAACTGGCTTAGAGCGCTCGTCTCATACGCGAGAGGTTCCCGGTTCGAGTCCGGGTGCCGCTACCACCGACTGGAATGATGATGGTGAAAACGGTCGTCGTAAATGTTCTTTAACCCATTACGGACCCGGGGGCGTTCGCGTCTGGTGAAGCCGGGGCCTCACAGGGGGCTTAAAATTTGGAGGGGGGATGGAACTCCAAGGTAAAATAATTTAGTGGGAGGTGGCTATGACTAAATGCCCTGAGTGCGGCAAAGATATGCCCGACCCTGGTTTCGGGTTGTTGGGCGACAACGTGTGCGCAGAATGCGAGAAGCGTCATCGGGAGATCGCCGAGCGTAAGCGTGAACAAAAACTGCGGGCTGAATTGAACGAGATCGAGCGTAAGAAGCATTAAGCCTTATGGGCGGTCAGGGGAAGAAGATGAGTGGCGAGAGGGGATGGGAAATCCAGGAGGTTGATCCGTCTGAGATGGAGATGGAGGTAGTCAGTGTGTATAATTCCGATGGGACGATTCATTTGTTTAAGGGAAAATTCGTAATTGAGTTGACCAAGTGGGAGATTGGAGAGTGGGAAAAGCACGGATATCGAGTAGTCCGAGTTGAGGAATGCTGAGCAGACAATGAAATCGTATGACTTTTTCGTAGACGTGTTACTCCCAGCGGCAATTTTTCTGGCGGCTTTGTATTTGTTTTTTCGAAATTTTTAAGGGCGCGTAGCTCAACTGGTAGAGCACCGGACTTTTAATCCGGACGTTGAGGGTTCAAGTCCCTTCGCGCCTACTACTGTGGATGTGTAGCTCAATTGGCAGAGCACTTGACTCTTAATCAAGACGTTGGGGGTTCGACTCCCCCCCGCATCTACCATGCGCCCCCGTAGCTCAGTTGGAATTAGAGCGCAGCGCTACGAACGCTGAGGTCGCAGGTTCGAATCCTGTCGGGGGTACCAAAATCCGGAGGCCCACGGTTCGATTCCGTGGTTTGGTTTGCTCGTGGCATCGACCACGAGAGAGCGCAGCGCACATATCCTCGCTCTTCCAGGTAGTCGAGTGGCAAGACGCCGGATTAATTTAAGGAGATGCCCATGAACGACGGCAACATATTGGTCAATGATGGGAAGGGGGTGATCGTCGTGCAGGACGCGAAGTTCACCATTCTCGACAACATTGATTTGGTGCAAGGTGGTCAGGTGGTTGCACGTGTACCCGCCACCTTCGACTTGACGGGCGTAGCACCCGAGTGGCACGAATTTATTGTGCAACTTGCGATGGGACGCCGTGCTCAGGTGATGATGCCGACCGACGAACAGCTGCGGGTACGGGCTGCTGCGCGGCCCCAACCAATCAACAGGTCGTCCTTTGGGGAAAGATTTAGAAAGTGGCGAAAGGGCATATTTAGTTAAGGTGACGGCTGGTCATGGTGGCTGGTCGTAAAATCCGGCGCAACACCAATTTCTCGCCGGAGGAGGAAAGTGTCATGGCTAAGATCGGAATGCAGAAGAACACGCAGAAAACTCTGAAGGATCGCGCTCGCGCCGTCGAGGTGAAGACTGAGGTCGACCTGCGCGAATTGGACGAGGTGGGCGAGAACGCGGAGGGTGCGTTGGCATTCAACATCAAGGACCCGTCGGAACGCTTGCTCAACTTGGTAGCAGCGGGCTTCTTCAAGGAGACCAGTTTCTACGACAAGGGGCGTGATGAGTTGGGGTTGACTGAGGGCGACAATGTCCTGATTCAGACGGCTCAAGAGGTTGCGGCTCGCACGGATGGGTACGCCAGCGACTTGTTTAAGATCGCCGCGTTCGCGCGCGACAAACTTAACATCCGGACGGCAGCTCAGGTACTCCTGGCTGTGGCCGCCCACGAAGACGGTACGCGGGTACTCCAGGCACCACTCGCAGGGACGAAGCTTGACCAGCAGTCACTGGTGCGGTTGTACGCTCCGAAGATTTGCCTGCGAGCCGACGAGCCGCGTGTGGCGCTGGCCGCCTACGAAGCACTCTTCGGTGATTTGGATGTGAACAAGGGTTACGTGCGTGCCAAGAAGCACCCGAACGCCTTTCTGCGCGGGCTTATGGACGCGCTGACCAGGTTCGACGCCGGATTGCTCCTGAAATACGATACTGAGCAGCACCCGACGTTTACGGATTTGCTGCATCTCGTCGATTTCCGTAAGAAAGGTCGGCGCAAGCGGTGGTCCTCGGCGAAGTGGTTTTACCTGCTCAAACGCAGGCTGCCAACCGGCGTCTGTGAGAAATGTGGAACGCTGTTCGCTGATAATTACGGTATCTGCGAGCGATCAACCGACAACGGCAAGACCTACTGCGGCGGGCAGATCGTACCGTTCGATGCCGAGCGTGAGATGCCGCTGATCGTGGCTCGCGTCAAGGCATTCAAGCGGATGGAGTTCGACGCGGAGACGGAGCGGCTCGTCAAGGTTGCCCGTTTGACGCAGGAGAACGTTACGTCGCAATGGGGCTCCGATGCTCGCACTTGGGCGTGGGTTGCTCGGAACACGTCGTACATGAATCTCTTGCGGAACGTCCGGAACATCTTGACCGCCGGGGCCGAGGCCCGGGCGAAGGTCAAGAAGGCCGAGGGCTTGAAACTCGTGGATGAGCGTAACGCCGAGACGGTGCGACTCGTGATTTCGAAGCTGACGAACCGGCAAGCCATCGCGAAGGCGCGGCAGTTCCCGTACCGTTACTGGTCGGCACTGCGGGCGCTGGGTACTGAGGGCCTGTACACCAAGGGTTCGATCCATGCGAAGCTATGGAGCGGGAATACCTTTGGGAAGAGCGATAAGACCGGTTGGGAGAAGCACCCGCAACTCGATGAGGTCCATGAGGCGGTTATCGAGGCGATGGAGCTTCAGGCCGAGAGCGTACCAAATTTGAGCGAAGCTGATGCGGCCGACGAGTACACCGCGATTTTGGTCGACCTGTCCGGATCGATGGATAACCGGGTGTCAAGTGGCGACGAGAAGAAGGACGCCAGGGGCCAGGGTTCTGAGATCAGCTGTCGTGAGGTGGCTGCTCTCTTCGGAGCCATCGCGGCCAAGCGTAACCCGCGCACACTGGTTGTCGCTTTCGGTGAGAGCGCACAGATCCGTCAGGTGCTGAAGCGCGATTCGGTCGTATCCAGCATGGAACGAATCGCTCGCAACGAACTGTACTCCGACTTGTACGTTGGGCACAGCACGAACGTTCACTTGGTGCCGTCGTTGCTGCTTCAGACGGGTCGTAAGTTCAAGCGGGTGATCGTGTTCTCGGATCAGCAGTTCTGGAACGACCAGAATATCTACACCGACAGTTTCGCGGGGAACGATGGTCGGGCGTTGCTATCCTTCGCTGGGGAGTGGGAGAAGTTCAAGCGGATGCAGCCGGATACTTGGTTGCACTGTGTCAACCTCGACCACAACCACATGGCGGTGACGCCGCTCGACCGGCACACGAACGTAAACCTGCTGTCGGGCTTCAGCGAGTACATCTTCGACATGATGGTGTCCGCTGAGGTGGGGCGCAAAGCAGAGGTGTCGAGCGCCGATCTGGAGGTCGATGAAACGGTGATTGAGGCGACCGTCAGCGAGAGCGGGCGGAAGCGGATGACGCTCGAAGAGATTCGGGCAACATATTGATCTTTGACAATCTGAGCCTGGCGGCGCAGCACAGGCGTGGGGTACTTCACCTGAAGCTCTGATGGTAGAGCAGCAGACTATTAATCTGAAGGACGTGGGTTCAACTCCCACCAAGTGAGCCAATACCCCCACGCCGCTCACTCTCGCCGCCGGACTCATTATACGGTGATCGAAGCCAAACGGTGAGGCACCTGGCTGTGACCCAGGTTTTAGCGGGTTCGACTCCCGTCGTTCACCCATGCCTCTGTAGCTCAGTGGAATTAGAGCGCCTCCCTCCGAAGGAGGAAGTCGCCGGTTCAAATCCGGCCAGGGGCTCCAGTTACGGCTCCGTAGCTCAGTTGGAATCAGAGCGACCGCCTCCTAAGCGGTAGGTCGCGGGTTCGAGTCCCGCCGGGGCCACTACGTATACCCCCGTAGCTCAATTGGAATTAGAGCGTCGGACTTCTAATCCGAGGGTTGCAGGTTCGAATCCTGCCGGGGGTGAAAAGTTCCAAAGTTTCTTGGTGGAAAGCGCGCTCCTCTTTTTTTGGAGGGGCGTGCTTTTTTTATTGACAACCCCTTGCGATGCGGCTATTCTATTCACGCTGTCCGCATTGTGCGGCAGAGTAGTAGTAGTCGCAGAAGTAGAAGGAGAAGAATTATGTCACGCACTACCACACCAGCGTCCCTCACCCAGAAGATCAACCAAGCTTATGAGTCCCTGCGCCAGTCGGGCGTTGAAAGGTGGTCGACCGTCGAGGAATTCACCGAGGCCGTCGAGAAGATGGGTGGTATCTCGGTTGAGCTACTTGCCGAGGCAACCTGGGAGGACTTCGAGGATGGTCTGAGTATCCCGCGTTTGATTGCTAAGGCACTCGCCAAGGTTTTCCGCACGCAGGATGACAGTGGCCGGAGCGAAGAAGAGACCCGGAAGATCAAGCATCATAAACGGATGACCGATTGGCCCGTCGAGTTGGTTCTCGCGGATCTCGATCCGACGAGGCCGAAGTCGCCGGAGGCCCAGGAGTTAGCGCGCCGGTTCGGCTTGCGCCCGTTCCTCGTTTTCGATGCCCAAGGCGTCTTCGATCTGGCGGCCTCACGCACGATGATCGAGCGCGCCGAGAAGGACGAGCCGGAAACCGATGTGTTTTCGTACCCTGGCGGTATCGTCGTCACGGTATATGCGGTTGGGTTCGGCCCGTTCCGCCTCAAGGACGCCTGCCCTCTCCACCCCGATACTCCCCTCATCGATGGCCGGTGCTACAAGTGCCAGGTCGAGTGGGGCGGCCTCTCCAAGGAGGTTCGCCAGGCAGTGCACTACGTACAACTCGGCGGCTTCATTGACGCGAACAATCGTGCCCAGGTGCATGAGTTGTTTGCCAAACTCAATGCGGTGCAGACCAGCATCGAACGGATTGCTTACATCGGGGTGATCTACCCCGAGGCGAAGCGGGCGTACCACGATGCCAAGGCACGCGGTACGGTGGTTCCATTGACGTTGGATCTTGGCGTCAACGGCAGCGCGAAGAAAAACGATCCGTTTGGCAAAAACCGCCAATTCTAACGGACGAGACGCGGTGCGGGGACTCTGGTCCCCACACCGCTTAAGGGGAAACCATGATCTCCAATATAGCATTTAGCGGATATGACGGTTGCCAGCTGGTGACGGCGCGTGGGCTTTCGCTTGGCGTTAACCTGCCCCCAGTGCTCAAGCAGCGCTTCAAGAAGGATGGCGAGGAACACGTACAGGGATTGCCGCCTTTCTGTCCGGTCGAGTTGGGCGTCGTCGACGAATACGAGGGTGCGCCGGAGCACTGGATGCGCGGGTCAGCCAAGGCGGGGAGCTTCTTCTTTCCGACTGCCGAGGGGCGCGGTTTTTGGCTCGACTTCAACATGAATAGATCGCACAAGTATCACGTCGCTGTGGTCGTTTCCATCCAAGGCGTGAACGCACTGACCGGCCAGAAGGTAGTTGGTTTCGAGCCGCGCTTGGAACGGTACGACAGCCGGTGCCCTGTACACGATGTGGAGTTTGGGCACGACCGTTACTGTGCGAAGTGTGGCCACAAGTGGCCCGCGCAGAACTACCTAGCTGACACCGGTACACCGGAGGGCTTTTTCTGGCTCGACGGTTTTCGTAACCAGGATGGCCAGGTACGGCAATTCATCTTTACGCCGGAGGAAATGCAGCGCGGCGTGGCGCAGAATTTGATCGGCAAGGACCGCGTGTTTGCCGTCGGCATCGCTTTTTTCCTGTCCAAAAAACCCAGACCGGAGCCGGTACAACGAAGTATCCTGCGCGGCGCGCCGTCGTCGGTGATGGATTTTGATGGCGGATCGCCGGTGATGGATTTTGGCGGTATAAACTTCCATTACAACAAGCAGCTCTTAGGAAGTGGTGGTGGGCAGAAGTCGGCTGAGTCGACGCAGAAGCCGCAGGCCACGTGGGTTACCGTTCAATCCACTCCCCCCAACTTGGTGCTAGATGATGACATGCCCTATCCAGAGTACGTCGCATGGCAGCGACAGTGTCTGAATGATGGAATTCAGGCAACACATTTCACCGAGGAAACTCCAGTATCTACTTTTCTCGTGAATGCGACAGATGAAACGGGGGGCGAGGCGTTGGAGGCAATCGAGGGGGCCATGCCCGACGGTGTTCTTCGGAGTGCCGGTTCAGTTCAGCTCAAAATGGACGCCGGTCAACTCAAGCGTATGCGGCAAGCCAAGAAACTGGAGGTGGGAGCGGGAGCACGGATTGACCAGCAGGTTTACCCTGATCCCGAAGCGCTTGATTTCTGGCGGGACGAGCCCGAGGCAGTCATCTACCTGAATTACGCCGATGAGGCGACGGTCCAGGCGATTCTCGGCAGCCCGCACGTCGATTTAACAGCGGGCGGCGAGGGCTTTCTCAAGGACGTGCCGGTGGGCGATCCTCGGCAGAGCGAGTGATTGGTGTTTGCTTTCGATATTTTTCAATGCAACAATAAAACTCTTGACAAATAGCCCTGAAAACTGTTAAGCAGGGGGGTGTTTTAGGAGGGTGATTTGGTTTGATAGAGACGTTCGCTGATATGTTCTGTGGCATTGGTGGTTTTCACGTCGCTGCGTCTTCTCTTGGCCTCCGGTGTGTTTTTGCCTGTGACACCGACGAGCCTTGTCGTCGCGTGTATGAACACAACTTCGGGTTTTGCCCCGTCGGCGATATTGCGCAGGTTAAAATTAGAGACCTTCCCGACTACGATCTTCTGTTGGCGGGATTTCCCTGTCAGCCTTTCTCCATCATCGGCAGCCGTAAGGGATTTTCTGATCCCAAGGGGCTGCTCTTTTTTGAACTCGTTAAAATTATCAAAAGAAAGCGTCCACAGGCGGTTGTCCTTGAAAACGTGAAGCAGCTGGCTACACACAACAAAGGGCGCGCGCTGAAGAAGATTCTTGGTACCTTAAATGATCTTGGCTATCGAACAGATCATCGGATTCTCAATGCAATTAACTTTGGACTTCCGCAACGGAGAGAACGTGTTTTCATCGTAGCTTTGCGGGGGAAAAGGGGTAAAAAGTTTTGTTGGCCCGAAGAAGAACGGGTGATGCTTCCACTTTCGGAAGTTTTGGAGAAGAAACCGGATACCCGTTATAATGCCAGCAAACACATCCGGGATGCGCGGCGTGCCAGGCACTCCACCAAGGTAAAACCGGCGATCTGGCACGAGAATAAGTCAAAGAAAGTGTCGAGTCATCCTTATGCTTGCGCGTTGCGGGCCAGTGCTTCGTATAATTATCTGCTCGTTGACGGTAAACGACGGTTGACTTCGCGAGAGATGCTTCGGCTTCAGGGATTTCCTGATTCGTTTGAGATCATTTGTAGCTATGGTCAGGTGCGAAAACAGGCGGGGAACGCCGTTGCCGTTCCTGTGGTTGCGGCCATCATTGAGAAAATGTTGGATGGGTAAAAACAAGAGATAAATCTTTGCGTAATGATCCGCATCCGGTGGGTGAGATTCCAAACGAGATGCTGCTTTAGCAAATGGGAAATGCCGTTCCCGTGCCGTTAGCGATAGCTGGAATTGAAGGAGTTTTACGTGTCATCCAAACCACCCAAATTGCGCGGGCATGACAAAGCACGTCACAGCCTTTATCCGCTTGGGGAATTTCCCGATGATGTGGTTATCGGGATAGGCGGTCAAATTGTGCATCGGTTGGCCGTTGGCTACAATATCTCCGGTGATGACTTCGCGGAGATGTTCGCGGATTCCATCAGCGGCACGCATTTTAACAAGCCACTGGGCGTTACGGATGTAATATGGAATAGCTGTTCTTGGTCCGTGAAAACGGTGCAGGCAAAAAAGCCGTTCAAACAACCTAGCGTGAGGCTCATCACTGGTCGTAATTCTCCTGCGTTTTCCTATGGCATCAGCGATCCGAAGGCGAACGTGGAGGAAACGGGGGTCGCCGTTCTGAATATTTGGAATGAGCGCGTCAATCAGTCGTTCAATAATCATGACGATTTGCGGATTGTGGTACTGGTACGGAACATGAGTACGCTGGAATTCGTCTTGTTTGAGTTTGAGGCGGTCCGCTATCCTCCATCCAACTATAAGTGGGAAATCAATCGAAGGGGTAATTTCGAGGGCTTTGATAAAGGGACGAATAAGCATCGTTTCACTTGGCAGCCTCATGGCTCCCAATTTACAGTAATCGAGATCGTACCCGGATCGGCTTATAAATTCCGCATTATCCGCCGTCCTGGAATAATTGAACGCCGTCACATCTTAAATCTAGTTCGGTTCAAGAAAAATTGGATTGAAAGAGTGTTCTAAATTGAATATGAACATAAAAACTCTTGACAAACCTTCCAAGGAAGTGTATCCTTTCTTTGGAGGATACGGTCATGAGCGAGTTCGTAAATCGGGTGCTTTTGGGAGACTGCTCCAAACTGTTGTGCGACATCCCTTCAGAATCAGTTGATCTAATCGCCACCTCGCCGCCGTATGGTAATAAAAGGAAGGCTTCTTACGGCGGTGTTGATCCGGATCGTTACGTCGAGTGGTTCCTACCTATCTCCAGAGAACTTTTCAGAATCTTAAAACCGACTGGCTCTTTCTTCTTGAACATCAAGGAGGGAACGACGGCGAACGGGGGGCGGCACCTGTATGTTTTAGAACTCATTATCGCCATGACTAAACAGCAGGGCTGGATCAATACCGATTATTACGCCTTGACCAAGCCCAACCCTTTTCCTGGGAAGTGGCCGAACAGGTTTCGCAATGCTTGGGAATGGGGTTTGCACTTTACGAAGCAGAAGCATTTTTATATGGATCAAGAGGCGGTGATGGTGCCGACGGGTGAATGGGCCAAGACGCGCCTCAACCGTCAGAAAGCAAACGACAATAAACATACTCGGTCTAAGAATGGGAGTGGCTGCGCGAGGAAGGAAGAAAACTGGCTTGGTCGTGAATTTGCTTATCCGACCAACGTTCTGTGCTTCCCGACCGGAAGAACGTACAAAAATCACAGTGCTATGGCCTGCGGGAAGGTGTTCGCTTGGTTCATCAAACTCCTTTCAAAGCCTGGCGATCTTGTATTGGACCCATTTATGGGTTCGGGAACGACCGCCATCGAAGCTTTGAAACTGGGTCGAAATTATTTGGGGATTGAGAAGTCGAGAAAATATCATCATTTGGCTTCAGATTATATCGCAGAGGAGATGCGCGGTTTATCCGAAAGGTTGCGTCAGAGGGCCGATGAGCTTGATAAAGAGGTTAATGATCTTAATAGTGAGATCGGTTTTCTTCACGACCAGATTGCCAATGAACTTGATAAATGGGTTGTCGGTGGTCTCGTTAAGAAAGTATCTGGTAAAAAGTTAAGAATTGAAAAAAACGTAGCTTATGTACGTGAATTGCGTCTTCAGATCGAATATCTTGAAACCAAATGTCTTGGGGTTTAGATTTTCTTTATCCACAGGCTTATGAAACTGATATTGAGTCAGTCGGTAACCCAACGCGCGATCATCTTTTGGAGTACGAGGTCGACCTCGTGCTCTATCGTCATGGTATGGGAATGAATGTGAACGTCGGGTAGATGCGGCTTCTCATAGGGATCGTCGATCCCTGTGAATCCCTTTAACTCTCCTCTCCGCGCGCGGGCGTAGAGGCCCTTCGGGTCTCGTTCTTCACAGACCTCCAGCGGGCAGTCCATGAAGACCTCCAGGAAGCGAGAACACGTCGTTCTTACTTCCTGGCGCGTTTCGGCGTAAGGGCTGACGAAGGAGCAGATAACGTAGTGATTTTGCTTCTCCAATAACGAGGCTAATCTTCCCATGCGTGTGATGTGGGCGTCTCGGTTGGCGCGTGTAAAACCGGAGGTTCCCAGGGCTTGGCGCACCTCATCGCCGTCAAGGGCGACGGCATAAATGCCGAAATGGGTCAAGAGCGCCTCGCGCAGGGCCACGGCGAGCGTAGTTTTGCCGGAGCCGCTGAGTCCCGTTAGCCAGATTACGCCGCCGCGCTTGGTGTGGCTCATTCTTTACCTCTATTTTTTAATCCCTACTCCTTATCTTCTTTCGGCTTCTCCGGAGCCCACAGGTTTTTGAAGTCGAAAATCGGACCGAGACGAATAGTGCCGTTGACGCAGAGCGGGCAGTCATCGCCCGACCGCTTGCCGTCCAATTCGGGAACGTTTGTGGCTCCACAGAAGTCGCAGATGAAGTCGTACGCGCCTGCGATAGGGCCACCATCAGGCTTGCCGAAGACGCCGTTAAGCAGGCCGAGTAGCCCGATTGTGTGGACAGCGTTTTTGGGGAGGTTATGGGATTTAGGTCGGTACTTGCGCCAATTCTCGGCGGTTCCTACTTGGATGGTGGGATGGTCGGCGAGCGCCTCGTTGCAGGGTACACGGTGGTCGATTAGTATTTGGATGGCGGTGGGGTCGAGATCGAACGCCTCTTTGAGGACGCGGATCACATCGTCGGCAGTGACTGAGATCAGCTTCTTGTCCATGTTTAATTCTCCTTTTTTCCGTACAGGATTTTGACGAGCACTCCGAGATCGGCAACCACGTTCGCCAGTTTAGGGCGATCACGGAGGACGGCCGAAGGGTGATAAGTGCCGATGAGGGGGACGCCTTCGTATTCTAACTGCTGACCGCGCAGGTGGGTGATGGTGCCCATCCCGGGCAGCAGGCTCTGGATTGCCGGGGTACCCAGTGCCAGGATCACGCGCGGGGCGACAGCTGCCACCTGGCGGCGCAGGAAGGGGAGGCAAGTGTGGCGCTCTTGGTCGTAGGGCGTTCGGTTATTCGGCGGACGGCACTTGATGCAGTTAGTGATGTAGACCTGGTTGCGGCTGAGCGACATGGCGGCCAGCCATTTCATTAGTTCCTGCCCTGCGCGTCCTACGAATGGCTCACCGATTACATCCTCGGCCTCGCCAGGGGCTTCACCGACGATCATCAGGCACGCGGCGGGGTCGCCGGAGCCGAAGATCAGGTTGCGGCGCGTCGTCGCGAGTTCACAGCGCTGGCAATCGCCCAGCTTGCGGCGAATATCTTCCAAGGATTCCTTTGGCTCGTTCATAATTTTTTTTCAATCCGTTGTTTAGCCATTTGGCAATAATCGGCGTTAAGGTCGACTCCAATGAATGATCTGTCGTGTTTCTTGGCGACGACGCCGACTGTTCCAGAGCTGCAAAGTGGGTCGAGCACGATGCCGTCAACTGGGTAACCGGCAAGAAGACAAGGTTCGACTAAATCTTCGGGAAACACCGCGAAGTGTGCGCCCTTAAAGGGTCTAGTGTTTATTGTCCAGACAGTGCGTCGATTGCGAAAACCGGTCGATTCTCTCCGTGATAAACCCGAATTTCCGTTCGTATCTTTGCAAGGATGGAGCGCGGGACCCCTCTTACGTCCGCAGACTTCGGGTTCTTTTACGGCATCCGCGTTGTAAAAGTAGCGAGGGCTTTTGGTTAATAGAAATACATACTCGTGTGCCTTTGTTGGGCGGTCTTTGATGCTCTCAGGCATGGCGTTTGGCTTGTGCCAGATTATGTCGGAGCGGAGGTACCACCCGTCTTCTTGGAGCGCGAAGGCGACGTGCCAGGGGATGCCGATGAGGTCTTTTTCTTTCAACCCGCTTGGGGTTGGTGCTCGGTAGGACATCGCTCTTATTGGATTTTTCTTATCAGGTGCGCGCCGTGTTCGATTGCCACTCGTGTAGCTATCGCCGAGGTTAAGCCAGAAGGTGCCGTCGTCGCGCAACACACGGCGTAGTTCGCGGAAAATTTCAGTCAATCGAGCGACGTATTCTTGAGGCGTTGGTTCTGCGCCGATCTGTCCAGCAACACCGTAGTTGCGTAAGCCGTAGTAGGGCGGCGAGGTGATCGCACAGTGAATCGAGCCGGATGGCAGGAGTTGTAGGGTGCTGAGGGCGTCCCCGTGGATTACGTTGTGGGATTGTTTTAACAAATTATTTTCCTTCTTTTTTCTCTTCATCCATTTCTTTTGCACGCTTGGCTCGGAAATAGGCCACAGCGGTCGCGCCAGCTCTGGCTATGATCCGCTCGAATTTCGGTAGATCGTTTTCTGCTTTCGCTTCTGCAAGGCGGAAGCTCGTTGAACGCCATGTTTCATCCTCTGTCCACCAGATCAGGGTGTGTTCCTTATCCCCTGCGAGTCCTTGCTGAAAGCCCTTTTCTTGGGGCTTTTTATCCCAGTTTTTCAGGGCTTCCGCGATTTCATGCGGCAGGGTCGGGTTACTGGGGCTGGGGATTTTCCGGAGGGGCGGTTTCCTCGTTAAAACGGCCCGAATATCCCTCCGGAGCATCAAAAGGCCCACCCAAATGGAGATAACCCCTATAATTCCAAGAATGAAAAAAATGACATCTTTGAACGAATTCATCCCTTCACCTCCTGCCTTTTCGGTTCATAACGAGCCATGACGCGCCCGATCCTCCGCTCAAGATCCCAATCGTTCCGGGCGCTCTCGCATATCTCAGTGCCCCTTTTCTCTCAGCTCTTTTATCTTACCACTGAAAAAAATTCGATCAGCGAAAAAAAGTTCTTGACAAACCTTGCGCCCTCTGTTAGGTTGGTCGTGTTCGCGCAGCACAGTGCTGGGCTACTTCGTTTCTTTCGAGATGCACAGGCCGCCTGGCGCGCTTATCTCGCGAACAAAATTTAGTGCCAAAAGGCGCATGGAGTGGTTGGAAATGAACCGTAACACGCACATACAGACAGCTCGCTTAGCTGCGACGCTAACCGCGTCGTGCCCAGCAGGAGTGCGTTCGGCGGCCGTGACGGCATTGCCGTCCACCGCTGATAGCCTGCTCGGTATCGTGCCTATACGGGGGGCTTCCGACTAAACCAGACCTCGTCACCAACAGTCGGAAGCCTCTCAAGGGAACTTGGGAGGCTTTTGACGTTTTAGGACCTGGTAATTGTGCGGCGCGCAGCGCAACGCAGCGCAAGGCGATCTTTGACAATTAAATAGAGAGATGCCGCGTAAAATTGAAATACCCCGGGGAGGGGGCCGTCCTCCTCCCCGGTTTTTCCAACAGGCTCGTCCTCGACAGACCTGTTGGCTCGTATGGAGAGGTGGCCGAGTCAGGTTGATGGCACTGGTTTGCTAAACCAGATAGGGTAACACCTACGCAGGTTCAAATCCTGTCCTCTCCGTCAGAAGATAAGGGACATAAAGATCGAGCGCATATTTGTTGAAAACGGCGGGATGCCGGAGATTGGCGGATACCATTGGAAACGCGGAAGATTGCGCCAGCGTAGCTCAGATTGGTAGAGCGCTCGTTTCGTATGCGAGATGTCGCAGGTTCAACTCCTGTCGCTGGCCTTACAAAATTTCAAAAAACGTAATAAGAACTCTTGACAAACCTCACGAGGTTTGGTAGGATGCGCCTCAAGGGTTCTTCGTTCGTCGCGGAATAGCGAGGCTGCGACGACGTGCTCGCTTACGGTTGGGTCAACCGGCACGCGGAGCCCTATGACTTCGTTCTTTAATATTTTAGCTGGAAGGTTGGCTTAGAGGCAGCCACCCTCTAAAGAGTAGGGCGAACCACCGTCGGTAATAAGCCCCTTGTGGTAAAAGCAAGAAAGGTTCTGCCAGCGGGTAAATGGGGAAGTGGTGAAGCACCCCGGAGACGGTAAGGTGGAACCCCCTTTTGGCGTAGTAGCACACCAGCTAAAGTTTCGCTCTTCGCTCTTTGAAATTTCAGGGTTGGTATCGTTCAGGTGATCACGGCTCCTCACAACCCGTGACGCGGGAATTCGGGGAATCTGGGACGCTGGATCAGGAGTCGGGCAGAGGCCGCCATAAAGTCGAGGGAAACCTCAGCAATAACCCCGCAGTGGTCATCTGAACGATGCTAATTTCGATCTTTGAAATAGGGAATGTGGCCGGTCACTCTGATACTGGAACAGTAGTAATAACCGTCCGAGAGTAAGAGACCTCTCGAAGAATAGGAAAGGCTGGAAAGGTTGGTGAGGGCCACATTCCCGGGCCTTTCTTTTGATCTTTGAAAAATAGCTTTTACGGGAGAGTGGCTAAAGCCATTTGCAGCGTGTAGGGACTCCGTGTAGAGGGTCGTGCACCCCTCTTTGACCACAGAAGAACATCCTTGCCTGCCACCCGGATGAAAAATGTCGGGGCTCCGCCGTAAAGGCTATTGCGGCTTTTTGAAATATGGGCGTGAATCGGATTCGACTGGATGTGTGAAGGTGAAAGTTGCGTGCCGAGGTTGGTCAGTTGGCCTCGTAAAAAACTGACCAAAGTTCAGATGCCGACATTGAACTCCTGGCCGCTTAATTAAGCGACCCGTTTCTCTGTTCCGGGCCAACGGGAGTGGAAGAGGCGTCACAAACAGGTGGCTGGGTTGATTGACTCCGTCGGTGATTAACCGAGATAAAGGCGGAAAAGGCCATAGTGATCCCGTCCGTGGGAGCGCGACCGGCGACATTAAATCGCGGACTACGCACGTAGTAGCTCAATCTGGACCATTCAGGACCGGGGTTCAATTCCCCGCACGTCCAAAATTTGCCGACGTAGCTCAATTGGTAGAGCACCGCACCTGTAATGCGGATGTTGCAGGTTCGATTCCTGTCGTCGGCCTCAAGGAGTGGATATGGGCATCAGCAAAGGCGCGGCGGAATTGTTCTTCCATGAGACGCTGTACGAGGGGACACCCTCCGGCCGCGTACTTACGTTGGGTCGCCAGGAGGTGCACCTCACCTACAACGAGTTTATCGCTTTGGCTGCGTGTCACGGTCACCTTCTCTCGTTGCTCGGAAGGCCCATCTTGAAGAATCAGGATGGTCACATTTCTGATGTGGATTTCTTCAAGTTGCTCGGTTACGACGAAGTCGTGGCTGTAGATGTGGTCGATGAGGGTTCACCGGAGATCAAGGCCGATCTAAACGTGCCCTGGACCTCCGTGCCGATACAAGTTCCGCCGTTCGACCTCGTCGTGGATGGAGGCACCCTGGAGCACGTCTTCAACGTACTGCAGGCGTTGGCCAACATCCATCGGATGCTCAAGGTCGGCGGCAAGGTGGTGCACATGCTGCCCGCCTCGAACTTCGTTGACCACGGGTTCTGGTCGTTCTCACCCAAATTGCTGGCTCGCTACTACCTCGGCAACAAGTACGAGCTGACGCGCCTGGCGTTGTGCCGGTGCGCCGATGAGCGCAAGCTCCTCGGCGAGTGGGAGATCGAGGAGTACGATCCTGATGCACAGCGTGCGAAGGCGGTGGGCGGTCTTGACGGGGCCTGCTACCTCGTTGCCTGCGTCGTCACCAAGCGCGCCGAGTCGACGTGCGATCACGTTCCGTTGGACGTTTAAGAGTTTATGGAGCTGTAGAGGAGTCAGGCTTTCCTCGCCGGATTGTCGATCCGGAGATCGTGGGTTCAAATCCCATCAGCTCCGCCAGATAAAAGGCCGTCTGACCCAGCGGCGTGGGGAAGCTCCTCTTCCTGCTTGAAGCGTCTACCCGGCCCCACGGGGTGCGCCCGGGTGGTGGAGGAGCATGGGTCTTTATGGGGTCATAGGGAAGTCTGGTCGTTCCCGCTTGCCTGTCACGTAAGAAATCGTGGGTTCGAATCCCACTGGCCCCGTCAGCATCTCGTCTTGTCTTGGCCGCGCAGCACAGGTACCGGTTACTTCGCCGAATTGGTTTAGGCATCAGTCCACAAAACTGACGACCCGAAAGGGTCATGCGGGTTCGATCCCCGTAGTAATCACCGTTACCGCCAACTCTCGCGGTCAGAACATTTGACCTGGTAAGATGTAGTCATGCGGTAAACGCATTGGAGGCGTCTCATGATTCACGTAAAGGATAGACCCGAAGTCAAGCTGGGGTTCGTCTTTGCACCTGTCTTCACTTATGCGGACGGCGACAAGGAGAAGTCCGTCGGCGTTATAGCGAAATTCTTCGGGGGCGACGGCACGCCGGAGAACCCAGGCAAATTTGCCCGCTTTGCGTCGGTAAAGCTGTCGGATGGTACGTTTGTGATTTATCTCTACGATTGGATGCACCTCATCGAGGAGAGGATCATAGCGGGCGAAGATCTGGAAGACGATGCTTTTGAGCCCGACTGGGACTACGTATGGATCAACGACCTTTACTACGGACGATTCGTCGATGAGATGTTGACGTTCGCCAAGGGCTAAGTGCGGGCCTGTAGCTCAGTTGGTAGAGCCCCCGGCTCATAACCGGATGGCCGCTGGTTCGAGTCCAGTCAGGCCCATCATCTGTGGTGGCGGTCACCCTTTTACCCTGACGCGCGGGAGTTTGTTCGAGCGACGCTTGAACTCGCGAAGCAGCACAGCGTCCTCTTTCTGTTCTTCTCAATGGTCTACGACCCCGAGGATTATGTGGCGAAGCGGTGCTTGGTGGCGCGAGAGTTGGGTGAGGACTTGGCGAACAAGTTATGCGTCGGCCCGGAGAAGTTCCCGATCTTCGCGCCCGGCGATGTGGGCGTCGACGATTTCACGGGGAATCTCGCGGAGATAGAGCGCCTTGGTGGCTATCCGGTGTGCATCAACAGGCCGTGGAATCAGCCGGAGAGCACTACGCCGTGGTGCGGGGAGCGATTCGACTACGACGGTGCACTGTGGCACGTGTACCAGGTGTTGAAGCAAAGATAGAGGCATGAAAGACGAACGCAGCGTAGACGAGATTTTAGCAGAGTGGGCTCTTGATGAGGGTGCGCAAACTATCGACCTCTATCACGGCACCTGTATGGATAGTGCCAAATTGATGGTGAAGAACGGCTGGCGACCCAACCAGGTGTTGCCAGGGGGCAACCAAGGGCAACCGCGCTACCTTTATGTCACTACTTTTTCTGAAAATGCTGAGTGGTTTGCTAATGAACGTGGGTGTGACACTGTGCTTTTATTGAAGAAAGTGCCTGTTTCTGTTCTAGCCGTTGATCCTGAAGACGGAATAGGCAAAAATGTGCAAGACGAGCTTGATCAGACCAAGGAACTAGGTCTTCCTGCTTTTTTGGTGGTAACGAGGCCGCTTCCGGCTCGACATTTCAAGGTATATAGTGGTAAATACTGAATATTAAAGCCGGGTAGCTCAGTTGGTAGAGCATCGTCCTGATAAGGCGGGGGTCGTGAGTTCGAGTCTCACTCCGGTTACCAAATTTGCTTTGGAGGCGCACGATGAATAAGCAGGCATCCCAGAAATGGCTTGACAGGCTTTACACCGTCCGCGATGTCCTCGTGGGTTGGTGCTACCGGAATATCCAGATGTACCAGGACTTCGAGAGGTACGCAACAACGCCATGGCGCACGTGGACCTTCTGGCTCCTGCGGATGCGGTACATCTTCGACGAGGTGGACCATGCTGCCTCGCCCGAGGAGACCTGGTTGCACGGGGGCGGCGATTGCGAGGACATGGCCTGGTTTTGTCGGGATCGCCTTCGGAAGCTGGGTTTTGAGGCGCATCTGTTCCGCGCCGAGTGGGATAAATTGAGCGCCCAGGGCATCAAGGCTCACATTACCTGCATCTTTCGTCCATTCAGTAGTGGTTCGTGGGGGTATATGGGTACCGGCTCTAACGAGTATCGGGCGTTTGGGTTGACCTGGAGGGAGATCGCGGAGCGCATGGTGGGCAACCGAGATCTCGTAGAATACGGGACGATGGATGTGGATTCTGAAACCCGCAAGCTCACTTACACGAAAAAAATAGAGGTAAACTCTTGACAAACTCCACAAGAAGCCTTACATTGGCTTCGTAATAAACGGCCGGACTTGACCGGCGCAAACAACCAACTGACTGGAGGAAAAGATCATGACGTAGGTAGCCAAGCAACTCGAACCTTCTCCGAGCGAAACAACCCGTTTCACCTCACCCTTTACGGAGGAGACAGTAGCCGATCTCAAAACGAAGATCGCAGCGGTTAAGGCATCCCAGAAAAAACTCGCGGAATCCATCAAAGCGCAACGGCGTGAGGGCAAACGTGCAGAGTATGACAGCCAGGACTTCCGGTATAACCACCTGGCGTACTGTCTTGTGCGCGGGCGCTCCCTCCGGCAGATCGAACAGACGAACCGGCAAGGGAATGAACCCCGTCGCGAGGAGATTCTCCGGCGCATCGAACGGCTCTTCGGTGAGATGGTTCGCGATTATTGCGCACCTTTCGTGCTCAGTGAGGCGGATGACTTCCGTATTCCGTGGCCTGTTGAGAAGGAGGAGACCAATGAAACTCTTCATACTCACCAGGCGTGATTTGACCGCGTCCCAGCGACTCGTTCAGTCCTGTCACGCAGTGGCAGAGCTGCTCAAGGGCGGTAACCCCGTTGGCTGGAATGACACCATCGTGGCGCTCGGCGTGAAGGACGAGGCGCACCTGCGTAAGTGGGAGGTCAGTCTCGGCGATGCGAAGCATAGCTTTGCTACCTTCTGCGAGCCCTACTTTGATGATCAAACAACCTCGTTGGCGTTCGTCGGAACGCCCCCTGGCCTGGAGACCGACCTGGATCGGCTCAGGCTTCTTTGACAACTAGTTTGTCGGGGGGGTGACCCCCCGACGTGTGCGCCAGTGGCCGAATGGTTTAGGCAGCGGGTTCTAACTCCGCCCACGTGGGTTCAATTCCTACCTGGCGCACCACTAATACCGGGTGGTGCAGTGGTAGCGCGTCGAGTCGTTAAAAGCTCGAAGACTGGAGGTTCGATTCCTTCCCTGGTAACTTAACTGCCTGACAGCATTTGGTTGCTGTGAACGATCAAAGCAGACTTGAGTAGCTTACGATGACGCTTTGATTGGCAATCAGGTTCAATCCCTGACAGGCGGGCCAATTTGATGAATGGATTAGGTCTGAGGTTCGAGTCCCCGTTGGACTTCTATTATTGTATGGGCAGGTAGCTCAGTTGGAAGAGCGTCGCCCTTGCAAGGCGAATGTCGCCGGTTCGATCCCGGTTCTGTCCACCAAGACCAAGACGCGGGTTCAAGCCCCGTCCAAGGCTTGCCTTGGTAGCTCAACTGGTAGAGCAGGTCACCCCCGGTCGCTCAGGTTCGAGTCCTGATTTCCCAATGGGCGGGGGCCGGGATATTATCGGAGCATAGCGCAGTCTGGTAGCGCATCGGCTTTGGGAGCCGAGGGTCCGGGGTTCGAATCCCCGTGCTCCGACCATTTCGGGGTGTAGCTCAGTTGGTTTAGAGTACACGGTTCGGGACCGTGGAGCCGCCGGTTCGAGTCCGGCCACCCCGACCAACTTTCAATGTGGACTGCGGCACCGGCGGAAGCGCACGCTTTAAGGGCGTGTGAGCGGCGTCGGCCTGTTTTCCCCGTTCGTTGATGGCCAAGGCGACTGGGGCCAGTCCCTCCTATTTTTATTATCTATGCGAGGCTGACGGAATTGGCAGACGACCTCGGCCTAAACCCGAGGGCCTTCGGGCGTAGGGGTTCGAATCCCCTGCCTCGCATTAGCTCGCGCGTGGTAAGATAGGTATTGAGGAGGACTTGTCATGCGCGTAATTTTGATTCGAGACGAGGAGCAGGCGCGAAAACCCGAGTTGCGCGAGGAAGCGGAGGTTTTCGAGGTCGACATCCCCATCATCCCCGAGGATGGCTTGGATGGGGAAATCAGGATTTTTAAGTATGAAGGGGCGCTAAAGATACACTTCCCAAAGGAACTCGAAGTGGTGCTGAACCCGGGTGGTGATTTGATGGTGAAAGCGAACCAGTTAGAAATTAGGAGGCCGGTCTAATTCTGTACGTGCAGTGCAATCTTTCCCGAGGCTCGGCGCGTAAAACCGCTTGGCTTCCCCAACGCTTCGCAAAGAAGGGGAAGGCTTTGAAGATCAAGGGCGTGGATGGCTGGATTGTGATGAGCTGTGGCACGAAGTTGGAGGAGAAGAAGGTTTTAGAGCGGTCGCAGGATTACAAACATCAGCGGAAGGCTTCTGATTGGATACGACCAGATTGACCGATTTTATGCTCGCGTGGTGGAACTGGTAGACACATACGGCTTAGGCCCGTATGGGGGTAACCCCGTGGAGGTTCGAGTCCTCTCGTGAGCAAGTGGCAGAAAGGGTCCCGGAAAGTAGCGAAGGCCAAGTGAAACCGGAGGCGCAGCGCACATATCCTCGCGATACCCTCTGCCTATTTTATGCGACCGTGGTGAAACTGGTAGACACGCCAGCTTGAGGGGCTGGTCCTGGCAACGGGGTGGAGGTTCGAATCCTCTCGGTCGCATTGTCTTCTGTGGTCGTGGTGTAACTGGCAGCCACGCCAGGTTCAGAACCTGGTCCCCGCGAGGGGGTGGGGGTTCGACTCCCCCCGACCACATCACCTTTCGTGTCGGGTAGTCCACCTGGGTGATCTCCAGGGTTGGAGAGACGAGTTTGCTGCTTTCCGGTTCAACTCCGGATGCCCGGCTCCAGTTTGCGAACGTGGTGGAACTGGTAGACACGCAGGCCCGAGATGCCTGTGACCTTACGGTTGTGGGGGTTCGATTCCCCCCGTTCGCATCAGTAGTGTTGGGAGGTGCTATGGACAATCTTATCGACCTTCAAAAGAGACTCGAATCTGAAAAATTTGATGATCTCTGCGATAAAGTGGCTGACATTAGCGAGGCGACCGGCAAGGTAATTACTTTGGTGGAGACATTTGATCCAAAGATCAGAGATGGTGTCCTCGTCAAAGCCCTTGTTGCCTGCATTCACGATGGTTTGATGGATGACGAAGACATGGAGAACATCCAAAATTGGCTTCGAAGCGAGTATGAGCGGTACAAAGCCGAAGTGTGTGCGCGGACGTAGCCAAATGGTACGGCGGCAGCCTTCCAAGCTGCTTATTGCGGGTTCGATTCCCGTCGTCCGCTTCAAAAAGTTCTTGACAAACCTTGTGTGCTCTGCGATGATGCTGTCTGCAAGATCGCGCTTTGTGCGTTCACACAACTGAAAGGAGGAACCCATGCGGTTTTTAGGTTTAGCATAACCGAAAGGAAACCAACATGGGTAAGTACGAGAAGCGTGACGGCATTCCGCCCGTTCCGGTGCGCCGGAACCTCCAATCCGAAGAGAATTACCACCACAAGAGCACCCGACGTGCGCGTTGGCGTGGCCGCTACCCCGAAATCATCCATATCGAGGTCCGGCGCTTGCGCGCGGCGGCGAAGCGCTGCAAGGAAGAGCGCCGCGAACTTTACCGAGGACGGGGATTCATTCCCTTTGAACACCTGCTGACCGAGTGGGCTTATCGAGATCTCGAACGCGCCATTAAGGCGGGTTACCGGGCTGCTAAGGAAGGCAGGGAGTGCCGGTACCCCCTTTCGCCGACCGAGAGCTATTTGCGGGAGCGCAACAACCGTTGGCTGCGTGATTACCGTGAGGCTGAAAGGGCTTGGTATTACGGGTACGATCTGCTAAAGAAGGACTGATTTTTGGTATTTTTCGAAGACAAAGGGTAGTCTGACGAAGAAGAAGACCACCAGGGCGTACCACGTGCTGCTTTTGAACAAGCGGCGAGGGTACGGCTATGAACTGGGGCTTATCCTCGATGCCGAGAGCTGCGAGGACGCCGAGGCGCGGGCCGTACAAGCCGTTTTCGATGGGTTTAAGGCGCGTGAGGACGGCTTTAGGCCGTCGTTGCCGGACGCCGGAGACCTGGTGCCGTGCGTGGTGGAGTTTTACGATATGCGGGTATAGCTCAGTTGGTAGAGCATCTGCTTGCCATGCAGAAGGTCGTGGGTTCGAGTCCCATTGCCCGCTTCAGTTTGTGTCTCGTCCACTAGCAACAAATCCTTTTGTGTCTCATATTTCCCGTTTCACTATCAACAAACCTAAGCCCAGATGACGGAATTGGCAGACGACCTGGTTTCAAACGCCAGGGCCTTCGGGCGTGGGGGTTCGAATCCCCCTCTGGGCATCATTTTCTTGAAGTTTGAGCGACGCTCTATTCAGTGGCAGACGAACAGCCTTCCCGAAGAAGATAACAAGTGGAAAACTGAATGGTGGATTGTCTAGTGAGTCATTTTAAGTCTACCAAAATCCAGGCGACAGACGGGACATTACTTACCCTTGCCGACCTGAAGAATCTGGACACCAGGGAGCTTTTGGAATTGATCTTGATTGAGGCGGTTAAAACCAACCTTTATCTTGCTGAGTTTGCCGGAGAGAAACTGGGCGAGGAAGACACAGAAGGAGAACCAGGATGATTATTAAAGACGCGTCTGGTGGTGGTCACGGTGCAAAAGTGACCAATGAGAATATGCTGTTGACGAATGCCATTGCCGTCGAACTACAGCATCATGTAAACCATGAGCACGGGGACGCCTACTCGGTCGTGTTGGACCAGGCTGCCGGAGGCGTGAACAAGTGCCTTCTTTTCATTAAGAACGAGTCCGACACCGATCTATTTATCAGCAGCATCAAGGCGTTCGTTTTAGCCGATACGGAGTTATATACTGAGATTCGCAATGCTGGGACTCCCAACGCTCCTACCGACCTAGTACCGGTGAATCGCAATGTGGGGTCCGGTCGGTTGGCAGATTGTGTTTGTCAGCAGGGCGACGATTTGCAACTGACCACCGGCGATGAGGTTGACCGCATAAGTTTTTTGGCCCTGGAAGGCACAAGGAAGTTCGTCTGGAAGTCTGATCTGATCCTCCCGAAGAACACCGTGCTTACGCTGTGGAGTTCAGCCAACACAACTGTCAACGCAATAATTTCCATTTTCTTTCACTCGACTGACTAAAGGCTGTAATCAATGGCGCTCAGGACCTTAATAGCCGATTCTGAAACCGGCCTCCAAGCGGCAGTTGACAATGCCCAAGGGGACGAAACCCGCGCGGCCGTTGTTGCTACCCGTCCGTTGAAAATATTCGACCCTGCGTACAAGTTTTTTCTCAATGATGACTACGGGGCGGAGATGGCGATCCCTGGTGGCCTCGCTGGTGTTCCGCTGGGTATCTACGACGGCGGGGATCAAAATTTCTGGACTGCTCTTGCGATTAAGGGAACTTGGGATTTTGTGGCTGATGATACGCACGCCAAGCAAGCAGTTATCACCATCACCAATGCGAACAACTGCGCCAATGACACTCAGACTATTGGGGTTGGCGGAGCGGACACGACCATCACCGAAGGTGTTGATTGGAACCTCGTCGGAGGGGACAACGATGCAACGGCTACGGCCCTCGCCGCCGAGCTTGATACAATCACAGGGGTGTCGGCGACGGCGACAGGGGCGGTGGTGTCCATCATCGCCGACCCGTCACATGACATCACCAAGTGCAACACCAGTGATGTCGTGAGCTGCCCTGGTTCCGGCAGGTCCGTTGATGCTATTGCTGCCGGTAGGGACGGCGAGGCTGCCTTCACCGCAGGCGCTCCTCTGGATCTTACAACTTACGACGTGGTTTCCGGGTGGATCTACATTACAAGCTGGAAAGCCGGAAAACACATTGAGTTCTGGGGTAAGGACGCTGCTGGTGGTGCCGTCGGGAACAAAGTCAACATCGAAGACTATCTGGATACTGCTGCGTTGGATGAATGGCAGCGTTTTATCGTCCCTCTTACGGATTTGGATTTGGTCGGGAAGACAGTCTCAAGCGTCAGGATTAAAATTAAAGACGCGCTTTTGATGGTGTACATCGACTTGATCGAGTGGGAGGATGAGGGCGGCGGCGCTGGTATCGTAGAGTACGAAGTCAGCCCCGATGCCGGTACTTGGTTGCATATCACGGAGGTTCGTCATTATTTCGTGGATGCTTTGGCTGCTACGCCTCCTGCATTGGCTTACGATAAGATCCTGGGAGAGACACTCCTGGAGGGCTATCGCTACGAGCAATGGCAGGGCGGTGTACGTGTCACCTCAGAGACCATCCACAGTTTAGGCGAACTCCTTTGGTGGGCTGGAACCACTTACCAAGCTGATGGTGACGGCACCAATACCGTCCTTGTCGTCAGCCTCAAGCTCCCGGTCCCGATTATTCTGAAGCACAAGGATTTGGACAGACTGAAAATTATTATCCAAGAAGATCTGACTGGGCTAATCCACATGCGGGTCTCAACAACGGGATTCGTGGAAATTCACTCTTAGGACTTGGGGCTCGAATCCTTCTCTGTATCATTTTTTTGAAGTTTGAGCGACGCTTTATCTTAGTGGCCAACGAGCAGTTCTCTCGAAGATAATAGATGGAGAACAATAGCGAGGGTCACTATGCCTGGGCCTTGGTTCAATGTACGACTCAGAGGAGGTCATTGGGAGTATACCGAGGACAGCGGTGAAACGTGGAAGATCTTGGGTTTCCCCGAAGGCATCGACATCCTGAGTACAGGCGTCACGGCTGGCTGGCACATCGTGGCCGACGGTGTCGGTGGCGTTTGCTGGGAGGCTATCAATGCAAAGCCCCCGACAATCGTCAACGTCGCGAATTATGACATTCTCGCGGATGATGCAATTCTTCATGTTACTCGGGCAACAATGGGGTTTTGCGTGCTTCGGTGGATGACCGCTCAGATCGTGGCCAGCAATCGAAGGGTGGTAATCAAAGACGGATCTGGTGGAGCGGGGACCTTTCCAATCACTTTGACTTGCGAAGGTGGGGAGTTTATTGACGGGCAGCCTAACGTAATTATTTCAGGCAACCATGATTCGATCACCGTGTATTCTGACGGCATCGGGCTGTCCATCATTTAAGAGATTTTCGGTTCGAGCCTGGGAAGGGCTACTATGCGCGCGGGTCGCCTAATTGGCCAGGCGGCAGCCTTACAAGCTGCTTTTATGCGGGTTCGAGTCCCGCCCCGCGTATCAGTTTCGTACCATGAATACTCTTGACAAACTCTGAGAAGACTGGTAGCTTTTTCGTATGGATAAGCCACATCCGCAGCTACTTAGCTTCGTGCGTGGGCGCATCGGTCTCTTTGGTGGGTCCTTCGACCCGATTCATCTGGGCCATCTCCGTAAAGCGGAGGATGCTCAACAAACACTTGGTCTGCGGCGGGTGTTGCTTGTGCCTACCTACGTTAGCCCTTACAAACCCAATGGCCCGCGTGCCTCCGGCGAACACCGCTTTCACATGGTGAAGCTGGCTGTAGCCGGGTACGAAGGCTTAGAAGCGAGCGATGTGGAGTTGCGGCGCGACACCGTGAGTTACACCGTCGATACCGTGGAGGAATTGACGGCTGCCGTCGGGCGGCCGGTGCTCTTGGTGGGCGCAGATACTTACCCGACGTTGCCAACATGGCGTTGGTATCAGGATCTGCTTCGGCAGGCGGATATAGTGGTGTTTACGCGCCTGGGATATGACCCTCCGCCTCCGCCCGAGGTTTTTCCTGCGCCGACGGCTTGGTCCAACTTTGGAAGGGGTCTCTGGACGCACGAGGAGGGTCTCTTGGCCTTTTTATCGACGGAAGACATGGAAGTATCCTCCACCGACGTACGCCGTCGTGCGGCAGCCAGAGGGCCGCTGGATGGCCTGGTAACGCCCGAGGTGGCTGACTACATCAAGAGGAGGCATTTATATGAGGCAACGAGGTCAGGATGAGCGTAAGGCGATCTTGATCGGGATCTTTGAGTATGAAGATGAAATCGAGGAGGCACGCCCAAAGCTTGAGGATTTCAACGAGGATGAGTATGAATCAGCGGTGATCGATGCGTTGGGCGCTGAGACTGAGGAGGAATTGAAGGAGTGCAGAGAGAGGTTCCAGAAGCAGGATCGCCTGTTGCACGCCGGGTTGGAGAGCAGGCAACGGCCTGGTTCTTTCCAGGGTTGATCCCTATCCTGGCGCAGCAGGTGTACACGCCTGTCTTTGAAGACGCCCTCCATAGGCCGGTCCATGCTTCGGCCCGGCACCTGAACCCCAATAAATTCGGCGTACACAGTATACTGCGGTACGCCATTCAACGATACGACGATATCGCCGAGGAGAACTTTGCCTGTATCTACTCCTACGTGCCGCCCGCTTTGGATGACAAGGTAATCGACGCAGGTGGGAACGACGTGACGCTGGTGTACTTGGAGCTTACTGACGAAGTGATAGCGGAAGTGGTGCGGACACATGGGGAGAGCCTGCACGAGTTGCCGTCGGACGCCCTGTTCCGGTTGGTGCGGGAGGCCGAGGGCGATACAGTGCCGGAATTCCTAAAGAAGATGGTTTTGGGGCCTTAGCTCAGATGGAAGAGCGCCTGCTCGGCAAGCAGGAGGTGGCGGGTTCGATTCCCGTAGGCTCCACCAACGAGGACCGAACGTCGGTGTTAAATAACCTCTGTAGCTGTCTAATAAACGGCGACAAGTAGAATGGACGGGAAGAAGTAAGCTCCATGGAACTTACCGAACCTGTGGCAGAAACTATCCTGCCCTGACGTTTGTCCTCATTTTATGGGTGATTGGCTCATCTGGAAGAGCACCGGTTTTGCAAGCCGGAGGTGGCGGGTTCGATTCCCGCATCATCCACCACAAAACTCTTGACAAACCCTTCTTTCTTTGGTATTTGTCGTTCTGGAGGTATCTTTTCATGGCAAGCAATGCGATCAGGTTTTGGATACAACCCCGTATGGATAAGCAATGGCTCCTCCAGCGCCTGGGGTGGCTTATCCTCGGTTCAGACGACTATCAAGCCAAAGACAGCGGTTATCAGTACACGCTCGGCCGGAGCAACGATTGGTGGGTCTCCTTCGATTCGCCGAAGCCCGAAGGTACGCTTGTGATCCTGGCCTATCGGTATGCGAGTGGTGAGAAAATGGCGGCGTTGAGGACGGTAATCCTTTGGTTGCTCGGTTTGGAATACATTAATCAGAAGATGGAAGAAAGGATTGCAAGCGACCAGCGTTGAAATGACGGAGTGCAGTTCGGCTGCTTGGAGGTTCGATTCCTCTGACTCCGACCAGCGGGGAAGCGACAATGGAATATGGGTGTCGCCGGGGCGGCTATGGACAACGCGGAGGAAGAGCCGCGTGAATAGGTTGAGGCCGTCCAAAACTTCGAGGTAAACGTGGAAGACGCGCGGAAAAGGATCATTCTACAGCTTGCGAATCTGGTCGATAAACGGGCTGCGAACCCATCTGAACCCTGGGTGTTTAAGGTGCCCGATGGGTCGGTGTGCGCGAAGGCGAGCCAGCTCGCTGGGAGCAGGTACGGCCCCGACATCTGTAAGCAATGCCTGGTGGATTGGGGTACGCACAGCGGCACCTGCGCTGACTACGTGCCGATGGATCACCACGAGATGAAATTCCGTGATGAGACGGCTAACGGTGGCGTACCGTCGCTCGCGTGGCTGCGGGCGTTTGAGAGCGACCTGCGGCGGTGGGCGCTCGTGCACGAGATCGCGAGTTTGTCGGGGCTACGCGATCCCAAAGTAGTGACGACGGTGAATGATCACAGCACGATTTTGGAGGGCAGGAACGCCTTTTATAAAACGTTGGAAGAACGCGGTCGTGCGGATTGTAAGTGCTGTGAACGCATCGCCACATTGGCTCCGCGCAGCTTGGACGTAGGTCCCGTGGCAACCCTTATTCTCCTGAAACGCTATACCGAGGTGTTTCAACCGGAAGATGGTTGGGTTCACGTCAAGCGGAGCATTTTGCTTAAGTTGACGGACGAGAACCTCAAGAAGGTGCTTTGTCGCCGCGATGACTGGGGGCCGTACATGCGGCATTGGGGGTTGTTGGAGCGTCATCCACGTCACAACTACCTCTATCGGATTACGCCGAAGGGCATAAATTTTGTGAACGGCAAGGGATCTGAACGCCGAACGGCGTTTGTTTATAACAACGAGGCACGCGCTTGGAGCGATGAGGTGGTGAGCGTGTTCGAGGGGCTTGAAGGAAAGCTCGAATACCACCTCCTGATGAACGCCTACAGGACGAAGTGACGGGGTGTAGCTCAGTTGGTTTAGAGTACACGGCTGGGGGCCGTGGAGTCGCCGGTTCGAGTCCGGCCACCCCGACCAAAAGTTCGGAGCTTTGAGGTTCAGTGCTGGGTATTTTAACAGAGAGACAGAGAGGAGAGAAAATGGATGGTTGGTTTACGGAATTCCGAAAGGAATATCCAAAAATGTTTGTGGCAGCGATCATGGTTGCTCTGGCGCTCATAGCCATTGTGGCGCTTTTCGTCGCGGCAGAGTTTGGCTTCTTGCAAGTCGAGAAAGAGTTTCAGGATGTCAAACGTGAGATCACCCAGAGAACGCAGCGGTACACGGAAGCAAAGGCTCATTTACTGAGCAAGTTGCATGGCGATTACATGAGGACCGTTACCGCCATTGTCCAGTTTAAGAACATGCCGGATGAGGAAATGCTCGTCCAGTCACTCATGGATCAGAACGCTGCGACGCTGAACAGGATGCACGATGAGGCGGGGTTGATCCCTGAGTCGGAGATTCCGGCTCATATTGCCAGCTTCCTGGAGACGCATTCGAGGACCTATTAACCAAATGAAGGATAGGAGAAGGAAGATGAAATCGAAATTTAGCAAGGTTACTTTGACGGCGCTGATTCTGCTGGTTGCCTTTTTGGTGATTGGTAGTGATGGATGCGATGACCAGGAGGACAGGGATCGAAGAGATGTGAATAAGCAGCAAGAGCTTTATGCGACAGCGCAGCCGATTCCGTATTTCGATTACTCGCAAGCGAGGGACGTTTACAAGCAGATTTATACAGCAACGAACGAGGCAAGACACACGCACACGATCATTGAATCGGTCATGGGCGCAACGAGATTTGATTGTCCGTCGATTGGCTACGGCATTCCGGCTGACACGTCACTGACGAATCCAGTCAGACGAGATGTTCAAACGACTATTGAACAAGCCGAACCGAATGGCCTGTTCAGCTCGAAGAACACAGATGGGACGTGGATTTTATGCGTCGGTCCAGGTGGGGCGCTTGAGCCAATCTACACTGAGCACAAGATCACGACCTTCCCATACCGCGTTGAGCAGGATGAGCTTGGGGTCTGGCATCGCAAGGCAGGTGCGAAGGCGTCCACGACGATCAAGTTGAGCAAGGCAGCAGTCCTGAAGAAGGTTAAGAAACCTGAAGGGAAGTAACAATGCGAGTCATGCTATCGCTGACGTTTTTCTTAATCTGCTTGGTGTTCGTGGTGTACGGGCTCGTTGAGCTTGCGATTCGAGTGTTAAGGTACACGAAAGAACAAATCGAGGGGATTAAAAACCCCGTGTTCAGGCAGATCATGAAATGGACGTATTACTACAAGAAGAAGGCGCAGCAAGCTGCGCTGGACGCTATAGGGGAGCCGCCAGAAACCAAAGAAGACCAAGACGACGTGGAGGGCGATGCGCCGGGATAGCCAAGTGGTAAGGCACCTGCATGGTAAGCAGGAAATTCGTGGGTTCAAATCCCACTCCCGGCCTTGGTGGTAAGATAGGGTCGAAGCGAGAGCTTCGGGCACGGCATCTCTCTATGATTTTTTTCATCGACGCCTCCTTGGCGTCTGCGGAGGGGTCGCCTAGTGGTTTAGGGCACCCGTTTCGAAAGCGGGCAGGGGTAACACCCTCGCGGGTTCGAATCCCGCCCTCTCCGCCAGTACGGGGGTGTAGCTCAATTGGAAGAGCGCGGCGTTCGCGACGCCGAGATTGTGGGTTCGAGCCCCATCGCTTCCACCACGAGGACGCGAGGAGGTCGGTTTGTCTTTTAAGGTCGAGATTACGGTGACGCCGGACAACAAGGTCGGGAGGCTGGTGGCGGGTCGTATAGGTCCGGTAACCGGTTACGACGATGAACACGAGTACGTCATCATGAGGCCACCGTTGTTCAAGGGCGTCACGTTTCGACATCGGTACTCCGATTCTTGGCTCGTGTTCCTCCAGAAAATAACGCAGGCGGTGTTCGACAGCGGTCGGGATAAAAGGTTGCCGAAGCCGCCGGTACCGAAGAGCCTGGATTGTCGGTCGTTTACTCAGCAGCTCGATGATGAACTCATCGAGCATATACGGGAGTGTACAAGACCGTCGAGGAAGAAGAATGGAGAGGTCGCCTAGCTGGTTTATGGCGCTCGACTGGAAATCGAGTAAGGGTCAAACCTTCGTGGGTTCGAATCCCACTCTCTCCGCCAAAGAAAAAACGTTCAAGGGGGTGTTCGATGGGAATGGATGATTTGAAGGTTGCCGTGGAGAGCCTTGGCAAGGACACACATCTGAAGGATGGTGACGTAATCGTCGCGACGCTGTGCAAGGAGGCATGTCAGCCACCGTTTGTGCGTGTCAAGATGATAGAGCGTGTTGCTGAGGAATTCAAAAAGGTGGTTCCGTCGGGTGTTAAAGTGCTCGTCGTAGAGGACAATCTGCGCATCTCGGCGATGCCTGGTCTGAAGGCGGGCGACACGGTGTTCGTTACTTTTGACGCAGGCCATTTCACCGGCGAGCGCTTGGAAAAATACGTGAGTCATTTACGGGAGCAGATGAATTTCAGCTTCCCTGAAGGCGTGCATCTCATTTTGGTCGATCAACACGTGAAAGCCGAGATAGAGCAGGGTAAGGAAGGAGTCCGGAGGCACGAGGGCTCGGTCTTGAAAACCGATAGCGGTGATAAGCCGTCGGGGGTTCAAATCCCTCTCCTTCCGCCAAATTCGTTGGTGACCGTTTACGCCCTTTCGCTGGTTCACATGGATACAAGGGATTTCACACCCTTTAAGAAGGCGTTGATAGGTGTGGGCAGTGTGGGCGAGGGGCGGTCACTGCGATTGATCGATCTCGACATCGACCGGATGCAGGATTTGGCGGTGTTGGCCGATCTACACGTCGAAGTTTTTTGGAAGTTGCCTTCTTTCGCGAAGAAAGATGAGCTGTTAAGTCGGTCGTCGTCCTTAAAAAAACAGTTTAATGAGGAGCTGAAGAAGGGATTACCGGAAGAGGAGGTACCGGATTTGAAGTCCGTGGCTCAATTCCAGTCTGCACTCGCTGCGCTGGAGGATGTGAGTCTCGTAGAGGATCTGCACCCGGCAGATGTATTGCGGGCGGTAGGAGCCGACTTTGACAAAGGACCGTTCATCTTCGCGCGTGTGCGGGAAGTGGACACCCAGGGCCGTTACGTGCTTGGAACTGTGGAGAGGCAGCCTACGAAGGCCCAGTGATGTCGAACCCTGTGATACACGATATGACCGGTCAGAGTCCGCTCATTACGCCGGTGGTCATCATTGACGGACGTGATATGAGCAATCTCGGGATGCTGATTTTCTACGAGGATTTGGAAGGCGACGAGTTAAGAGTGCGGGCGGAGAATGCGATGAAGCCGGAGGCGGTGAGGAAACACTTTGGTATCGACGAAGATGCGGTACCGCACCTCCTGTTCCAAACGCTGTCTTTTGTGATCGTGGCCGACCACGATCTGACGCAATGAGGTGAAATGATGGACTGGTTTATCGGACATCTGATCGGGGATTACCTCCTCCAGAACGATTGGATGGGGTCTAACAAGAAGGAGCACTGGTTTCCCTGCTTCGTCCACTGTCTGGTTTATACAGGGGCGGTGGCGCTTTGCACTTGGTGGCCGTGGTGGACGTGGCCGTTGATTTTCGTCAGCCATTACTTGCTCGATGGAACGCTGTTTGTGCAGTGGTATTTGGAGATGATAGGACGACCGAAATTCATGAAGCCACCTTGGTTCCCTTGGAGTTGGGTGATCATCGACAACACACTGCATTTGGTGACACTGTGGCTGATTCAGAAACTGGTGGCGGGAGTAGGGTGAGGTGGTGGATACCGAAAATAAAGAGGGTTACACCGCCGATGAGATTGCGATGGCTATACGGAAATGTCAGTGGAGCGTGCCGTTGACGGAGCGCGAAGCGGCTGCTTATGAGTGGTGGAATGGGGTCATGGATCTCATTATGAGTGATGGGACGGCTATCGAGATAAGAGACGAGGACGGCAAGGTCCTGGAAAAACACGAGATCGAGAAGAAACAGGTGAACTAAAATGAGTAAGATCGAAAAATTATGGATGTTGGTGCCCATGCACGAGATCGAGCAAGGCGCACAGCAGCAGATATACGCGGCGCTGGAACTGCCGTTTCTGAAGCGGCTCGTTGTGATGCCGGACGTGCACCAGGGCTACGACCTACCCATCGGCGGGGTTGCTTTGCTCGATGGCATGGTGAGTCCGTATTACGTTGGTTACGACCAGGGTTGCGGCATGTGCTTGGTTCGTACGGGCCGAACCTTCGAGCAGCTATTCCACGGGTCGCGCGATGACGCCGATGTGCGGGAACACAACGTGCGGCCGGTGTGGCAGCGGTTGTTCGAGACTATTCCGGTGGGCCTAAACTCGAACCACGCGCAGCGACAGGAGTACAAGTCGTTCCGGTTCTCCTTTGATCCGGAACTGGCCGAGGGCCGAGTGGACGTAAAAAGGAAGGAGCAGGAGATCAACGCGAAGCTTGGGCACCAGGTTGGCACGCTCGGCGCGGGCAACCACTTCCTGGAGCTGGGCGTCAGCGAGCAAACCGGCGAGGTTTGTGTTACGATCCATTCGGGGTCGCGCGGGCCGGGCTGGAAATCGGCGGACGTGTATATGCGGATTGCCAAGAAGGATCGGTTCTTCGCCCTCAATTCGGATCTGGGCCAGGCGTACATGCAGGACTTGGACTTCTTCCTGGAATACGCGCTGGAGAATCGTCGCCGAATGATGATTGCGGCGCTGACTACACTTGGCTTCTCCAAGTGGGAGCAGCGGCCGATGTTTGAAGGGATGGTGAACGAGAACCACAACCACGCGGTGGTTCGACCGGACGGCGTATTACACCGTAAGGGCGCGACTCCGGCAGACAAGGGCCAGCTCGGGGTGATCCCGATCAGCATGGGCGCGGGTGTCTACGTGACGGTGGGCCTCGGTAACGAGGAGTACCTGTCCTCGGCGTCGCACGGCGCGGGCCGTCTGATGGGACGCTCGAAGGCCAAGAAGACGCTGGATCTGGGTGAATTCCAGGCCGATATGGCTGGTATCCTCGCGCCGGTGAGTGCGGATACGCTGGACGAGGCTCCGCGTGCTTACAAGGACGAGGATTACGTTATCAACGCCCAGAAAGGCGTTGTCGTGGAGATAAAGGATGTGATTCGACCCTTCGCCGTTGTCAAAGGCGGCGAGAAGAAAGGTGGAGTGAAAGGATGAGACGAGCCGTAGTTAAGCGGCAGAAGTACAGACCAGAGTAGAGGTCTGCAAAGGATGGTGAGACAATGACGACACAAGTTATGGCGGTAGATGCGAGTGGAAAGGGCATTGGCCTAATCCCGCTTGAGAGAGCAATCAACCTGTTAATCCGTCGATTGGGCCGGGTAGTGCGGTGGTTTGACGACCGTTCGATTTGGATGGGTCCGTTGAGCGTGCTGACGGCTGTATTCCCCGAGGATGTGCAAGACGGCGTCGTGGTGCGTCAAACTACGGCCGTGCTGAAGGCTCCGGCGGTGATCCAGGTGTTGACGTACTTGCGGCTCGGACGGCGTATGACGCCCTCGCCCACCACAAAGAATGTGATGACGAGGGACGGCTTCCGTTGTCAGAACACTCAGTGCGGCAAGTCCTACCGGCACGACTTGTCGAAGCTCACCAAGGATCATGTGCTGCCGCTTTCGCGCGGTGGGAAGAACACATGGATTAACGTGACGACGCTGTGCCAGAGGTGCAACAATAAGAAAGGCAGTCGCACCCTCAAGGAGATGGGGTGGAAACTGCTCAGTGTGCCGAAGGCTCCGGGGAACCATCTGGAACTTCAGATCGCGCGTATCAAGCGGGTACCCGATGAGTGGCAGTTTGTCCTGGAGGTCAAGGGATGAAGCACGGGCGGGCCTCGAAAGGGGCTCGCCCTTTTATATGGAAGGCGATGCCTGGTGAAAATTACACTTTTTGATATGTCCATCTTCGACCTGAAGGCGATGAAACCACGATCCATGAGGCGGCAAAAGGAGACCCATGAGTTTGACGGGCCTCTTTTGGTGCCGGTGGAATCTCGATTTACTCAAACAAGTGAAGACGGCAACGAGAAGCCGGTTGTCATTAAGAATCTGTTGCCGATTTTCCAGGACGGCGATGTCTTGCGTATCTTATTCGGAGGTACGCTTAGCGTTCAGATGGAAACGGAGTTTCGATCAAACATTGGGACGGTCAAGCTCAAAGGGGGATTCCCCGCTGAAGAAAATCCAATTCCCGATGGGATTAATTTGATGCACATGTTCGACAAAAATGAGTTGGAAGGCTACGGAATGTGCCACATCATCGTTGCAGAGGGCGTGACCGTGCGTGTCATGGTTGCAGCTCATTTTGTCCTACTTGAAGGGAATTTCTTAAAAGTTTCAATGGCTAAAGATGAAATCGTCATTGAGCCAGGCTTGATGCCGAATTAAATATGTGCGAACGTGGGTGAGCCTGTTGCTTAAGGACAGGGTTAAATTTTATGCGGAACACTGGAAGTTGGCTATTCATTTCATCTTCGGAACGTATCGCTTCGGCGTGAACGACGAGTGGTGGTCGAGATTCCCGAGCATATTCGGGGTGCCGTGGTACCAGAAGATCAATCCGCTAAAGATGAGGGATTGCTGGCAGGGGATGGTGTTTCGCATTTTCGCTTGCAAGTTTCTTTCCGAAAAAACCGCTACGATGGCTTTTCCAAGGACGGTTAAAAGGTTTCGAGAGCACACGTGGCGATGGCGAAAAAAAGGAGGTTCTTATGATGGTCTAACCGTATAAGGAGATCTATTATGGGAACCTATAATCGCGCTGAGAGGCGGCATCACCGCGTCCGCCTCATCCGGAAACGTATGCGTATCGTCAGGGAGGTCTGGCAAACGAGCGACTGGCCTGACCATCCTGGCAGACTTGCGAAGTTCAACCTCAAGTGCTCATGCCGGATGTGCTCAAACCGTGAGTGGACTCGGCCCCTTAACCGCCGGGAACGCCGTGAGGAGCGGGAGCGTTTACATAAGATAAGAAAACTCTTGACAAACCTTGCAGGGTTTGGTAGTTTTTCTTAGAAGATAAGACCGGTACTAACCGGAAGGAGAAGATCGTGACGAAAACTGAACTTTTCAAGACGATTGGAAGACAGTTTCCCGGGATGAAGGCGTCCGACGTAAAGAAGATCGTGGCGGCGACGGTGGATGAACTGGCGACCGATCTGCGGGATGCGATGTGGACGGGGGTGGAAGCCGACGCGCTGACGCGTCGGGACCTAAACCCCAAGGCAATTTCCCCGACGCATAAGTTGCGGGGCGAACTGGCGAGATCCGTCATCTTTAAGGCGGCGTTGATGGAGTTGGCTTACAAGAAGCCGGGTCGCAAGAAACTTCCGTGGCGCGAACTCAAGAAAAACAGGACGAAATGATCGCAGCTGACGCTGAATCTAAGGAACTGCTTATTCTGGTTAACCCCCAGAATGGCATCTATCGGGAAGGCGCGCTCGCCGATCCTGAAGCCGGTGGCCCACACATCCCGCGTCTTGCCGGGCTCGTTAAGCTGGCGACTGGATCGGGGTGGCACGTAGCGTTGTCGCTTCGGATGCACGATCCTACGGATGATATCGTCCAGACGTTGACGCCGCACTTGTTGCGGGGTACGACCGAGCCGAGGCTCCTCGACGAATTGCGCCCGCTTTTGAAACCGTTGGAAAAGGAAGGCCGCGTCCGCATCTTCGAGGCGTCGGCCTTCGATCATGCCGCCTATTCGCGGGAGCATGGCTCTGGTCTTTGTTTGCGTGAGCACGCTCTCGATTTCGATCATGTGCACATAGCAGGAGCGTGGTCCTCGGTGGATTTGCTTTACACCGTTGCTGGATTACGTTTTCATTTGGGTCAGTGCCAGGTGATGATTTGGACGCAGGCTGCGCTTGGGTACGACGCGGAGTCGCACGACTTCTCTATGCGGCAGATGGCGGTGGTTTTAGGAGCCGTGCTGTGCGATGAGAAGGTTCCTCTTTAACCAAAAAAGGCTTGACAAACTCATCTAATTTTATTATGTTCGTGAGCGGTGACGGGTCTATTCAAAGGGAGATTAGAGAATGACCCACAAAAAAATGAAGCATGTTTATATTTTTGTGTACGGCAATGAACGATGTGGTCTGATAAGCCAGAACTTACTGAAGCTCTACGAAGTTCAGAGGCAGGAGGCTGAGGCCGTCGGGCGGCTTTACGCTCGAACTGTTAGTTTCCCGGCTGCTGTGTTCGATGATGAGGCCCAGACCCACGTGATCGGCGACCTGGTGCAGCTTACCACGGATAGCCTGCCCGCCGCTCTGCGCAAGCTGGCACAGGCACACGGTTACACGAAGAAGGATGATCCCCAAAACCTCTTTGAGCTGCGGCAGATTACTGTGCGTCTCATGGGAGACGGCGATAACGAGGTTACCGGCGTGTATGTTTTCGAGGCGGCTGACGAAGACCGTTTCCGGGATTCGCAGCTAATCGAAGATGGTGACTGGCTCGCCTATCGCGAGGAGTTGTCGGCTCAAGTAGATCGAGCGGTGGACCCTCATCTTATCAGTGAGCTGCCCGTGGCATCGGCCAGTGTGGGCTGAGTAACGCCAGTAGCACGATCAACAGTAGGAACGGCGTACACGCGGCTAGCGTCATCAGCAAACCGTAGCCTATCGACAGGTCGCACATCTTTTTCGTTTCCTCCGAGTTGAAGCCCTAGCTGTATCTTTGGGTCGGGCGTTCGAGCGACGCCCGAACAAAAATACTCTTGACAAACTTTTGATGTTTTGATAATGTGGTCAGCAGAGGAGGGAATACGTGAAAAACGTCGTTCCAAACGCTACGATGACCGTGCTGCATGAGTTGACCGGGGACGGGGCTGCCCGTCAGGCGCTTTGGGTGAAGGGCTATCTGTCGACGAGCAGCCGAATTGTGCCTGAGAGGGCCAATATAATGCTGAACACCGACACTCAGTACGAGCAGCTCGTCGCCGATAGTCTTGCCATCTTGATTCAGATGGGAACGGCGAACGGCGTGTCGATGATCGTTGCTGAGGCGAGTCATAACCCCGAATCCTTCAAGGCTCTGGCCAAGGAGGTCTTCTCCAAGGCTCTCAACTTACCCATCAAAGGCGTGGATCTACAGCTCGTATGTGAGGATCTGTTGAGCCTCGATAAGCCTGTTGCCGATATGAACGATACAGAGCAAAGGCGGGCCTTCCATCGTTATTTATTGGAACAGTTTCAGGCCGCTTACTACGGTCTGGTGAGGTCGATGAATAAGACTCTGGAAAAAGGGGCGAGGAATAACTCCGCCTACACTCATAGCGCTGAACGGCGTGATGATGAGGTCCGCATCTACGAGACTTTCGGTCAGGGCATCAAGGTGCACCTGGTAACTGGTAACCTGCACGTGCAGGGATTGGAAGTAAATCGTGTAATCGTCAAGCCCGGTATGTATAAGGCGGTACGGTCTAAAGCGAAAACTTTGGCCAAAAAAGCTCTTCGCGATCAACTTCCGTTGGCAAAATGGCGGCAGCTTGTTCTCAGGCGTGGTAAGTTTGAAGCAGTGCTAATCCGTGACCGACGGTTTGGTCCGAAGGATTTTGCGCCGCCGGAGGAGTAACCCAATGCAGAATTTGAACGCTCTCTTTTTCGCCGACTTGCACATGTTTCCCCATGGGGGGCGCTTTTCTCGCGTTGACGACGCGGTGGAGGCCCTGCGGTGGGTGGAAAAGATCTATCAGGAGAAAAAGTGCAACCACCTGTTCTTCCTGGGCGATTGGAGCCACAACAAGTTTATGACCCACAATGTGGTGATCGCCCGCACCCGCGAAGTGCTCGCACGCTGGCGTGACATGGGTTTTCGGATGACCTTTATCCCGGGGAACCATGACTGCCCTTACAAGGTGGACCCGCGTGACGCGATGCCTTACCTGGATGAATTCGGGCATGTTGTTCGGGAGCCTTTTGTGTACTTCTACGAGGATACGGAAGTGCTCTGTGTTCCGTGGGCTGGTCCTTTCGGCCGCACAAAGACCGTCATCGAAGCATCCGCGCAGGCTTTGAAGGGCCATGAACGCCACGATTCGATGCGGAGCAGCCTTTTCTTGGGTCACCTGGATCTCGTGGGCGCACAAATGACCAACCACGAGTGTGCGAAGTCGGGGCTTGACCCCGCCTTTCTCGGCAGTCATTTCGATCTCTCGTTGCTTGGGCACTACCATATTTTCAGCGCAGTTACTCCGCAGGTGTGGTACGTCAGTAGTCTGATTTCCACCCGTTTCGACGAGGAGGGCACGCGTGGCGTGGTTCACTTCGAGGACGGGCGCGCAGAGTTGATTCCCAACCGGATCAGTCCGATCCACCTGAAACTGCGGGCCACCGAGGTAACGCCGGAACGTTGCAAGAACAACTACGTACGCATTTATACCGGTTTGGCGGATGATCCGGGCGAGTTGCGTCGTCTGGCCTTGGAAATGGGTGCGCGGACTGTGCGGTGTCTGCCTGACGTGGGATTTTCCGTCGACAGCTTTGAGAAATTGGAGGATGAGAATCTTCAACGACCGGCGGGCCAGTTGTCCGATGAAGAGTTGCTGGATGCTTGGGTAGAACATTCCGCGCCGGACACCCTTGATAAGGGTGTGCTGCGGGAACATGGGCGGCGCGTTCTCCGCGAAGCGTGGGAGAATGCGTCCGCTAAGGAGTAAGTATGAAGAGGAACGATGAGGAAAGTCGCCGCACCGTACGGGCGTGGTTCAAAGGTGAGAACGACAAGACGGTGCCCCATGAGGTGCTCAAACGTGAGCCCCTCCCTGATAACGCCGGAGAGTTGATTGTATGGGGTCGACCGGGTTCCTGCTACTTTCGGATCGACTACCTCATCTACCGTAACGCACTGCTCGTCACCGGCGATCTCGGTAGCGCCGTTTACCGGTGGTCGAATGGCATTCACTTGCCTTTCCTGGCCAGATGCAACGTCGATTATTTTGAGTCGAAGTGCGAGGCGTCTCCGGATGGCCGCGAGTTCCGTGACTGGGATGAGCAAACGTGCTTCGACCGGATTAATGAACACCTGCGCGAACAGGTAATGAGTTGCATTGAGGAGACTTTTGACGAAGACGAGCGGCAACCGGCGATTCAAGCGATAGCAGCAAAAGGTGTGACGACAATAAAAGTTGCAATCGAACGGTTGATTGAACTGCTGGTTGAGGATGCAATCGAAAAACCGAGCAAGGATGAAGAAATCGAACGTCTTAAGGAAGCTGCCGATTGGGCCAAAAAGGCTGCCTGTAGCCGGTTGGATTGGCACCAGTTTATGGGCTCTGACGAATGCTACACCCTCTTTGGCGACGAATACTACGAACACGCTCCCGACTTCGGGGAGGTGATTTCCTTGCGCTGCCATGCGCATCTGGAGGGGTTGAGAATGATTTATGAATTGGATCAGGTCCGCGAGGTGAACGCAGTTTTGGAGGGGAAAAATGGAGTGCTTGTTACTACGAGTTAAGAATTACAAGAGCTATGGGCCGGAGTGGTCCGAGTTACCCCTTGGGGCCATCGGCGTACACCAGCTCGCGGGAACGAACGGGGTTGGCAAGACCAACCTCGTCGAGGCGTTTTTGTGGGTGCTCACCGGCAAGCAGATCAAGGACGGCGCGAAGGTTGATGAGGTGGTTAACTGGCACGCCTCCAAAGGCGAAGGCACCGAGGCGCACCTCGACTTCCGAGGTGACGACGACTGCCTGTACCACATTGAGCGGTATCGCAATCATCCCATTCACAAACATGCCTTGCGGCTGTTCCGCGATGGCGTGGAGTTGGACGACCCGGGTGTGAAGGCAAATCCACAAGCCGAGCTTCAACGGATTACTGGTTTGAAATATGAGGAGTTGGTGGGATCGTTGGTGTTCTCGGCCGAGGACTTCAAGTCCTTCATCGAGCAGAAGCCCGATCAGAAGCGCGAGTTTGCAGCAACTTTCTTCCGGATCGACCGTTTCCAGAAGCCCGCCAAACTGGCTAAGGATGAGCGCCTGGATGCCAAGCGTCGCATCGACACAGCGACCGTCGAGTTGGCGAAGGCTGAGGAACGTTTGGTGGCGGAGAATGAGCGCCTGGTACAGGCACAGGATGGAGCTACCGGATGGGAGTCAGAGCGTCGCTCTAACTTGGAACTTCTGGAAGCCGAGTTGGCGCAAATCGTAGCGCTTGATCCGAAGGGTGCGCTGGCGCAGCACGACGCCCTCGATGCGGCTCAGCGGGCCGTAGATGACGCCCAGAAGGACGTGACGCGGCTCCAAGGCGAGTTGGCGGAAGCACGGAAAAAGGAGGCCGAGGTTGCGACCGCCCTCACCGAGGCGGAGATCGATACCGAAGTTGCGCAGCACGACGCCCTCGATGCGGCTCAGCGGGCCGTAGATGACGCCCAGAAGGACGTGACGCGGCTCCAAGGCGAGCTAGCGGAGGCACGGGAAAAAGAGGCTGAGGTCCAATCTGCGTTGATCCAGGGCCAGATCGATATCGAGGTCGCGCAACACGATGCTCTCGACGCGGCTCAACGGGCTATCGATGATGCCCAAAAGGATGTGACGCGGTTTCAAGGTGAGTTGGAGGAAGCGCAGATGCAGGTGCAGGAAGCACAGGCCGCGCTTAACGAAGAGGAGATTGGTAACGAGATCGAGAAACACGACCATCGAGATCGTCTTCAGGCTCGGATTGATGTTGCGTCTCGTGAGATTGTCGGAGCCGAAGCGGAGGTGACGCGCGCTCAAGCCACCGTGCAAGAAGTGATTGGAAAGCAGGAAAGTGCTGAAGCAGCGGCGCAGATGGCGACTGATAACCTGGTTGAGAACCAGCGTGTTGAGCAAGAAATCGTGGTACCGCGTCTTCAGCGGGCTATCAAGGGTGTGGAAGCGGCGAAGAAGAAACTGGAGGACGCTGATAAACCAGAGTGTCCTACTTGTGGGCAGCCGTTGCCCGAGCACATGGTTACTGAAGAAGAGATTGAGCGACGCTCTAACTTTGCTAAAGTTGAAGTGGAGTCAGCGTTGAAGGAGGCTGAGGCGGCCAAGGCTGACTATGAACGCCTGATACAACAGCGGGCACAACTCCATGAAGACGAAAAAAACCATTCGCGCGTGGCGGCGCAGTACGAAGAGGAGCGCTCAGAATGCGCGGTGGTCTTAGCTGAGAAACACCAACGCGTAGCCGATCTTCAGGCGGCTTTGTCAGGTAACCCTGATGATCAGCCGCCCTTGGTTGGGATGTTGGAGCAGATCAATGCTCTACCTGTACCCGCCCATTCCCGTGAGGAACTACAGCAGCACCGTGTTCTGAACGCCGGACGATTAGCATTGGAGCGTCAATATCAGGCACGCAAGAACACCTCTCGCCAGGCAACCGAGGCACTCGGCATCATTCGAATAAATAAGAAGGCTCTGCCAGTGCCTGTCCACTCCCGCGAGGAATTGACGCGTCACCAGTCATTGTCTGGTGCACGAGCGGCCGTAGAGACGCAGGCCCGGGAAAAGGTGGAGGCTCTGACGGGTGCAGAGGTGGTCTTCGGCGATGTGCAAACCAAGAAAGAAGCCTTGCCGATGCCCATCCACTCCCGCGAGGAGTTGGCGCGTCATCGGTCGCTGTCGGGTGCACGGGCTGCTGTAGAAGCGCAGGTTCGTGAGAGGGCGGAGGCCCTGACGGGCATGGAAGCGGCTTTCGGGGATGCACAGATTAAGAAAAAAGCATTGCCGGTGCCCGTGTTGTTACGGGATGACGCGCAGGCAAAACTTCTGCGAGAAGTGCAGTTGAAGTCGGCTATTCAGGCGGCTGAGGAATCTATCAACCCCTATTCCGAGTCGATCCGTAGCTCTCAGACACGTGTGGAAGCGTTGGAGGCTGAGGTACAGAAAGTGGGTGGCCGTCTTAAGGAAGATCGCGATCTGCATCCCGTCTTGGACGCTTTGGTGCGGGCTTTCGACCGCGATCTACCCCAGGCGGTACTACGACAGCTCCTGCCGCGCTTCAACTCCTATCTTCAAGGCTATCTGGATGAGTTGCTCCCAGCCTGCAAACTGACTTTCAATGAGGCTCTTCAGGATTACTTGGTTTACGAGGGCAAGGAAGTAGAGGCGCGTCAGCTTTCAACCGGTCAGCGGGCGCGCGTGAATTTTGCCGTCTGCATGGCGACGTTTTCTACCATGTTGTGGGAGCGCGGACGCGTTACTAACGTGGCGTTCTTCGATGAGGTCTTAGACTTCGGGTTGGATGACGCTGGGCAGCAAGAGGCGTTCGAGCAACTCAAGGGTATGGCACTGTCGGTGTTCATCATTACGCACAAGGCGACGTTGACCGAAGAATTTGATTCCAGATTCATCGCGCAGCGGGTGAGTCCCGGCTTCACGCGGCTGATGAAGGTAGCCTAATTAATAGCGATACGGTTGAGAAAAGTGGAAGGAGATCACGTGGCCCACGCTTGGGACCTGGATCACAACCTCATCGATGGTGCCGGGGTGCCGGATCGGACATTCAACTCACGCCGCGCCTACGTGCTCTGGTCAGGCGGCCTGGATTCGACGGCGTTGGTTTATTTGTTGCTGACTCACGGTTACGAAGTGTGCGCCGGACACGTTGTGCTGAGTAACAATGTGGAGCAGTCGATGGTCGAGACGAGGGCCATCGAGCGTCTAACTGCCCTGTTTGACAGGGATTTCCCGGGACGGTTTTCCTGCGAGCAGACGATGAAGACCGAGGTGTGCAACTGCTACAAGGATATGCGTCTCACCCAACCGATCATCTGGGTGACGGCAGCGGCGATGGCAGCCAAGGATTGTGACGTGGTGGCCTTTGGCTACGTCATGTATGATTGTGCCATTTCCTTTCTACCGGAGATCGCAGCGGCCTACGAGGCGCTGGTGAGCTTTCGGCGGGGCATCGCTCCCCGCATCGTCTTCCCCTTCCGTAAGACCATGAAGGAGGAGATTGTGCAGTTGCTCCCCGAGGAGTACCAAGTGCGGATTACGTGGTGCGAGAATCCAACGAAGAGGGGCAAGGTATGCGGCTCTTGCAAGCCGTGCCGGACGATGAGGGAGGAGTGCCCCACCCTCTACTACAAGAGAGCGCCGCACGAGAAGAAGCCGGTTGAAGGCTCTCCGAAACTCACACCGAAAGAACTCAAGGCGCGTAAAAAGACGAGGAAAAAATGAACGATGACAAAAACGATAAGGGCGAGAAGGACAATCCCGTCGACTCGTGTTTTAAGAAGTACCTTATGCCAATCCGGTGCAAGATACCGCCCTGGTTCCCGATTGATCTGGGTGGTAAGGGTGAGCCGAAGTCTCCGCCTCTATGCTCCGTACGACCGATGACCGGCCCCGTGGTTCAGGTTTTCTTATTTGACCGGAAGTTCTGTGACTGGACGTGTCTTAACTGCGGGATGAAGGTGGCTGACGAGTTATCCCTTAAAATCCCTAAACCAAAGGACCCCTCTTAGAACCCCCTGCTGGAATGCCCGAGGGTCGGACACCGCGCGCGAGTGGGCCGCCGGGCGTGATGAGCCCTTGCTGTTTCTTCTTCATATCTTCCGCTTGTTTCTTGATCGCCTCTTGCTCCTCGTTCCAGAGATCGAGCAGATTATTGCGCCAATAAGGCGGTATCTGCCATAGGAATTCGGGCGGGAAGTGGCAGTGCCGGGTAAGGATGTACACTTCGCGCAGAAAAGCCTTTTGCCATCGATCCGATTCGTAGATCCACTTGTCGACGGCGTTTAAGTACTCTTGAGGCGATGGGTAATCAGAGAAGTGCCTCGGTTTGGGGTAATGTGGCCCGAAAAAAGCCTTCGCTTATCGTTAATACCGCTTTGAATTTATGGCCGCACTTCGGGCATTCGGATGGTTGGATCGTTGTATCCACCCCGAAAATGTCCCGTATGATTATCTGTTCAATGATGCTCACGTCGTGTGCGGAAAGGGTTTCAAGGAAGGGAGCCATGTGTTGCGCTGGCACGTCTTGGATGTCGACGATTTGTTGACCGAGTCTGATTCTGAGTGTCGGGTCGATCAGAGCGTTGGCCTCGTCCAGGGCGCGATCACGTTCGCGCGACAGATTGATCTCATCGCGCCAGGTTTGGAGCCGGACGCGGACGGCGCGTTTACACATTAGATGTTCGGCTGGGATGGTCAACGGGTACTTCGGGGCGTTGTCCCTTTCCAGGTACGTAACCTTGAGGTCCTTCTCCAGGTCGACCATGTGGTCGTATTCCCGGTTGCAAGCGCGGCGCGGACATGTGACTGTGACCTTGTAAGTTTGGCCGTAGGATAGCTGCCGCAGGGCGATGAAAATTGCGTTTTTGTCCTCTGCAAAGAGGTCGAGCACGTCCATGTTTTGTGGCAGGCCGGTTACGCATGAGCGGAAAATCATAGGGAATGCTTCATCTTTGACGTGCAGAGCTGGGGTGTTGAGAATCATCTGTTCCCGTAGTCCCAAAGCGCGCAACTTGACATCGCCATTGGGTATCTCGTTGGGATAGAGGAGACCCATCGACGGCAGCGTGAACGTCATTGAGGGTAAGGCGGTGCCAAACTGGACGACTGGGACGGGATCGTTACTGGCGGGGTGCTTGATAAGGGGCTCGGGGGCTGGTGCCGTCTCGATTGGAGGTACTGCTTCTTTCGGAGGAGTAGGCATTTTGCGGGGCAACGGCTGACCGGGCTTCGCGCCGAAGGCTTGGGGTTCAGCGGCGGGGCCGCTTTGGTTAGCATTGGCGGGGGGCGGATTAGAAGTACGTTTTTCGTCACTCATAGTAGTGATCTCCCTCTTGAGGTTCTGGACTCCATTGCTCGGGGCGTTTGCGCCCTCACGCTCACTCATAACCCCGCCCCGTTGCTGGGGCGGGATGACTCTCGTTTACCTCTCAGGCCGCTATCAGGCTGCGCCGGATACCAAGTTCAAGCCAAGCGGCGAGTAGCTTTCGGGGCCGCGCTGTTCGTCGATACTGGTGGGTTCCAGTTCGCTCGTCGGGTTCGCCAGGCGCAGCGCCTTGTCGTACTTGAAAGAGGTGTCGATGGTTAATGGATCGCCTGCCCCCGAGTATTCCAGTGATCCGTAGTCGATGGAAGTGGGGAAACAGCCGATGTACATCCAGCGTTCAACAGGTGTGTCTACGCTGTTGTAAACCGTGATGAAGCCGTCAGCTTTGTAGTCAGCGGCTAGGCCAAGTCGTCCGGAACTGGGGTCGTAGATAGCGAGCCACCAGTCGTAGAGAATCTGGCCTGCCGAAATCATATTGGCGTTGCCGTCCGGATGTGGCGAGCTGACACCTGCTTGGACATAGGAATAGTCCAGTTGTGTCGGAAGAGCATCGTAGAACTCCACCGCTAGCTCACCGTATTTCGGCTTGCTGGCGACGAACCAGCTCTCGTTGCACCAGAAAAGTTCTTGGGCATCGGTGCTGAAGCTGGGGCGTGTCGCCGAGTTTAGCTGGATGGTTAGTGAATTTTTTAAGACCTCGGAGCCGAAGTTCGAAAAGTGCAGAATCCAGCTATTCTTGCGCTTTACGTCGTAGCGCCCCAGGCCCCCTGCCGCGTTTCCTTGGGCCGCGCTGCCCACAATTCCTAGAACGCCCATGTCGTTCCTCCTTTGGGTGCCTATGTTGGGTGCCTCCGAGGTCCGCCCGGTGGCTCTTGTCGTGTCCTTATCTTCTTTCCAGAGGCGGCAGCGTTACTACCACCACTGGCTAGCGTGGTCGAGGAACTTCCGGGTGTTCATTTTCTCCATTTCTTCGGTGTAATCGTCACCCTGGAAGAACATCTCGTCTTCGGCCTCGCGCATCTTAATCTCCGGTCCGGAGATGTTGTCTGCGAAGTGTCCTTTGACGACGTTCCCTTTACCTGGAATGTGTCGTTCGGCTCCTCGGTAGCTCAAGCGTGAGTTTTGCGAGTCTACGAAGAGCATGTTTCCACTGGAACTGAGGTCGCGGTCGTCGCTGTTGCCGCACCCCAATGCGTGCAATTCCTTCTTCCACCAGATCGCCAGGCTGGGATTGTGGTTGCCTTTGATCCAGACTTTGACGATCTGTCTGTCAGGTCCGGGCTTGATGCCTTCGGTTGCCTCGAAGATGTCGGGCGGCAAGTCGTCGGACTCAACATCCTCACGGAGCGGGCTACCTTGGTTCGGGAGCTTGTGGGACTTCGTTTTACTGAAGCGGTCCATGAAGGACTTCTCGTTGTCCGCGTTCACCACGACGGTGAGATCGTCTTCGTTTTGGGTATAATCGGATACGTCGCCTCCGCTGGCTTCTATGTCCTTCAAGACCTGATCCAGCGTTTTCTTGTCCTTGACGCCGCTCATGTAGATGCTGAATTCGCGGCTTTCGCGGAGTCGCTTGCGCCCCTTGATCTCGTTTCCTGTTTTGGAGTCGATGGGCCAGGCGTTACCATGGTCGGAGATCCACCACACGGTGGGGTTAAAGTTGTGTTTTTTCATGTGGTCGCGGATGGCTTTTAATGCGAGACCCTCATTCTTGTACTCGCCGAGATGTTTGCCGCCGACGATGCTGACGTTGATTTTGGAACCCAAGTGGCCCGAGGGGGTGAGGGTGTAGTCCTCTTCCTCCATCTCATGGCCGCTGCTTTCGTGTATGTTCGCTGTGAGGGCGAAATTGCTGATCTCGAATTGGTTGTCGCGTTGGGAGTTGAAGTCGTTTGCGCGGCCTTTAAGGGAGCCGATGGCTTGGATGAGTTTCTTGTCAAATAGCTCATCAAGCGCCTTGAGGATGCGTTTTTCATCCAAACCGAGTCGGTAAGCATCGTTGGCAAAATCGCCGATGGTTGGCTTGAATCGCTTAAAAACATCGAAGACCTTCAACGCATTCTTGCTGAGCTTTATGTCCTCTTTCGCTTCGCGAAGGTCGTCGAAAATATCCTGTGGCAGATCGAAGAACTCCACGTCCACGTCGAGGTACGCCTTGCCGAACTCAGAAAGACCTTGATAGAATTTCATGTACTCGGCGTGGTTGAAGTGCTCTGGGCCGCGTCGATAAACACGAAGATCGCGGCTACTGGCGTTAGAATCACCCTCCAAAGCCGCCAGGTGTTTTTTGTTGGTCGGGTTTATCCAAGTTGTACCGACCAGCGCGTCGTCGCTGTGGCCCTCGTCACGGGCGTTATTGAAGGTTTTTCCGAGCCACGTTACGACGTTTTTCTCCATCTTCGGGAAGTCTTTGTTGAGGAGGTCCCAACCCTTTTTGGTGATTTGCGCGACGCCAGAGGGCTCGTCATACTCGATCCAACCCTTTTTGATGAACGGTTCTACCTTGCGCTTGTCGTGGTGGCCGTCCTCTTGGATGTTGTCCTTGAGGAGGTGCTCGCTGGTGGTGATGATGCCGAAGCCGATGGAAACTTCGTTCTCAACGGCTTCACGGAGTGCCTTACCTTTGAGCATGGCGTTCAGCTCGGCCTTGATGCGTTTGGCGACTTCGCCCTTCCACGCCCGGGCGTTGGCCAGGAAGTAGGCGACGACGCTTGCGCCGCTGTCAAAATAGTATTTGTCACTGATGGCGTCGAGTTGATCCATCGCATCGAGATAGGGTTTGGCGGCGTAATTGACGCGTTTCCAATCTTTCCTGATCTCGGCGGCGATCTGATGGATCGGGCGGTACGCTTCGTCGAGGCTTTCGCGGATTGGTTTCTTCTCGATCATGTAGGCTGGTACACCAAAGGTCTGATTGTCCGAGAAGGTGATGTTGATGTGGTCGCTGCTTGGGAAGACCCGGGTAACCTTGGCGGACTCCTTTTTGTCTTGGCGTTTTGACAGTTTGCCGCGCCAACTGAACTCTTCCTTGGTGTAGCCCATGTGGGCCGGGATGCTATGGGAGTGCTTTGCCAGTGCGTCCTTTGCAAGGACAACCTCGTCGCCCACGGCGAATCCGTGGTCTTTCTTTTCGTCGAGACGGTCTTCGCGCAGGCGTTGACCCTTGGATTTTTGGACTTTAATTTTGGGGTCATAACCGTCATGCCCAATGAGAGAATCCTTGACGTACTGAGCATCGCAGTCGGCTGGGTATTGGATTTCGTCAGTGACTTTTCCGTTAAGAATGACATCCCACCAGACCATTTTTACTTCATTGATGCCGATCTGCTCGTCGAGTTCGAGCGACGCTCGAAGTTCCTCGTCCAACTCGTACTCAGCGTCAACAAAAGGGTGGTCGATTTCTTCGGTGATCTGAGGCAACTTGTTTTTTTTGTACTTCTTGGGTAGGAGATTGGCGAAGTTGCCGAGGTTCCATTCCTCTTTGAACCAGTGGGCGAACATCTTGGCGACCATCTCGCGGACCTTCTTAGGGAACATGTCGTTCCAACCCCGCGAAGAGAAACTTTTACGCTTGATTTCATCGCTGCCCATGCCGCCGATGTCCTCTGCGTATTTCTTCGCGCCATTGTCGACCAAGTACATCCAGAGCTTAACGGACAGCTTGTGGTCGTACTTGCCCTGGCCGAGCTTGGTGGCGAAGTTCTTTAGGATGGATTGGAATTGTCGATGGTAGAGGACGCCGTCGTTGGCGATGAAGTCGTACAGTTCCGTCGCTACACTTTCGTCGGAGTCGAAGTGTTCACTCACGAGTGGCGTTGCCGGGTTGATCGGGACGCCCCAATCTTCCAGGATGGCGTACACATCCTTCTGAACTTCACGATCTTCGCGGAAGGCCATGATCCAGCGCCACTTGTTACCCTTTTTGGCGATGTATTTGTCTTCCTCGAAGCTCTTTAGCTCGTCTCTGATCTGCTTGTCGGTGACTTTGAATTTCCACCGTTTGACGGCGGAAAGGATTTCCTTCTCGCTCTGAGGTCTCGCTTGGATGAAGTCGCGAAGCCAGTTTTCGAATTTTGGGAGAGGGGCGCGCCTTTCGCCCAATAATTCGTTCCCCGACTGGTCTTCACGCAGTTGAGGGTTTTCTGAGATGTTTTTTACCTTTGCGGCCTCTATCTTTTTGATAAATGGGAGCGAAGAAAGGAACTTCTTAGCTCCAGCGGAATCTGTCATAGCTTTTGGGTGGTTTTGAATGGCGCTATTTAATGCTTCGTCGAATTGCCCAAACGCGTGGGGGTCCATCATCTCGTATTTGTTGCCGACGAGGACGTGCCAGAGACCACCACCGTTAAAAAATTCAACATAGGCCCATTGAACTTTATTGCCAGCGTCTTCGATGGAGGTGAAAGGACGCCAGGTATGACCGTCGCCAACACCCAGGAGACGCCGTATCTTGTTTACCTTGGCGTCGGAGATTTTTTCGTCCAGATGATCTTCGCTCAGCAACTCGTTTACTGTCCGGTCGTCGGCCGGTCGTTCGAGCCACCACTCTTCGCCCAGCGCGTCTCTGTGCGAATCCTGCTGGGTTCCCAACAGGTCGTCTACGGTGCGGTTGTCTTCCTGTGTCATCTAATCTCTCCTCCCGCACGGGGTAGGATGTAGTGGGCGGTGGGGTCCCGCCCGCACCCTTTGTTAGACCTCCACGTCCAGGAACGCTTCGCCGGAGCCGGTAATGATGAACGGAATTTCGATGACTTCCAACGTCTCCGTCGGCTCCAAGAAGAACACGATGCGCGCCCTCTTTTTCTTGATGTGCCGACTCGTGGTTTTGTCTTCGATCTTCGCGCGCTGGATGCCGCGTCGTCTCATTACGTCGTTGGCAATGCCTTCGAGCATGTTTACGAGCTTCTGGCGGCTCAGGGCGTCGTTCGGTTCGAATACGATAACCCGGGCAGTCAGCTCGGCCATCGTGCGGAGGTACAAGAGCAACCGGCGGACGTTAACGCGGTCGAGCGCCGAAGTGGTTCGTTGGAGCGTCTTTTGACCCCATACGGTGATACCGTAACGGCTGAAGTCGACGATGGGGTTGACCGAGTTGCCGGTACCGTACATCAGCTCGCGTTCGCCGAAGGTTGGTGTGTACTGGAGCTGTTCGGCTCCTGGCACCTTGCCACGCGTCAGGCCCGCAGGGGCAAACCAGGACTCGGATACCTTGTCGTTGTAGGCGTAAACTGCCAGCATGAAACAGGACGGTGGCAGCCACAGTTTCTCCTTGTTATAGGGGTCGCTGTAGAGAACCCAGGTGGAGTACAACGCGCCGTAGCTACTGTTGATTGCGGCCGTGTTACCGAAACCACGTCCGTTGTGCCACTCGATGACCTGTGGCGGCTTGAGGCCAAATGGCGGGTCAACGATGCACATGGCATCGCCGCGCGCCTCACAGATTTTCAACATCTCAGAGATGACGCTGTACTGCGTTGCACCAGGGGTAACCATGAGGTTGACGAATCGGTTGTCCTTGTCGCGCCACACCTGGAGGCCGGTTGGGCCGCCCCAGTAGGAGCTATCCGCCACGCCGATCAGGTCGAACTCATCCAAGGCTTCAATACCGTTAGCTCCGCCGCTCAGCTCGTACTCGCTGCTGGTAGGCGTTGCCATGAACATGATTGCGGAGGTGTATCCTGCGCCTTCGGTGATGTCTTCGTCGAATTCGGTGTAGATGTATTCAGAGGGATTATCCTTTTTGGCTACCGAGGAAGCGTTGCCGAGCGCGTTCTCAATGAACACGCCGGTACCGTTTGAGGTCGGATCGCCGTCTGCGTTCGGGTCGGCTACGACGCCGTGATAGGTTTCTTCGATGACGTTGTTGACCAGGATGTCCACCTGGGATGAGTATGGCGCGTAAAAGAGCGCGTCCTCATCGGTGAACCGGAGCTTGATTTTGTCTTCAAGCGGGTTGGCCCATGTGCCAGGCGATAGCGCCAGGACTGTGCAAGGGGCGACGGTTGACTCGGTGCCGACCGTGGTACCGGTGGCTCCGAAGCCTCCGGCGAGGCCAAGGTTCGGAGTGACCACCTCTACGGTACCCTGGGAACCTTCGATAGCCGAGGTCAGGTGCACCTGACTTGTGGGTCCGATGCCGCCGTCCCAACACTGGGTGGAGGTGATGCCGATGGCGCGTTGAATTGCAGCTGCTACCTCCGATGCCAGCGCGGCGGATTGGTTTTGGATCAGGTCACCGACGTAGTCACCGAAGTCGATGTCGTATTGCGCGCCCCCATCAATCTTTACAGAGAAATAGGGGTAGCCGGAGCCTACGTCGGGCACTATCGTGATGGCACTGAAATCGAGCGCCGGGTTATCAAGTGAGCACTGAAGTTTGCTGGAACTGCCCTTGGTAGGACTTGTCAACTGCACTGCGCCGCCTGTGGTAATCGTTGTGAGACCATCCAGGAGTAGGTTGACTGCCTTGGCACGGAGGTTGATGGCGTTCGCCACCTCCGAGGCTGTGGCGGCTTCGCGGTTGAGGAAGGAATAGTTGTTGAAGTCGATGGCGACGGAGTAGGTGTCGTCTACCAATAGGCCGAGGAGATTCCAGCCTTCGCCGTAGTCGTCGATGAGGGAGAGTGCCTTCTCACCTGCGTTAAAGGTGTTGGTTAGCGGGCTGAAGACCGGGTCCGGGTTCCAGAGGTTGGGTCCAGCCGATGCACCTGGAGTGGTGGAAGGGCACCGCACATACTTAGCTTCGGGTGCGCCCATCAGAATACCGTAGCGCACCGCTGTTACGGCGTCACCGCTACTGGTCTGTACACCGATCAGGTGAACATCCATGAGATTCGTTACGGTGTTGAAGAAGGCACGCGAACCAGCCTGTGTGAAATCAACAGTCAATCCATTGGCCGGGCAGATGGTGACGAGATCTACCAGCGGCCTGACGACTGGGGCGGCCGTGTGCAGCCACCACAAACCCTGTGAGAAGTAGGTCTCGCCGTCGGGCACTACCACTGCGATGGCTGTGTAGGTTTGAGCGGCAATAACGAAGTCCAGCGCCAAGACGAGCATTAGACCGCCGCCGGGGTACTGGTTAAGAACGGTGGCATCCAGGGTTGAGGTTGCTCCTGTGGTAGTTACGTTTCCTCCGATAACCGCGAGTTGGTCGGTGACTCCACCGAAGGGGGCTATGTCACCGGTGACGAAATCGCGCGCGGTGACGCTGTCTGTGAAGACGGTACCCATCGGTTGCCGGAAGACCACGTAGGAGTCGTCGATTTCGGTGCAGTTAACGCCTGCGAGCGTGATGGGTGCGGAATTGTCGACGTAGATAGCCAGGTCGCGGTCCTCGAAGCTTTTGTTGATGATGTAGAGGTTACCCGCGCTATCGAGGGTGTCGCCCTCTTGCGGTGCAAGACCGGAGGCGTGGTAGACCGAGGCATAGTAACGGTCGGGATTACCCACTCCGCTGTCGCCGGTGGCCAGGATTACTACGGTACCGACGAGTACGGCGGCACGCATGACGTTCGCGATGGTACCGGCTGCCGGTGCGGCTGCGACCCAGCCCAAGGTTGAGGTGCTGTAAGAACCGAAATCACCGGCTTGCGATTTGATCGCGTGTGCAGAGACTGCCGTAGCCAGAGATGCTTTGAAAGCTGTTTTTTGTACGGTCGTTACCGGCATTGATGCGGAGAGCAAGGCGATGTTGCCGACTATGAAGGTCTGGCGTGTCACATTGTAGGCTACGTTGCGGAAGCCCACCCATGCCCAATCGGTACCGAACTCGAACTTGAGGTACAACATCGAAAGAGTGTCGGTGAGAGTGCCTGCCGTCTGTACGTCGTAGCCCTCGGCTCGGGTTTTGGTGCCGGTGTTTGGCTGATAGAATTGAGCGGCAACTGCGTGGGAGGTGCCTGTCAGGGCACGGCCGTAACCACGACCGTACATCTTTAACGAGCCATAAACCCCCGGGGTGTCGTCGCGCACGATCAGGTCGATCCCGCTGTTGTCGTAGACAAGTGTTTGGCCGAGCTGTGCGTTCATCGCCGAGATCATCTGGGTTTGAGACAGGAAGGCGGGGCGGAAACCCTGCGTGACGAGGGTGCTGTAGTTGAAACTTAGAGTGCTTGCCTCGCCGTCGACCTCGACGGTCAGGCCATTGCTGACTTTTTTGTCGGTGTAGTTGCCAAGCCCCAACGTCATCAAGAGAAGGCGTGCGGCGGCGGCGTTGTTGACTGGCGAATCGGGTTGTCCTTCGGGGATTGTAATGTAGGAGTAGCTCGTGGCTTTGCCCGGCGACTGGAGGACGATGTACTGGTTTACGCTGTCCCAGTATGCGATGGAACCGAGTTGGGCGGGGCACGCGGCGTTGATGATGTTCACCAGTTGCTGGAGCTGCGTATTGGTCAGTGCTCCGGCGGCGGGCCAGGTTGTCAGAGGCACCTGGAATTCCACTGTGTAGCCGTCCACGTACATACGGATGTACGGGTTGATCGTCGAGTAGGGAGCGGCTTTGAGCTGGGTGTACAGCATAAGCGGCAACGAAGCGGCGGCGTTCATTATGGCGACGGTGTTCAGGTTCTGAGAGACGACGAACGAGTGGCCGTCGGCTGTGACTGGGACGCCGTAGTTCATTTCCCCCTCTGACAGCTCGCCGAGGTTGTAGTTTTCGGCTTCGCCGGAAACGACGGAGGCGGAGGTGCCCAGGTTGAAAGCTCCGGTTAGACCGGCAACGGCAGAGATGATTTCAGCTGAGGTCATATCAACCGTGACCAGGACAGTGCGTTCACCCTCGGCCGAGGTTACTCCGGAGGTCCATCCGAAGTCGGTAGCGGCGTCGCTACCCAGGGTGGGCGCGAGTACTTCGATTTTCGAATAGGGGCCGATTTTGGCTTGGCTGTAAACTCGTATCCGTCGTCCGGTCGTGGCCGCGATGTAGGTGGCGTACCCGTAGCGGGGTTCGAACGTATCGTTGCCGGAGAGCTGCGTGTTGATGAAGTTACACAGCGCTTGCATCGTGTCGTCGAGCGTCGACCTTACCATCGAGGCGCAGATGGCGGCAGTGAAGGTGATCGTAACGTCCTTCTCGGTTTCCGAGTCGAAACGTAGTCGCAGGTATTTTGAGGTGGGGTTTGCCAAGTCCATCACGTCCGTGGGGACGAGGAACGCCGTCGCATCGGTTTGGTCCAGCGTAGCACGGGTATCCGTGTTTGCTGTGGCGACGGGGTCAGTGCCGCGCAACGATCCTACCCGGTTGAACCAGAGCATACTCGCCTGCTTCAGGTAGAGAATTGCGCAGTGACCTGCGTAGTCAGTCGTTAGCGGCGCACCGAAGGTGTCTTCGTACTGGGATGGCGTTGTCACATAGGACGGTTTGTTCACCGCACCTTTGCGAGCCGCTCCCATGATGGCCGCGATGGATGTGCTGATCGCCGGGGCCACGAAGCTCAGATCGTGTTCGCTGGTTACAACAGCGGGGGACATAACGTCCGACATTGTGTTTCCTCCTTACTTCGTGACCTTAAGAATGCCTTGGGTTTTTAGATTCTGGACCTGCTTGTTTTTCTTGACGAGTTTGTCCGGTACTTCGACCACCTGCCTTGGCATGATGCGCAGGTTCTGACCGTCCAAATGGAGGGTCACAGGCTGCGCGGTGCTCAGGTTTTTGACTCTCATCGTTGGCTCCTCGTTCCTTCTACCGTTTTCCGGATTACTTCCGGTTGGGTTTTACACTCTCGCATCGTCGATCCTTTCGACCTCGTAAAGGTCGATTCCGTTTGCTGTGAGCCTCGCGGGTTCTGCGAAGCGCCCTGTGGGCACTACCCCGTGAAACTCGTTACCGTCTCGCGTCCTTATCTTCCGGTAAAGGAACGCCGAGCCGTATCTTGCTCCGCCTGGGTCTGTCTCATCGCGAGGTTGCCAAACCAGGAGGGGGGCACCAGGTGATGGGTTCCAAGGCGGCGTGTTTGCGAGGTCAAAAGCGATTGCGACGACGCCCCGGTTTGCGACCACGGAACCGTCAGGCATTTGAACAACATCGGTTGTTTCGACGGTCGGACCAGCGAAATGGTGGGGCTCGACGGTGTCGGTATGTTCCCAGCTTTCAACTTTGGGAACTCGGAGGTCGGAGACATTTGTCTGTTTAACGAAGCTTTGGGTAACCACCACCCCGCCAAGAGCGCCCGCAGGGAGCGCCCATTCCGGGAAAAGGTTGGGGTCTTCAGTATTTTCGGGCTCATCCCCAGCTCCCTCATCATCGGTTACTGCAATTGTTATCTTCTTGAGACGGGCCTCTTCCGTGTAAGGAAGTGGAAGCCACCCTTCGATCCGAAAGCTATAGTCTCTTCTGATTTCACGGTCGGAGCTTGCACCGGGCTCCAGGTTGCTAGAGTCCGTGGTGGATTCGAAGTAGAGGGGGCAGTCAGCTCCGTAGACATTTAGATAAGAGTAGGGCCGCATTCGGGAAAGGAGATCCCAATCCACTATATGAGTTTCATAGATGTGCTTGGCCCAAAGGCTGACCGAGTAGTTGAGGTTGACTGGTAACATCCGGGGATGTGTTCGTACTCGGTCGGAGCCTGGTACCATTGTGCGTTCGAAGGGTAGGATACTCGGCAGAAAGCCGTTGACGCGGTCGAACGCCATATCAAGGGAGGAGAGGTAGAAAGAGATCATTGGGATGTCAGGGCTGCTTTCATTCAACGGGGATTCGCGTCGCGCGAATGCCTTTTCGGGTGTCGCATGAACTACGGGGATAGTGCCGACGATATGGCCGTTCTTTTCCTTGGCAATGCCTGAAAGCCATCCCTCCATTGCGCGATTGTAGGGTGTCCATACGCGAAGCGAGAGGCCGAAGGTGCGACGGCTGAATGGGTCGTACTTAGGACCGGCCAAGTTTAACCTCTTTTGATCCCCGCTCTGCTACTGAAGAGTGCTAGCGCCTGGTCAAAGAAAGGCTGCGGGGCTCTGCCCAACGAAGCGCTGCCAGATTGTAGCAGTCGCGCCTGCATTGAGTCGGCGGGAGCTACGATCTTCCTGTCCTTATCTTCTTCGAATGTTAGGCCACTTAGGGTTGTCAGCTCATTGGCGAGGGCTAGACGCATTTCCCTTTCCAGCTTATCGAAGTAGGCATCAAGTCGTTCATCTACGCCCATTCAGGCTCCCTTATTCCATCTCAACCATTCCAGGGCGGCGTGGACGTGCTTACAGGTGGCCTTGAGCAGTCGGGGGTTGAGGATAATGGGCTTTTGGTCTCGGGCATGTATGAGACCCGCGCTCTCGCGGCTTGCCAGCGCCCACTCCCACTTGTAACGGTGGTCTTTGCACCCGCAGTTAACCCAAGCAGGGGCGATACCGTTAATTTTTCCGTAAAGGCGTACCTCTACTGCGTAACGTTCCTTGTGTTCTCCGGCTATAAAACGGAAGGAGCGGAAACGGCCGCCCACGGGGTCGACGCCGGGCACCTCGCCCAGGAATTGGAGGTTTACGTGGGCAGCCCGTTTGGCGCGGTCCAGGGGTTCGTTGTACCGCAATTTGTTAATTGCGACAGGCTTCTTTCGGCCGAACTTCTTCCAGCGGTCGCCAATTCCAGCCTCCCAGAGAAGGCCCTCGACCTGATCGCCCACCCAAACCCGGGCTTTTTCGGCTTCGTCGGGTAAAAAGATCGAGCGTCGCTCGAACTTCCCTGTGTTATCGGCGTCCGGTTGGCTTACGTCGTAGCCCCAGGCGACCACCTCAACGCCTCCGTTGGCGGCGGGGTGGAAGGTGATGTAGCGTCCTGCTTTGGCAGCGTAGTCCAAACGTTCATCCTGGCCTGCGCCTTCGCGCGCGGCGGCGAAGCCTGCACTGAACGTCTCGGGCGTCAGCGGCGGGCAGTAGCGTTCTTGGATGAGGATGGATTCAATACGCAACGACGATCTCCTTTACTCGGTCACTTCTTCTTACTAAACTCCGTCTGAGCCTTGACGGCCTGGGTGTGCAGCCTCTTACCCTGGGCGACGATTTTCTCAGACGCCTTGACGAGGTCGGCCAGACGGCTCTCCTTACTCGCAATCGGGTTTCCCCTGACGAACTCCTGAATCGCAAATCGTGCGTTATCGACGTGGTCGTCCAGCGACCGGAGTATGGTATGCGCCGTCTGAAGTGCCCTGGGTGTGGCTGAGTCCTCGTTCACCGAGGAATCGTCCAGCGGGTCGCCGTCCCACTCAGTCAGGATGTCATTGACGTTTCTTTTGTCGTTCATGGTTTTGTCCCTTCTATTCGTTCAACTCCGCGAACCCACTGTGCGCGACGACGTAATGCTTGCTACCGATCTTGAATACGTCGCCGACGCTCATCGAGGTATGTTGGAGACCCTTGGAGAGAATCAGCGCGCGTGCCTCACCCTTTGGTGACCAAAGGTGGCCTTGGAGGGCGCGGTAGAGCTTATCGGGGTTGGTCTCTTTCACCTTACCCAGCAGCACGTGGGTTCGCTTGAGGTCTTTGATCGTCGGGCTATGGGTGCCCGAGATGAATTGCGAGAAGAACTGGGGCCGCATGAACCAGACTTCGGTTGAGCCGGAGGCCAACTCGCGTTGGCGTTTGGCTGCGTCGTTGAGGCTCTTGAATTCGTCGTCCGCTTCGAAACCGGTCTTCCCGGTGTTTTCCAGCAGGTACTTCATCTCGTTAAATATTGGGTCGTGAATTGGCATCATCGCCTCCTAGTCTTCTTTGATGTCTTCGGGCTTGACCTTCTTCGTCATCTGCTGGTGTAGAAATTTGGCCAGGTGCTCCGGCCCCACGTGAGACGGGAATAACACCTTGGTGCGCTTGCCGGTGAGTGGGTGGTCAAAGAGGACGCTGATGTTGCCCTTGTGTCCCTTCTCGATCTTCATGAGACCGTGGTGGGGCTTCCCCTTGTGCATCATGACGGGCATGGCTTCGGTGCCGCCGGTGCGGCTGGCCTTCATGTCGGTGTAATTCACCTGTTTGCCCATGAACTTATCCAGTTGGTCAAACATGGAGTTGGTAGTGTCGTTGTCCATGTCTTTTTCACCCGGTTTCCAGACGGAGGTCTTCTCCTTCGGGGCTTCCTGAGTGTGCGACTGACGATCTTTGGCTGGTTTTTGTTTTTGCTGCTCTTTATAGGTCTCAGACGACTGCCACTCTTTTTCCTCTTCGTGGGCTCCGTTGATCTCGCCTACGGCGTGCATGATCTTCTTGAAGTCCTTGGTTCCGCGCGGCGTCGGCGATCCATCTTTATCACGTTCGATCTGGTTGCCGATCCAGGCAGAGATGATGCCGTAGGGCTTGCTCCTGTCTCCGGCTTTCATTTGCTTGGCCATCTTTGCCTTTTCTTTCGGTGTTACGTTACCTGCGGCGAGGCGTAGGATGGCGCGCATATCGTGACCTGTTTTTTTAGCGTAGTTCTGGAGGGTTTTTACGCCGTCGCTGATTTTCGGGTTATCCTTGATGAGGGCGTCCACATCCGAGTCGTTGAGGCCACCGGGCACCGTAGTTGGTTTTTGGGCTGTCGGTTTTGCAGTGGGCTTGGCCTTGGCTTTGGCTTTATAGGTCTCAGACGACTGCCACTCTTTTTCCTCTTCGTGGGCTCCGTTGATCTCGCCTACGGCGTGCATGATTTTTCTGAAATCCTTGGTCCCACGTGGTGTCGGCGATCCATCTTTGGTGCGTTCGATCTGGTTGCCGATCCAGGCAGAGATGATGCCGTAGGGCTTGCTCGCGTCCCCTGCCTTCATCGTTTTAGCCATCTTTGCCTTTTCTTCCGGCGTTACGTTGCCTGCGGCGAGTCGCAGGATGGCGCGTGCGTCGTGCCCTCCTTTTTTGGCATAACCCTGAAGGGTTTTTACGCCGTCGCTGATTTTCGGGTTATCCTTGATGAGGGCGTCCACATCCGAGTCGTTGAGGCCACCGGGCACCGTAGTTGGTTTTTGGGCTGTCGGTTTTGCAGTGGGTACCGCTGGTTTTTTGGCAGCAGTGGGTTTCGCCTTTTCTTCGCCGCCCTGTTGTGCGGCGGCTACGCCTGCTCGGTACTTCTCTGGGATGTCGGCGGTGGTGCCCTGAAACATGTTCTTGGTCTTCGGGTGTGGCACCTTACCGGCGTAGTACGAAGTCCAGAGGTTGTCCCAGCCTGCTTCACCGAGGAGGTCGGTTGGCTCCGACCATTCCTGGAGCAAGTCTTCGGCTGTTCGGTTGTCGGTGAAATTGGTAAAACGTAGTCTGTCTTTCATGATTGTAACTCCTTAGTAATCGTCGATTCGGCTCGACGCTACTTTCTGTTTCACTTCCACCTCCCGCTGTTCCTCCTTGCGAGGTTCGTCCTCTTGCTTCGGGTTACGTCCCGTTTTACTCCCCACGTTGGGGGAGTCGCTGAGGTCAAGCCATTCGCCAGGTTTGTCGGGATCGGGGATGCGGTAGCCTTCGCCCGCTACACGCTTAAGGTGGAGATAGTCGTGTTGGAATCGCCAGAGTGGCTCGTCCTGTACCACCGAGCTGATGACCTCCCACAGGCGACCGTCGTAGGTTTGGATGAGGTCACCCTCGTTGATCTGACCACCGCAGTCACGTAAGAGGTAGGTGTAGTTGAACGTCATGTCGATTTCTTGACGCTCGTCGATGCCGAAGCGCGTTAGGGCCGACTCGAAGCTTACGTCCTCGTAGTCGCCGTAAACGCGGATGGGCGGTCGGTAGTATCGGGTCTGTGCTTCGCCATGAAGATCGTCGATGTCGGTTCGGTCGAAGTCGAGGCGGTAAAGCTTCGAAGGTGGTGCGGAGAGCACGTTGATCTCCATCTCCACTTCGTCGATAAGGTTGCGGTCGGGGTTGTCGGGGTCGAAGAGGGAGAGATTGCCTGATGGTGCGCGCCCCGGGGTGTCCAGGGGTGGCTGGAAGTAATTGGTGTAGTTCTCCAAATGCTGGGCAGTCGGGTCCGAGGGAGTACGCTTGGGCTTGCGCTTACGATCCTCCGGATGCTTATTCTTATCATGGATG